TGGGGCAGTGAGAATCTCGTTAGCTCTGCCGGGGGCAAGGAGACCCGCGCTTTCAAGCTGCTGCACGCCAATACTTGTGTCAGGACGGGAGAGGTCGATGAACGTCGCCGCGTTCACGTCATCGAGGTATACACGGATCGGAACGTTCGTTTCCGCCGCCGTGTATAGCGCCACCTTCTCTGCCTGAGTGAACCGGTTCCGAAAGGCGAGCTTAGTGATGATCGTAGTCGGGGGAGGCTCGACAGGCGGAACTTCCTCCTGCACAGGAGGAACCAGCTCGGTCCCTGTCCACGTCCAGCCGATTCCAGCAGTATCTGACGCCAGAAGCAGGGACTCAGGAAACAGCGACTGCATCTCCTGAAGGTCTCCGAGAAGCGTGTTGACTACAAGATTCGTCGTCGTGTCTATCTGTGCTAGTCTCATTTTATTCATTCCACTCGATCAGCATGTAGCCCTGATTCCCTGCCTCTGCGTCCTCACTGCCAGTACCGCTGCCCCAGAATGCGCCCCGACCCCCACATCCGTAGCCGGGTGGATAGCTTATCCCGCCGTACGCCGCGTCAGGAGCATCATCGAAACTGAGCCCATGATAGCCGCCCGTTTCGCCCAGCGTCCCCCCGGGGCCGCCAGAATCCCCCCCGATCCCCGGTTCTTCTGTAAGTGTAAAGGCTCCTCCGTCTCCCCCCAACAGAGATAACAGCGCACCGAAAGAAGTAGTCCCGCCAACTCCGCCAGAGCTAACCCCAGCGTTCAAAGTAGAGCTTGTGCCCGCTGTGCCACCCGCGCCTATCGTGATCGTGTATCCAGTAGATGCGGTTACAGTGAGCTTCTTTCTGTAAACAGAGTCTCCCCCACCACCGCCACCAGCGGACCCCGGAATGGGGTTGTTCATCAGCTTAGTTCCACCTCCCCCACCACCGCCTGCACATGCAGTAACCCAGCACTCGCTGTTCGTTAGACCTGCGGGCGCCGTCCATGTGCCAGAGGTGAGAAACTCCTGCTTGCGCATTACTCATTCCACTCGATCAGCATGTAGCCCTGATTCCCGGCCCTTGCTGTGCTACCTGCACCGGTACCCCGCCAGTACGATCCCCGACCGCCTGCCCCGTAGCCACCGGGAAAACTCGTTCCACCATATGCGATTCTTGGATACGGGTCGTAAGTCGCAACGCGGTACCCACCAGTCATTCCTACCGTGCCTCCCGGTCCTCCGGGACTTCCCCCATTCCCCGGGACGTCACTTACAGTCCTAGCTCCGCCCACCCCGCCGGAAAGAGACAGCAACGCACCGAAAGAGGTAGTCCCGCCAGTCTCGCCTGCCGTGACCGACGACGACGTTGCGGAGACAACCCCAGCAGCACCACCCGCGCCTATCGTGATCGTGTATGCAGTAGATGCGGTTACAGTGAGCTTCTTTCTGTAAACAGAGTCTCCCCCACCACCGCCACCAGAACATGAAGTAGTAACACTTGTTGAGTTACCGCCCCCACCGCCACCACCAGCACATGCAGTAACCCAGACCTCAGTTACGCCGGCCGGTGATGTCCACGTACCAGATACGAGGAACTCTTGCGCTCGGAAAGACCCACCTACGGGGCCAGTGACCCCCGAATAGCCGGACATTCCGGAGTATCCAGAGAAGCCGGAAGTACCAGTTCCTCCCGTTCCTCCCGTGAGACCCGAATAGCCAGACCTACCAGAGTAACCCGAGAAGCCGGAAGTACCAGTTCCTCCCGTTCCTCCCGTGAGACCCGAATAGCCAGACCTACCAGAGTAACCCGAGAAGCCGGAAGTACCAGTTCCTCCCGTTCCTCCCGTGAGACCCGAATAGCCAGACCTACCAGAGTAACCCGAGAAGCCGGAAGTACCAGTTCCTCCCGTTCCTCCCGTGAGACCCGAATAGCCAGACCTACCAGAGTAACCCGAGAAGCCGGAAGTACCAGTTCCTCCCGTTCCTCCCGTGAGACCCGAATAGCCAGACCTACCAGAGTAACCCGAGAAGCCGGAAGTCCCTGTAGCGCCGGTCAGCCCTGAATAACCCGAGATGCCCTGAATTCCCTGACCACCAGTGAAGCCAGAGAAGCCGGAGACTCCAGAGAATCCACTATGTCCCGAGAAGCCGGAGACTCCAGAGTGACCTGAATACCCAGACCAACCCATCCACAAGACCCATGTTCCATCGTAGATGTACCAGAGACTTTCATCGGCCACGAAGACAGACATGCCGGTCTTGGGGGCCACGAAGAACCAGTTGGCTCCTTCGTACTCAGCGATCTTGTTGATCTGCCCGGTCCACAGGCCCGAAGGCGTGGCCACGATCAGGTACCGGTCCCCCTTAGCCACCACACCCGGAGGGGACGTGTAGCCCTTACTGATGACAGGCTTCTGCCACTCGAAGGTGTCAAGTACAGGAACCCGGTAATTCGTCATGCCCTACCCTCTAGACAGCTCCGATGATGAGGCACTGGTACGTAGAGTCGTAGGAGGCACCCGGCCCGGAGAAGCCCGACCACCCTGAGATCCCCGACCATCCTGAGATCCCCGACCAGCCAGAGACGCCGGACCAGCCGGAGTAACCGGAGCGACCCGAAGCCCCGGACCACCCTGAGATTCCCGACCATCCTGAGATCCCCGACCAGCCAGAGACGCCGGACCAGCCGGAGTAACCGGAGCGACCCGAAGCCCCGGACCACCCAGAGACGCCTGAGCCCGAGTAGCCGGACCGGCCTGACCACCCAGATACGCCGGAGAAGCCGCTGATGCCGGACCAGCCGGAGATCCCAGACCACCCGGAGATCCCAGACCACCCCGAGTAGCCAGAGGTACCCGTCGAACCGGTCGGCCCCTGAATGCCCTGCACGGACATGTCCACGACGTACTGGTAGACCGAGCCGTCCCACAGGTAGAGCCGACCGTTGTCCGCATCTTCCGGAGCAGCCGTGATGATGAGCGCGAACTCGCCGGTCAGGATACCAACGGGGGATGTGTCCGCAAGGAGCGCAGCGACCGTTGCGTAGGTCTTGGAGATCTTGAACCCAAGACCCTTCTCACCCGAGAAGCCAGACCACCCCGACACGCCAGACCCAGAGAACCCGGAACGACCCGAGAAGCCCGAGATACCAGACCACCCTGAGAAGCCGCTGATGCCCGACCACCCCGAGAAGCCCGAGATGCCCGACCACCCCGAGAAGCCCGAGATGCCCGACCACCCCGAAGCTCCAGACACGCCCGAATACCCGGACCTGCCGGAGAACCCCGAGACGCCGGAGTACCCGCTGACACCGGAGAAGCCCGAAAACCCGCTAACCCCAGAAAATCCGGAGTACCCTGCCTGAAGCGAGTTCCAGATAGCTCCATCAAAGTACCAGAACTGATTCAGGTCAACGCGCCACGTCTGCCACCCCTCAACAGGGGAGTCGAAGAGCCACTGCGCCGCCACTCCGGCTCCACCGACGGCACAGGTGGCAATGCAGTTTTCCGAAACCGCAGGCTGGCCCGCAAAGGCTGTCCACGTGCCCGGAGTTGCGCCGATGATCCAGCGATCCCCCTTGTTGTTGACCCCAGCAGGCGCTGCGGCGCTGTCCGCTGCTTTTCCGAGCACAGGGGGTTGCCAGCTAAACCGTTCGATGACTGGAACTCTGTAGTTCGCCATGTTGTGCCTCTCTATGCCTGCTCGATGAGATACGCCCCGAAGGCGTCATCCCATGTAAGAGCCTTTTGAAACCCTGTGTGCCCAGCTACCTCGTAGCCAAGATTCGACAAAGCAGAATGGTCCGAGGCAGAAGCCCCGCTATACCCGGAGTAACCAGACGCCCCTTCTCCAGACCACCCACTGTAGCCCGACACTCCGTCAGCACCGCTGCTACCCGACATCCCACTGTACCCGGAGATACCAGACCAGCCGGAAATTCCCCGGAACCCCATGTCACCCGACCAACCGGAGAATCCGCTGAACCCTGAAGTTCCTGTCTCACCCGACCAGCCTGAGATGCCCGACCCAGACCAACCAGAAAGACCCGACCAGCCAGAAATCCCCGATTCACCGGCAACGCCAGAGTACCCGGATTCACCAGCCATCCCGCTGTACCCGGACAGCCCGTGTCCAGAGTATCCAGAGATGCCCTGTTCTCCCGTGAGTCCCGAGTACCCCGACACCCCGGAGTAGCCTGACCACCCCGAGTAGCCCGACAGCGACGGATGCGTGTGCCCCGAGAGGGCGTACGTCGCTGGCAGGTCTTCGTTCAGGGTCTTGGCGGTCAGGGGAGCGATGATCCGGTAGACGCGGCCTCCGATGTTGTGCGGGACCGCGCTCGTACCCTCCTGCCCCCGAACGACTGTCAGGGTGTCCCCGGTGATGTCCGTGACCCTGACGATCTCGCGGAGCGAGTCGTCTGACGGGTCAGAGTAGTCCGTGTAGTTCCAGATGACCGCGTTGAACGGGACCGCCGGGAACCTCGCGCCCTTGCCTACCTCGACAGGGATCGACACATCGGCAGCCCCGATGGGTGCGCCGAGGTTCGAGGAAGCGAAGTTCTTGAAGGCATCCAGCATCAAACGACATCCACGACAGGAGCTTCGAGCACGATCTGAGCCCCCGACTTGATAGTGGCCAGAGCGGGGCCTTCGACCTCAGCCGTCGTACCCGCCTTGGCACTGAAGGCGGCGACAGCTTCCTCGGCGATGTTGGCCGTGACCGTGATCGTGCTGCCATCCGTGGAACTCGTCTTGACCTCGTTCGCGGCGACCCGAACGAAGGAACCGTCCTGATCTTGAGACTTCACGGTGCCGATGTTCAGGGCCACGTAGTCCACCCCGTCGTCGGGTGTTCCCGCGTTGAGAGAGACCGCAGCCCCGTCGCCCTTGATGCTGCCCGCCCCACCTGCCAGCATGACGCCGCCCCCGGCAGTATCCGTGTCCCCGAGGTTGGCCTTGGCCCCCACGAGTCCACACCCGCTCGCGGAGTTCGCCGGAAGCGTCGTCCCGGCCATGACCATGCCCACCCCGTCCATCGTCAGGTTGGCCCCGTGGCTCCCCTTCTGGTCGTTGATGGCCATGTCGTCCCACGCCACGTCCCCGGAGATCGTGGACTCGTGGACGTCCAGAACCGACCCCAGACCCTCCGCGTCCCCGTTGAAGGTGTCCATCGTCGTGTCATGGTGGGCAGAATCGAGCTGGAGGGCCATAGGAGCCGTCACCGCCCCGCCCCGGGTGATGGCCTTGACCGACGTGAAGGAGTAGCCCACAGCCGCTCCCTGCACCGCCGCGCACCCGTCCAGAAGGACACGGTCCAACCCCGCCCCACGGCCCTCAGCCGTGACCCCGTTGTCCGACCCTTGGATCGAGGCACAGGACCGGGCCTCGAAGTCGGGGTTCGTGAGGTTCAGCCCGTCCCCACCTCCCCCCTGAATGGACTGGACCTTCGTGATCCGGATGACCCCGTCGGTCCCGCAGATCCCGTGCCCCGAAGCCCCGAGAATCGTGGTGACCGTCTTGACCTCCACGAAGGCCCCGTCCGAGAGGATGCCGTCCCCGGCCGAACCCTGAAGGGTCTCCACATCCGAAACATGCAGAGCCCCACCTCCGGTGATCGTGACCCCGTTCCCGGCACTTCCGGTAACGGTCTGGCACCGGGCAATCTGGACAGAACAGCCGTCCTCTGCGTTGACCCCGTCCCCAGCCGCCCCGGTGACGTTCGTGTTCGCGTGGAGAAGGATGCTGGAGGCCCCGGAGAGCTTCGCACCATGCCCGGCCTGACCGATGAGGTTCGTGGTCTTCTTGATGATGGCCTTGGAGGCACCAGAGAGGTTGACCCCGTGCCCGGCCTGACCGGTGATGTTGACCACGGAGTGGGAGTCCACCTTGGAGGCCCCGTCCGCGTTGACCCCATGCCCGCCCTGCCCGAGGACGTCCGTCACGTCCCCGAAGGACACCCGGGATTCCCCGGAGAGGTTGGCCCCGTGACCACCCACACCCTGTACGGTCGTGCAGCGGAGGAAGCTGGCCTTGGACTTCCCGGAGAGGTTGGCCCCGTGCCTACCCAGCCCCTTGACCGTCCCGACCGATACCACCTCGACCACGGACTCGGAAAGGGCTTCGACCGCGTCCTTGGCGTCCGACTGGAACAGGAGCCCGTCCGCCACGTAGGCGTAGTTCTTCGACAGGCACTTGATTCCGGAGTCCCCCTGTCCCTTGAGGGTCTGAAACGACCGGATGTCCGCCCGGGATTCGCCGTCGAGGAGGATGGCCGAGGAGCCCTGCCCAAGGATCGTCTGGCACTTGTTGAAGAGGAGGAAGCCCTTGCCTTCCCCCTTCCCTGCCTGAGTCGCCCCCTTGACGGTCAGGCAGTTGTGGCACTCGATCCGGCCCGAGCCCTCCACCTTCGTGGCCACGGCTCCCGTGCCCTCCACGAGGTTGCACTCCACCGCCTCGATAACGGAACGGTCCAGCGCCCACAGGGCGGCCACGGCCCCCTGCACGAGGGAGCACTTCGAGAGAAGGGCATACGAGCCGGTGTCCGCCTTCACGGCGGAAGTCCCGTGCCCCGAGAACGTGCATCGGGTCGCCCTTGCCTGCGACCCTTCCTTCAGGTCCATGGCGATGGCCGACCCCGAGAACTGGGAGTTGTCCGGGCGAAGGTAGGACTTCTGCTTGAGGGTCCACTTCCCCGTGGCGATGCAGTTGAAGAACTCGCCGTCCGACTCCGTGAGGGTGGCGTCCCCCGTGAAGTTCACCCCCCGCCCGGCGATCTTCGTCAGCCCGGCCGTGATCGTTCCACACTGACCGTTCTCGATGAAGATGCCATTCTTGCCGTTGCAAGTCAGCGAGGTAATCGAACACCCATAAAACCTGACATGCACACCTTCCGGTACTACGGCGCTACCCTCTTTTCCGGAGATCACAAAGGAGTGCAGGTAGCGCCCCGCCTTCGTCTTGACGTTGAAGTCAATGGCCTCCTGAATGCCGGACATCAGCGTCCTCCCATGAATTCGGCCTCGGTTTGTGTCTGCTTCCGCCAGTTACATGGGGGGCACGCTACCCGGAGGTTTCCCACAGCATGGGCTCCTCCACGGGCCAAGGGGGTGGCATGGTCAACGTGGCGAGCCCCGGGAGGGGTATCCGCTGAGCAGTAGGCGCACGGAATCGCTTCAGCCACTTGCACCCACAGGTAGAACTTTCTCAGCGGGAGAGGCTCCCCTACCCCATTCTGGAGCTTTCGCGTGCGTCGAGCCTGCTGATTGTTCCGCTGCCACGCTTTCGCTGCTGGCGTCTTGACGTAGTTCCGGTACCACTCCCGAATGGCCCCCCCTTGAGGCGACCGGCGTTTTGCACGCGCAGCCTCAAGACGGGGCTCCCGGTGTGCGAGGTAGCACTTCCGATTGTAGGCGTGGGTCTTCTCGCGATTCTCTTTCTGCCACACCTTGAGCCGGGCTGCGGTTCGAGCCCTCTCAGCATCGGCATGGGCCTCTCGCCATGCTCGTTGCCGGGCCTGAGTGCAGATTCGGCACGTTGTCCCACCTTTCCCAGACGGAACCCGGTTTTCCGGGGTGAGGGGATGTCCGCGTTTGCAGGCGGTTCTCAAGGCGGGCATTTTACTTCTCGCCTCCGGTCAGACGCCCGGAGACGACATGGTCACCGGTCACGATCGTGTCTCCATCCACGAGAAGATCGCCCCTCACCGTCATCCGGCCCGAAATCTCGACGTTTGAAGCCACGATCCGGACTGTCACGTCCCCGGAGATCTCCACGTACTTGGCCGCCGCGTCCACGATGATCCGGGCTCCCGAGTCTCCGCTGGAAGATGTCGTGATGGCGACCCGCTTGGACCCAGCGTCCAGCTCGACAGCGATCCCGTTCTTGTGCCCGGCGTACCCGGCCGAGTCCTCCTCGACCGGCCGGGACACGAGGCGCACCCGCTCCGACCCCTTGTGGGCGTGGAGGGTGAGAGCTTGGCCTCCGGCGTCCACGAGGAGCACCCGGGTCTCGTTGGCGATCGTGTCCCCCGGGATCGAAATCGGGGACTTCCCACGGTTGAGGTTCCGCGCCCGCCGCTGTTTAGCGTTCTTGAGGTTGGCCCCCTTCGTGACCTCGGCCTCGAAGAAGAGCCCCTGCCCGGCCCGGTCGATGAGCGCCGTGGACTCCCGCTCGTCCTTGTCGTCCATGACGAGAGCCGCGCCCTTGACGGTCTTGACCGGGATCGTGATCTCGGGCGAGCTGTGAAGCATCTCCAGAGCTTCGAGGGGCACTTCCGGCCCCTTGTCCCCCGTCCAGACGTCTGTCGCTCCGACCATGGAGATCTCGGCCTTCGGCTGCCCCATGGCCCGGAGGTAGGTGTCGGGCTCCTTGTTGATGGCGAAGTACCCACCGAGGTAAACGTACTGGTCGGGCTCTCCTCCCGCAGCCATGACCCAAACCGTGGACCCCACAGCGGGAACCATGAAAGACCCGAAGCCCTGCCCACCGGAAAACGGGAAACAAGGGAGTGCCCACGGAAGGTCGTCGGTCTTGACCTCCTTCTTGATGTTCGTCCCCTGCGGGCCATGGAGAGCGTAGAACCGGATCTTGACCCGTCCCCGCTGCTCAGGATCACAGTTGTACTCTACGGTGGCCCGAAAGGCACCGCTCAGCGTGTCGGACTGAAGTTCAGACTTCGTGGCATTCGGACCCCGAGTGAACAGCCCCTTCCGCAGACGGGCCATCAGCCACCTGCCAGTTTGGGGTTCGCGATCTCCCCGGTTTCTCCGTCAGAGCGCCAGAGCCCGAGCGTCGTGGTGTAGGTACCGCCCTCGATCTTGTGGTCGATGCCGTGGCACCAGTAGAGCCCCGATGTCCAGTGCAGGCCCCCGGTCTTCTTGTGGACCTGAACCTCGTACTTCTCCCAAGGCTTGACCGAAGGGTCGCCAACAATCTCCAACTCCCCCTCGAAAGCTGCCATCCACGCAGCCCGGTACCACCAGAACTTAGCTGCGTTCTGCGCCATGTACTTGTCATTCCAGTCGCTGATACCCCGGGCCTGAGCCGCGAACTCCTCCTGTGTCTCAGGTTTCCGAGTCATGTTTCGCGCAGGGTCCGTCGAGGAGCCCTTGCCCGACCCCTTATCCACGCTCTGAGGGTTGGGCTTGGTCTCCGAATTCTCGGCATCCTGAGACGGCATGGCCGTCATACCCCCGGTAAAAAGGGTGGCCAGCATGTTCCCCTGATAGCTGGGTGAGAACCGGATGACCTCGGTCATCTTGTCCCGCCAGACGAATGTGCGAACCGGCCCCTTCTCATACCTCGGGGGATGGAAGTGCAAGGTCTTCGTGTCCGCGTCCACGTACATCACGTAGCCACCTGCGTCGTCCTTCTCCCGAACCGCCTGCTTCTGGAGCTTGGTCAGGAGAAACTGCCAGTCCGACCCATGCTGGTTCCACTTCTTGTTCTTGAGGTCGGTTTCTTCCAGCTCCTCGCGGAACTCCACCTTCTTCGTATCGTCTACGTCGGCCTTGAACCCGTTGTCGGCCGCGATCTCGCGCACGATGTCCGAGATCTTCTTGTCCGGCCACGCCCGGGTCTTCTGAGCCTTGGCGAAGGTCAGGGCTTCCAGAGTGCCACGGAGGTGAATACGAATGCCGTCGTACAGGAATTCCGGAACGTATTCGAGAATCTTACCGGTGTAGAGGGGGCTTTCGTTTCCGTGGGTGTACCCGAACTTGAAGGTGCATTCCCCCTTGGACTTTGCCACCTGCTCTTCGATGAAGTCGTAGTCCGGATCAAAAAGCTGGAAGTCGAAGTTCCCCAGCTCCTCCAGATCAAAATGACAAGAAAACGCTTCGAGATGCCGGGGCCGCCCGGTCAGGTCATCCACCGTGATGGGGGTTCCCCCGATCCACAGCCACGCGAAAGCGATCGAAGGGTTACGCACATAAAAAGAAGGAGAAAGCATCAGAGGGTCTTCCTCGGCCCGCTGTGCTTGTCGGCGTAGCTCAGCAGATCCTTGAAGTTGAGGCCAATCCAGATGACCGGGACTTCCCCCTTCGGCTTGACGAGCTTGGACGCCGCCCAGCGGTGGTGTCCGTCGAGAAGGTACCAGTCCTTGCTCACGAGAAGGGGCTTCAACGGGAACTCCCCGGCCGCCATTTTCTGCGCGATCCCCACGGCGTGAGACGGGTCATGGCCCCGCTGCGAGGGCTTGATGTTCGTGACGGGAGCGTTCACCCGGTGAACCGGGATGCCGTCAGACTTCAGGTCGGCCAGCAGCATGTCCAGATTCGCCTTCGGGAACTGGGGCATACTCGCCCGGTCGATCCCGAGGTCTTCGAGGATGCGGAGCTGGTACTTCATCGGACCAGCCCGAGAGACGTGATCGTCGTGTAGGAGGGAATCCGGAGAACCATGCCAACCACCACGTCCTCCGGGACGAAAAAGAGGTTGTTGGCCTCCGCGATGACCCACCAGAGTTCAGGTGACCGGTAGTACCTGTAGGCGATCAGATCGAGGCGTCCCTCCATGGCTTCCGTGACCGTATAGTAGGAATCTGCCGGATGAGCAGGAAGGCTGATGGGCTCCCACGTGCCCCAGAATTTCGTCCCACCCTCAAAGAAGAGGTTCTGCCCGAAAAACCGGGAGAACGGATGAACCGCCTCGGACCCCCGGGGAAGGGGGGTCAGCTCGGACGTTGTCTTAGCCATTTCCACCCCGAACGTCGTAGACATCAACCGGAACGTCCTTGACCTCCTCGAAGGACAGGGAGACCTCGGCACCATGGACGAGCCCGGGACCAAGATCCCACGGGATGCCCTTGCGGTACGTGACCGAGGCCGCCGTGCAGACGGCGATGAGAGAGACGTTCTCCCCGATCTGCACGAAGCACCTGTGTGGAGGCATGATCCCGGCGCTGTAATCGGGGTAGGGCAGGGACATGAGCCAGTCCACCTTGGTCTTGATCTCTCCCGGGGTGGGACTCGGGTTCTCCTGATGGGGGGAGGCGAAGAAGACCGCCGTGAATTCGATCGTCCGGGACGGCCCATTCTGGTAGCCCTTCAACGGAGAGGACCGGCCCAAGATGACGTAGTCCGTGAAGTTCGCCCGCTTGGAATCCGTGATCGTGTCGGGCATGAACTGGAGCTTCATGGACCCGCCGCCGTCCATGTCCGTGATGATGGCGTTGTCCAGCGCGGAGTACGACACTAGCCCATCCCCCCACCCACAATCTCATTGAACATCGGAGATGCAGGATTCGGGTTCCGTCCGGGGCGATTCGTGGCAGATGCCAGTTGCGCGAGGATGGCGTTTCCTCTCCGAATCTCGGCTACCACCGACTGATCCCCCTTCGTCGCCCCCGTGAACGGTTCCGGAGCCGTCTGTACCGGGGTAGCCATGCTGGCCATCTGCTGCGGGGGAGTCATCGACTGGCTCGCCATAACCCCGAGAGGCGGGGTGACGGGCTCAGCCGTGGTCCGCCCCATGGCCTGCGAGAGAGGCATGTTCGAGGCGAATCCGCTCTTCGCGATGGCGTTCTTGTAGGCCGCCGTGTTGTTCTCGGACGGAGGCGCGTACTTCTCGATGAGCTGCCCGACGGACAGCCCCCGCTTGGCGTCGATCCCGAGCTGGCGATCCAGTCCCTTGAACCCCGCCTCGGGCGAGGAGAACTTCAGGAACCCGCTCTTCGGGTCGTACCCCTCCGCTCCCTGCTTCTTGGCCCGGCGCATGGCCTCGGCCGGGTCCATGGCCTTCTTCCAGCCGTAGACCCGGATGTTCCCGGGGTTGTTGTTGCGCTGCCCGTGATTCGGGGCCTTCCCCTTGGCGTAGTAGCCCTCCTGCTTGGCGATGGCCTGCCCCAGAGACGTGGGGCCGCCCCCGGTGGCCTCACCCCCTCCAGACGAGACCTGAGCCGTCGCCGGATTCTGCCGGGCCTCGTACGCCCGGGACTGCGAACCCGCCCGGCCCGGTTCGGATTCGACGACGGTCGAGGGAGAAGTGCTGCCGGTCGAGGGGGAAGTCCGAGTTTCCCCAGCCCCACGAAGGCCGCTGGCGATCCGGGCGGCGTAGATCGCCGCCTGCGACATGTAGTCCCGGACGTCCTTCGCCGAATCCGTTGTCTTCTCCGTGCTCTCCTCGGTCGCTGTGGCCATGGCCTCCACGGTGTTGGCCACGGCCTTGTCCTGCGCCGACATGCCCGCTGCCTTGGCGGTCTCCCCCATCTTCATGGGGGTCTCCGGGACGGGGGCCAGCGCTGCCGGGCCGCTCGCCCGGGTGCCGAACTCCTTCGACATCTGCTCCCGGAGCTTCTTGACCTTGGCCGCATCCCCGAGTTCCTCGGCCTTGGATACCTGCTTCTTGTAGAGCTGGAGCTTCTGGTACTTGGCCTGAGCCTCGGAGTCGTAAGCCTCAGCTTCGGCTTCCTTCTTCCCGACCCACGCCACGAGCAGCTTCTTCGTGGCATTCCCGAGTTCGTAGCCGACCTGAGCCGGAAGTGCCACCTTGCTGGCAACCCGTCCGACTGCCCCCAGCCCGGGGATCTTGGACCCGACAGCGGCGACCCGGCCCGCAACCCCCTTGGCTGCGAGGGCCGCGCGCCCGCCCCACCCGGGGATCTGACTCGCCAGAGCACCGGCCCGGCCCACCAGACTTCCGGCCTTGGCTCCCCACCCCGGGAGACGGCTCGCGAGCCCGCCGACGACCCTCTCGGACCCGGAGGTCAGCCCCGCCCGAGCGATTCCAGTCCCGGAGCGAGCGAGCGTCCCGAGGTCGTTGGCGATGAACCGGCCCGCCCGGCCCACCAGACCCCCGGCCTTGGACCCCCACCCCGGGAGGCGGCCCGCAACGCCCCCGAGGAGACGTTCCGAGCCCAGCGTCAGGCCCGCCCGGGTCCGGGCGAGGATGCCGCCCACTCGTCCAGCCTGCCCAGCCGCCCCAGCAGCCTGCCCGGCGGCCCCTGCGGCCTCTCCAGCGACTCCTGCGGCCCCTGCGGCCTCTCCGGCCACCCCGGCGACCCCAGCCCCCTTGCTGCCAATGTTGAGGACGGCCTTGGCCCCCTGCCAGAGCACCTTGCCGCCGTAGGCCATGGCCCCGAGCTGCGCTGCGCCCCCGAGGAGGTTGGTCCCGGCCGACCCCAGCCGCCCGGTCACCCCCTCTAGCTGCTGCGCGGCCTTCATGAAGAGCTTGGACGCCTGAATCTCCAGCTCGTAGATCCCCTGCTGGGAGAGCGCCGTGGCCCCGGCGGCGGACTCATACCCCCGCTGCCGGAGTTCGCTCGCCGTGGCGATGTCTTCCGTGGCCTGCGCCCGCTGCTTCTTGGCCTCCTCGGATCTCGGGTTCTTGATGAACTCCTCGACCGGACCCTTCATCTCCCCCTTGGCGTAGGCTGCCTGCTTCTGGAGTTCTTCGACGTCCCCGAGGCCCATGGTCGTCGCCATGGTGTTCGCCATGGCATTCCCTCGTGCCCCGCCCCCGCTCATCTTCTTGAGCCGGGCGTACGCCTGACCCTTCGCCTTGGCGATCTCAGCCGTGGCCCCCTTGTCGCCGCGAGCTTCGGCATCGAGAAGATCCTGAGCCTCCTTGACAGTCTTCCCACCCATGACGAGGGCCTTGATGTTCTTGGTGTACTCGTCGATCCCACCCGTCATCCGGCCCTTGACGTCCTTCAGGATGTCCTTCGAGGAAATCCCGTACTTCCCCATCTCCGCAGCGGCCTCGGCCACCGTGTTGGCCAGCCGCTTCGCGGATTCCACGTTCCCATCGAGAGCGAACCGGGTGAACTTCAGCTCGTCGTAGATCTGTGCGAACTCGTCCGCCGAGACTCCCGAGAGCTTGGACAGGACCGTGATCTTCGTCGAGACCTCGTCGGCCGCTGCCCCCGACATCTTGTACATCTGCCGGAGGTTGAGGTTGAACTTCGCGGCCTCGTCCACGCCCATCCCGGTCGTCCGGGAGAGCTTCATGGCCGCCGTTCCGACCTCCTTGAAGGACTGCGGGCCGAGGTGCGCCATCTTGGCGAACTCGGAGTTGATGGCCGCGAGTTCCTGAATGTTGGCCCCGGTGGCCATCCGGGTATTCGAGATCTCCCGGTACCGATCCTTGACGAGGTCTTTGCCCCCCATGGAGACCTGAGCTGCGTTCCGCGCCGTCCCGTAAGTCTCCTCGGCCCGGCCCCGCATGTAGTGCGAGGCCCCCATGGCGATGGCCCCGGCCGCCGTGTCTCCAGCAGAGAGCCCCTTGAGCCGGGTGATGACGTCGGCCATCCGGCCGATCTTTCCCTGCTGGAGCTTGCCGTTGATCCGGTCGATCGCGGCCTCGGCCTTGGCCAGCTCCAGTGGAACAGCCTCTCCGTACTTCTTGTACTGGGCGATGGTCCCCTTGATGGCCTCCGTGTTGTCGTGAAGAAAGACTGCCGCCGCCTTCTTAGCCTTGTCCCCCGTGGCGTCCAGTACCGCCCCGAGCTTCTGGGCCATGGCCGTGCCGCGACGGCTGATAAGATCGAACGGAGCCGGGTCAGTGAGTCCCGCGATGTTCTCGGTGAACATCTTCGCGGCCTTCTCGGTGCTGACCCCGACCTTCGCGAGGTCGTCTGAGAAATTCTTCAGGCTCTCCGCGTAGTTGTTCCCGAACTTCTCGAAGCTCGCGACAGCTTTGGCCGTGGCGGCGTAGGCGGTCTGGGCCATCCCCCTGACCGCCTTGCCGACCCGTTCCGAACCTTCTTCAGTGGCGTCAGCCGCTTCCTCAGAAGCGTCCCCGATCTCCTCGAAGTTGCCCTCGATACGGGTGGCATACCGAGCGACGTTGGCGTCGAGATCCTTGAGAACCTTGGAGACGTTTTCCCGAGCCTCGATGATGAATCGAAGCATCTGGGCTTCGATCGCGCCCCCTACGCTACCCCCGCCCCCTCCGCCCCCTGTACCCGTGTCCGCCATGCCGCTACCTCACCTTGATAGTCCCTCGGTTACATCCCCCCTGCGATCTCTGCCTTGGCCTTCCTTTCCATCTCCAGTTGCTCGTGGAGCCGTCGGTAGTACCACTTCCTCCAGTACGTCGGCATCCCGTCTACGACGTCATGATCCCATCCCCCCTTGCCGTAGTAGCAGAGGGTGAAATACTCCTCACGCAGGGCTTCCAGACCTTCTGGTGTGAGTACGAAAAAAGCCCGCCGTGAAGGGCATGTCTGTCTTGAAATGCACCTTGCACTTCTTGCAGTCCACGCCCAGCTCGGTATTCACCCCGGAGATGTGGTCGTCGATGGCGTTCGAGAAGGCGGAGGCATCCCCGGCGAGGAGGTTCTCGTACCAGCGCATGGCCGCGCCGATGTTCTCGGGCTTCTGGCCGTTGATCTCGACGATGTGCTTGGCCATGCGGTAGACGTAAGAGGGGTCACCCACGGTCGGGATGTCCTTCTCCATCTCGCGATTCCGCCACTTCAGGACTTCCTTGTCGTCCCGACCCCGGAGAAGTCGGAACTTCACCCGGTCCTTCGACACCGGCAGCTCGGTCTCGAAGGGTTCGTTGCCGTCACCCTTGTGGGTGAGCAGCTCGAAATCCGTGGGCACTTCGCAGGACCGGTGCTGGAAGAGGCCGCACTGCGGGCACCGCACCCGGAACTCGTAGTGGGAACCGTAGCTGTTGGCCCGGAGAACGAGGACGAGGTAGAACTTGTCCGTGGAGAGCATGTCGTCCGGGTCGAGGGAGGTCTTCAGGCACCGCCGAAGCAGGATGTCGAAGACCTCGGCGATGTCCCCCGACTCCATCCCCGCCACGAGGGCCTCTTCCTTCCCCGTCATCGGGAACATCTCCACGAGCCCATCCGGGCACGTGTTGCCGTAGAAGAGCCCCTTGGAGGGAAGCTCCACGGTCGCCGAGATCCGGGTATCCTTGGGGGCACCCGGGGCAAAGTGGGGCACCTGCGCGGGAGCGGGAGCCGGGGTCGGAGCAACCGGAGCCGGTGTGGGAGCCGGAGCCGGGGCTGCCGGACGGGCAACCGGGGTGGGCGAATACGGGTTCTGCATTGGTGTCCTCCTCTTTCTTCCCATGTTCGTGAACCTCCCGAGCCTCCTGCCGGAAGGGAAAGCGTCATACCGGGAGAGAGGAGGAAGCGTCTTTACCGAATCAGGGCCGGGTGAGCAGTCTACCCCACCCGGCCCCGATGACGAAAGGAGCCGTCAGGCCACACGCGCCAGATACGCGATGGCGGAATTCAGGAGAGCCGGATCATCTTTCAGGAGCCCGATGGCCGTGTTGCAGGCGGAACAGAGAAGGCCCCTGATCGCCCCCGTTCCGTGGACATGATCGACCGAGAGGTGCTTCCGCGTTTTGTGCCGGGGGTGGGTCTGGGTCTCGGCCCCTTTGCAGATCGCGCAGACCCCGCCCTGAGCTGCGAGGAGCTTCTGGTACTCCTCCTTCGACATCCCGTAGAGATAGGCCACCCTCTTCTCCCGGACCTTCTCGGGGTTCTTGTAGTACCACCGAAGGGCGATGTCGGCCGCCCGGGACTTCTCAGCGGGGCTCTGCCGAGCCGCACGGCGCTGAAGAGTCCGCCGTTTCCGGACAGCTTCTGTCCGGGGCAGGGTCTTCGGGAAGAGAAGGTTAGTTGAGATCATGCTTCAGAAAAGTGGGATTGCCTTGTCGCAGCTCAGGGTGATGTTGATCTTGAAGAGATTCGAGTCCATGTTCGAGACCTGATCCGCCTTGACCTCCTGCGGCCAGATCCCGATCATCTTGTACCGCTTCTCCGCCGAACCGTCCGGTCCGATGAGAACCAGCTCGCCCTGCTTCTTGTAGGTGCTCGCGAGACCGGTGTTCCCGGTCTCCGGGTCGTGAACCTGCTTCTTCCACTGCATGATGCTGGAGAAGACCGGCTGATCCACCATGTCCCGGACGACGATCGAACCCGTGCCCCACTTCGCCTGTCCGGCCACCTTGACGACCTCGTTGAGGTAGCCCAGCTCGATCGGATCGTTCGTGGCAGCGGGCGGGTCGAACGACTCGCACGAGAGCTTGATGACTTCCTGCCCCGGAACCCCGTAGAGTTCCAGCTCGAAGTCGTACTTCCGCTGGGGTTCGTAGCCACCCCCCTGCGGGGCGAGATGCGCGGCTCCCATTCTGCTCAAGACAGCCTCCTATTTCTTCAAGGACTTAGCTACGTGCTGAGCCCTAAGATGCGCGAACCTTTTCAAAAGATTGCAGTTGGCACAAAGAACTTGAAGCCGAGGACTTTCTGGAAACCCATTCCGAAGGCACCAGCGAAGGAGGCCATCGCCAGACTTGAGCCCAAGACTACGGCGGTGTTCAGCCCCATCATCGTCCACATGATCGAGCTGGAGAAACTCTATCTCCCGTTCGCCACACGCAGCGCACTGCATGTTGCCCCCGGAGTAGTGGCCCAGCACCTTGAGCCGCCGCGCGAGATACTGCGCCTGCCCCGGGGTGGTCGCCAGCCAAGGGCCACGAATGTGCTGACAAGTTCCTCGATCGCGCTTCGAGGCGTTGCAGTTCGCGCAGAGAATCTGGAAACCTTCCGGCATCCCATTTTTCCGCACCCACTCGTACAGCATCCGATTCGACCCGCCAAGGGCAGTCCGATAAGATTCCCGACCTCCGCCAGAAACGTGATCGAGCGTCAGGGCGTCAAACTCCCCGAAGCCGCAACAGCCGCAAGTCATCTGCCCCTGTGAGTAGTGGTAGACCAGAGTTCTCTTCAGTTGAAGACGAGCTTCTCGCCGCTGAAGGTTGACCCCAGTTCTGCACGCCCCAATGCGGGAGGTGTTCCGGACCTTGTTACGGCAGTCGCGACAGGACGAATTCCACCCCGACCCACCCCGAAGCTGTCGCCGCCCAAAGAACTCTTCCGTCAGCGGTTTCTCGACACCACACTGGGTGCAGCGAAGCACGTGAGGAAGCTCCGTGTTCTTGAGGTGGGGCCGGGACATGGTTCAGCTCCTTCTCCTGATAGTGCCGAGGCTCCGCCCTCTACTGCACCTGCTCCAGAACGACGTTGATGGTCTCTCCGGCCGCCGGGACGAACGAGACGATCCGCGCCCGGGTGTAGGGGGCGTTGTCGAGGACGTACATCTCTCCCGACGTGGTCGGGTTCGTGATCGTCGCCATGATCTCCCAGCCCACCTCGTCGATGGACTGCTCCAGCACGACCACCGCCGCCGTCGCGTTCCCACCCACTGCGTAGACGTGGACACGAACCTGCGGGTACGACCTCGTGATGAGAGCATCCGAGACCTTCAGGCCGATGGCGTTCTTGATGAAGTAGTGGACCCAATCGGTGAATTCACCCATGACGTGGCTCTCCTTCTCCGTCTGATAGTGCGTGAGCCCTACCGCACCCGCACGAGGTGATAGACCGCCGGTACTTCGTTCGGGTCTTCCGTGTGGTACAGGTGCAGTTCCACGGGACTTCCCGGCGGGCACCCGAACGGAAGCATGTCGATCCCGCACGGGAGCTTTCCACCCACGGGGGGCAGAGCCGTCAAGAACGGCATGGGCCGGAGCCGGATCAGCGGAGTCTGTGGACACGCACCCGCAGTCGGAACCGGAGTCGGCGGTCTGGGGGTTGGCGTCGGTGCTCCCGGTGCCAACGTAGGGGTGGGCGTCGGGGTCTGCGGTACCGGCGTCGGTGGCCTCGGGGTGGGCGTCGGTAGCGGTGGCTGAGTCGGATACGGCGTAGGCGTCGCCCGCACTACGGTCGGCCTCGGGGTTGGCCTCGGGGTCCACTGGGCCACCGCCGCATGGGGCGAAAAGAGAGGCACTGGCCGAGGCCCCAGAAGAGCCCCGGCCAGCACCACAGCCGCCAGAAACAGGAGGCTTCTCTTCACCGGACTAAGCGCCGCTCGGTCCCCCGTGGATGCCGAACTGCGCCTCAAGGAACGACTGAACCGTCGTCCCGGCGTAGCTCTCCCGCGTCTTCTTCGTCTGGCCGAAGCTCGCTGCGTCCGAAGCCGGGGTCTGGATGAGGTTCGTCAGAAGAGCGAAGCCCGCGAACTCCGGGTCGAGCAGGGCATACGGCTCGAAGTCCTTCGGGTCCGTCGAGGTCTGGAGCTTCGTGATCTCCGCCCAGACGGCGTCCTCGTCCGAAGACCGCTTCTGGTCCCCCGCCCAGTCCACGCAGTAGACCGCCCGCTTGAGGGCCTCCGCCACGTCCGGGCTGGTCATCTTGATGCCGAAGCCGTAGCGGGGCTCGACGGGGTCGGGGCGCTTGAAAGCGTAGAGACCCCCGGTCTGAGAAACGGGGGCCGGGGAAGCCGAGATCTTGGCCTTGATCTCCTGAATCTCCTTGGCCATGGCTTCCTGATTCACGAGGATCTTGGTCAGAAGGTCGGCGTAAGGATCGCTGGACATGTCGTTCTCCTTTTGGCCATTCGGCCGGTTAGTCTGGGGTTCAGGTTACTCCACCTTGCGGAACCGGGTGCCACCCGAGCCGCGCATGAGGACTCGAAAGGTGCCTGCCGTTCGGGTGACCTTGACGCGAACGTACGGCATCGTGTTCGTGAGCGCCACTGCCGTCGGGAGCGTTGAACCCGTAGAAAGGGTGAACCACACCGCCGTCCCCGCCTTGACCGTGGCCTCTGCGTCGAGGGTACCCTCCACGGTGTAGTCCCCAGTGATGCCCGTGCCCGTCACGTGAAACCAGACCGCCTCTCCAGCAGCCGAGGAGATGACGGCGTAGGCATCGGACGTGGCCGTGGTCGCCTGAGCAGCGAAGACGACGACGGGGGACTGGTCGCGGGGGTCCGTCTGAGCGGAAGCCACCCCCGAGAGGAGCCCGAGGATCAGGGTCAGGATGACGACGAACTTCTTCATTTCGTACTCCCGTCAGAGATAGTTACGGTTCCGGGCTTCTTCTCCAGCTCACCCCGCTGGTAGGCGTCCGCGACGGGGCAGTATACGTCTCGGATAGGACAAACAGCGTCCTTCCCGTCATGCCCGGGAGGAGCCTGTGCCTTCTCCAGAGCCTTGATCGCAGCCTCGATGACCGGATCAGACTTGGGACGGTCGGCCCGGGACATCACATCCCGGTACACCTTGCCCTGCGGCGTCAGGAGTCCCGGAGCCGGGGAGTGGAGCTTGTAGTACAAGGCGAGCCCATCACAGACCGCCGACCCCAGCATCATGAAGATGTCGGTCGTCAGGTTCACGTTCTCGGCTGAACCCCCGTCCGCCGCGATCACACCCTTCAAGGCGAGCCCTTTGAGCACGAGGCTGATGACGAGGCTGACGATTGTGCGGTAGCCGGAGAGGTCGATGCGCTTCATGCTTCATCCCTTCACTTCCACTGGCTTCGGCGGAGTGGGCTTGGGCAGGTAGAACGGTCCCTGATTTTCGATGTGAGGCCAGTCCTTGAAGTCCCCGGGGAAGTCGGACCCATGGATCAACCCGTACTTGTGGGCCAGTTCCCGGAGCGGCTTGTAGAGGGGAATGTCCTTGGAGTCCCCGAGGTACTTCCCGTTGATGACAACCCCGAAATCAACCGCCCGTGCGAGGGGGGTCTTCTCGTCGATGATGTGCTTGGACTTCTTCCGGAAGCCGTCCAGCGTGGTGACCATTTTCCCCCGGGTTTCCTTCACGACCACCCAGCCCCCATTCGGCCCCACCCCCGTCGTGCCGGAACTCTTTCTGAGGATGCGGCCGATCTTGAACAGCTCCCACTGCTCGACAGCGGTCCGGGCCACGCTGATGACGATCAGGTTGCGGTTCGGAAACATGATCTTGTAGTCCGCGATGATCTTCGGAACGGCTTCCCGCAGTTCCGGGATGGCTTCGCGCAAATCTCGACTGGACATCTCAGACCCCCGGCTTCTTGGCCAGCTCTGCGTTCTCCTCTTCGGCGTCCTTCAGGGCGTTCTTGGCCGCCTGAAGGGCCACTTCCGATTCCCCGTACTTCCGAAGCAGCTCGAAGTACCGGGTCTTCCAGTCGTCCAGCTCCTTCCGAAGTACCCCGATCTCACTCCTCAGAGCTTCCTTTTCCTGTCTCAGCTCTTCACGCAACCGGGCCTCCATGTCTGCCAGCCGGTCCTGCACCCGCTGCTTGGACCCGAAGTGACGGTCGAGAAGTTTTGTGAGGACACCCCCACTGAGCGCAGCGAGGATCGCTTGCCACCACCCGGAATTCGGGTCCGGAAGCTGAGGGGGATTCAGCATCAAGGTCTCCCCAATTTGATGTAGGCCATGGCATTCCCGACTGCAAAAGCAATGAACGAAGCGACTGCACTCGGGTGTCCGATTTTCCCGTACTGAGCATCCACAATCTGGTGGTTCCACAGAACGGCTGCCACGAAAGTCCAGAAGAGCATGGCCCCGAACGCTCCTGCCCGGCGGCCCCGAAAGTCGTCCCGGTAGACACTGACGAGTTGCCCCCCTGCCCCGAGAAGAACGGAGATCCGGAACACGATGTCCGGCCACATGGGAGGAATCGTCAGATAGGTGTGTGCGTCGTGGTCGGACATCAGCGCCACGAACCCGATCCCGGCGAACCCGGAAGCAGCTTCGAGGATGTCCGTGTCATCGGCCATGACCCGCTGGAAGAAGAGCGTGAGGTGATTCCGGAACTTCTTCACGTCCGTACTCCCAGCCGCAGGTAGGTCAGGATCGACATGACGGCGCAGAGGGGGATGGCCACGATTCCGATGGCCGGGTGGAAGTCCGCGAAGAGGAAGTAGGAGATCAGGGTCCACAGCATGACCCCTCCCATGGACACCAGCCGACGGATCTTGTAGTCGTCGAGCCAGTACGCCCAGTACCCGAGAAGCCCGTACAGGAAGAGCAGCCCTCCCCACATGTTCTCGTGCGCGAGGATGGCCATCCGGGCGTAGACGAGACTGCTCTCCAGCGACCGGGGGAAGAAGAAAAGGATCAGACCCCAGACGAAGGCATAGGTGAGGTAGGTCAGCTCCTGAAGTTCGGCATTGGGGCTGAGCAGCCTATGAAACACCCGATGGGTAAACCGTCCAGCTTTCGTCGCGAGCCACTGCACCATCGGGTACCTCTCCCCCTGATAGTGCGTCCTCTGGAAAAGGGAAAAGCCGCCGTGGTGTGACCCACGACGGCTCGACTTCCGGGACCGGGAAGTGCTTACTTGGGCTCGGGGGCTCCGGCCGTCACGACGAGGGCAGCCGCCTCGGAGGCGACGATCTCGACGTCGAACGTTCCGATGATCTCGCGGAGACCCTCGCCGAGGTCGGCATCGACCTTGACGGAGATCTGCGCGGTACCCACGGGACCGGTGGCGACGACGTAGGCGGAGAGCCCGTCCTCGGCCGGGACCACGGTGGCCACCAGCTCGTCGCTGGAAGCCCACGCGGGGACGCCGTCCACCGGGGCCGGGTTACCGGCCGCCGAGACGGGGTTGATGGTCAGGGCGACCTTCTGGATGTCCTGAAGCAGAAACATGAGCGTTCTCCTTTTCGTCCGGGGATAGTTACTTGTTGGACACAGGTCCGATTTTCCATTCGATGCGCGGTGTCTGGATGGGGGGCAACGGGGACAGGGGCCGAGCCCCACGCAGGAGCCAGCCCACGATCATCCCGACAGCCACCCCGAAAAGTCCGACGGCTATGGTCACTGACAGATTCTACTCCTCGTTCAGGGGGACGAAGCCGAACCGGTCCACCATGTGGGCGACCCCGTTCGTGACGACGACGTCCCCGACGGACATGGACGTGTGGTGGAGACCGAGCGAGGAGATCAGCTCCCGGGCCTCGCCCTCGGGGGACCAGAACTCCCCCTGCATCATCATGAAGACCTTCTCCGGGTTGACCTCGGGGACCGTCCCGAGCAGCTCGTGGGTGGCTCCGAGGTTCTCGACGCTCGGAAGGCCGCCGTGCTCCTTGGCGAACTTGTGACCCATGCTCCCGGTGCGCCAGTAGCTGGGCTTCATGTACCAGACCTCGGTCGGGGCGGCGGGGCGGAAGGGGGAGGCGGGCCAGCTCGTTCTCATGGCTGTATCTTATGTCTATGAGCTTGTCTTGTCAAGCCCTAGTCCCAGTAGGCCACTCCGAGCTTCTCGGGGACGCGCCCCTCGGCCCGGTCGATGTACTCGCGGTAGAAGTCACTCCCGGCCGGGATGCTGACCCCCTGTCCGTGGACAGCGTCGATGTTGAGGAGCTTGGCCAGCTCGACCCGAGCGGCCTCGGGCATGTACCAGCCCTCCATCTTCGAGGGCGGGACGGTGATCGTGAGCCAGCCGTACCCCGTGCCCCGACCCCCCGTGACGCTCCAGCTCTTGCCGCTGCGCTTCTTGAGGGCGGTCTTGATCTTGGCGATGGCTTCAGCGCGGGTGAGGAACTCGGTGGACTCGGCGTTCTTCATGACCCGTATGTTATCGAGACTAGCTTGTCTTGTCAAGAAGAAACTTGACCCGCTGCCTTCTTCCTGTCATACATCCGAGCCAGCGACTCCAGATCCGCATCCGGAATCTGCTCGATGGGCCAGCTCTCCGTGCCCCCCGTCTTGGGGTTGCGGTGGAGCATCCGACGGACCCCGTCCGCACCCTTGCCTTTGTAGTCCCGGTGCTGGGCCGCCCACGCCTTCCGCTCCAGCTCCTTGCGGGCCGGGCCGGTGGACACGTGGCCGTCTTCCCGAAGGAGAGCCTCCACGAGGGCCTCGGAGAGCCTCACGACCCCAGCTCCACCTTGAGCTTGTGGACCTCGGTGGCGAGCTTCAGGGCGGCCATGTGGACCCCGGAGAGCTGGGAGGTGACCTCGGGCTTGGTGGACATCCCCTCGGCCTTCCTGAAGGCTTCGATGACCGTGGCGAGGTCATTCACGACGGCCACGAGGACCGCCCGGGAGGTGTTCAGGGTCTTGAGCTGGTTCCCGGTCTCGTGGAGGCCCGGGAGGAGGGGCTGGGCCTCCTGCTCCTCGGGGGGAGCCTCGGCCTCCTGCTCCGGGTTGGGAGCCGCCGAAGCCACCTGCGGGAACTCGTCGGCCGCCATGGCCTCCTGAAGCTGTTTCCAGATTCGCATCGTCATCCCCTTACGAAGGATAGTCCGGCTTGCTGGTGAGCTTGGTGGTGACCTTCATTTCGCCTCCCTACGCCACCGGGACGGAGGCGATGAACTTGTTGAGCTTGGCCACGACATCGTCGGAACTGGTGACACGGGTCTTCCGGAACCGGAGTTTGCTCCCCGAGATCTGCTCCAGCGTCCCATCGTTGCCGAGGTGCATGTTCATGTACCGGGAATTCTGGAGGATACCGTTGTGCCACGATTCTTTCGGATCGAGGCTGATGGTCATCATGATCGACACCCTGTCCGCGCCGCCGAGAGTGCTTTTGTCCGCCCGCACGACCGGGGCATGAACCCCGCTCTTGATGTGGGTGATCCACTGCTCAGCCGTGTGGACATCGAAGACTCCCTCGCGGAGAATGGCCTCGATGAGTTTGGTGGTGACTCTCATGCCTTGCCTTTTCTATCCGATCCCGTAGTCGCCCGCTGCGCGGGGCCACGTCTCGGGCTTGAACACGTTCCCCCGGGGGAAGTTCAGAGCCGGGGCCTTCCAGCCCGCAGCCTTCAGGAGGTTCCCGTTCGTCGCGTCCACGAAGCCGTAGACGTAGCGGCTGCTGCCGGGCGCTCTGTTGCAGACGATCCGTATGTACTTGCGGCCGACGTCGAGCGTGAACGTGGGGCGGGACAGCTCGGAGAGGGTCTTCTCGTACCGCTCGTCCACACGCCCCTTGACGAAGTTCAGGAAGGAATGCAGGGCAGTCGAGAAGTCCACAGATCCAGCCGGAGGGGTGGGGACGGTCTCGGTGGCTTTTTCCATGCCCATATCTTGCCTGCTAAGACTTGACTTGTCAAGTTATTTCTTCGGGGGGACGTAGAGGTCGATGTCCGAGGAGCCGCACTTCGAGCACTTCCGGGCCGTCTCGGGAAGGGTCTTCCCGCACTCCTGACACTGGAAGTAGGGGGGCTTGGCCTCGCTGAGCCGGGACTCCCCGAGCTGCTTGAGCCGATCGTCGATGGCCTTGAGCTTCGCCGTCGTCTGCCCGTGGTCGATCTCGTAGTTCGATGACCCCCAGCCCACCGTGGTTCCCCGTTCCAGCCGTTCCAGCTTGTCGGTAGCGATCTTCCGGAGGGACCGGAGAGTGGTGGCGTCGGCCTTCTGGATCTGGGCCAGCTCGTAGGACGGCACAGCCCACGTCTTCTCGGAGAGGAGAGCTTCGGCGATCTGCTCGGAGAGTCGCATCAAACTACCTGTAGGCCGATCCGCCGGGCTGCTTCCCAGTCTTCGGGAGGTGCTCAGCAACAAGATGGTCCACGATCCCCTGATGCCCGTCGAGGGACGTGAACTGGTAATGAACCGGCTGCCCCTCACGGTCGATGGGGAAAGAGTTCTTGAGCCTCTGGATGAACTGGGCAGCGGTGAACGAACCGGTATACGAGCCCTGATTGCCGTACTTTCCAGACAGGGTCTTTCCGAACGACTCGCACTTGATCTTGAGCTGGAACGGCTCCTCCTCAAGAAGAGACTCCGTGACGGACTCGACGACATCCGCGTTCTTCTTGCACTTCGGGCAGATGATGGACCCGTCGTGCTGGATCGCTTTCCCGGAGACGGTGAACGGGGTCTTGCAGTTCTTACACTTCCCCGAGACCAGTCCCCCGGGAGGAAGCGGACCCGTGTGATGCACGAGATCCTTGGACTCCTGAACGTGCTTGACGACCACGGACCCCATCTTCCCGAGGTTTTTCTGCGCCGAACGCTCGGCCTCTCCGGCAGTCGTGTAGGTGAAGGAGCTTCCGAACCCCATGCCGTCGTCCCGGACCGCGTGCCACTTGTAGTAGCCGCCCTTCCCGGTGACAGTGGCGACGAAGTGCCGCTCGGTCAGGAGGGCCTCGACGATGCGCTTGGCGTGCCGGGCCGCCGTGCCCTCCGTGACCGGGACGGTCGCCGGGAGCCCGGCCCACTTGAGCAGGAGCTTGTCGGGAAAAGACGAGAAGATCACTGGCCCCGGCCCCATGCCCGGTTTCGGAGGCAGCACCGCTTGCTGGCCGTTGACCGTCGTCCGAAACCGAGCAGGGATCTTCTCCCACGCCTTCTTTTCCAGCTCGTCGCGAGTCATCAGTACCACCCCATCTCGGAGTTCCGGGCGTGCATGTTCTCCATGGACCACTTGTGCCAGCAATCGGCGCAGTAGACCTTCTTGGTGCGAGGGTTCCAGCCGACCTTGTCACCGACCTTGACCGTGTGTCCGGGCTTGCAGTCCGCCGGACCAGCCCGCTTCGCCGTGAGAGGAACGTAGTTCGAGAAGTTGCTGCTGTCCCCGTATTCCGTCAGAACTGCTTCGGAAACCGATTCCGTTTCCGTGGCCAGCCGACGAAGCGCGCACTTCTGACAGACGGGTTCCTTGTCATGGAAATAGTACCGCTCTCCCGCACTGAATCTCTTACCACAACTAGAGCACCCCGCCCCTCCAGTGTTAGAGGCCGGGGTCACCTTCGACGGTAACGAAGACAGAGACCGCTCTGCAAGAAGAGCTTCAGTGATTCGTCCCGAAGACGTGACCTTGGCCTCTCCATGAACTTCCGTAGACAGTGACTTCTGCTGCATGGCGTGAATCAGGGCCTCGGCCGCCTTGGTTCCACCCTTGGTGTCGTAGATGTTGTGACTGCGCCCCGACTGCCCCGGAAAATCCTTCCCGGCCATTCGGTTGAATTCAACTTCACCGAGAGGCGTCTTGACGGAGAACTCCCCGAACCCCATGTGGTTGACCTCGTACCCGTGCCCGAGGCTGCTCACGCTCTGGAGGAACCCGGAGTCGGCATAGAGCTTCCCACCCATGTGCGCGTGGTGCCCGTTGCTCTCGTCGAGAAGGGCCTCGGTGATTCGCGTAACCTCCCCCGGCCCCATTTTCGACTCCACTTTCGTGTAGGCCATCACGTCCTTACCAAGTTTGTCGTACTTGGCATACGCGGCGTCGATGTACTGGTCCATCACATGGTCCGGAGTGTCCAGAGGAAATTTCTTCAGTTCAAGGGTCTGGCCATGGCTTTTGATGCGGACCACCTGATGCTTCATTACCTGCTCCTGACGTTGAGAAGTCCGTTCGGGCCTGCCGAGATCTCCTTGACGATCTTCCCAGCGTCCGTCTTCACGAAGATGGTCTTGCCGTTGGAGTTCCGGGCGAGCTGTTCGGCGGCCTTCTGGGCTGACCCGAGGGTCTCGAACGTCTGGTTCCCCACGACGAACGATCCGCTCAGGAGAGATTCCACGATCTGGTCGGCATGGGCCATGGTGATTCCTTCCGAGACGACGGTATCCGCTGGCCACTTCCTCAGCTTCAGAAGTTCGGCATTCGACATGGTGTGCAGCTCGGTCATGTCGGCGTAGCGGTTTGCTGAGGGGCTGTGCTTCACGTAGAAGCGTATGTTCCCGTGATCGTCCTTCTCGACGTGCCGAAGGTTGGGCTGAACGGAGTACCACGCCTGCTGCTCCAGCGTCTTGCGGGTGACCCGCAAGTTCTTGACCGGTCGGTCTACGATTCGGAGCTTCTTCGGTTCAGCCATCATCCTGCCCTTCATCCTGAAAGGAGGTGGCCCCCGTTAGGGGACCACCCCCCTCAGAACTCTGGATCAGTAGGTGAGTTCCTCGAAGTTGGCACCCTGATTGACGACCGCGAACTTCACCTCGATGAACTCGGCCGACTTCGTGGGCTTGAGGGCGACGACACCGTGCATCTCGTTGCGGTCCATGGCGTCGGGCGGGTTGGTCGAGGAGTCGCAGATGACCTTGTAGTCGATGACTCCGCGCCGCTGCTTGACCGACTCCATGTACGGCTCGACGAGGTTGACGAACGTGGCCCACGTGATCGGGTCGTTCGGCTCGAAGGTGAGGTACTTGACCGCCGTCGCGATGACCTTCCGGAGGTACAGAACGAGGCGGACGACGTTGACCCGGTCGAGGGCCGAGGGCTTGCGCTGGAGGGACCGCTGGCCCCAGATCGTGATGCCGTCCTTGCGGAAGTTCACGATCGGGTTGACGGCGTTCTGGTTGCCGTAGAGGAGATCCCGCTCACCGAGGTCGGCCGAGTGCTCGACCCGGAGGGGCTGGATGAGGTGGCCCCGGTTCAGACCAGCCGGAGCGAACCACGTCTCGGTGGTGTAGTCGGTGTAGGCGTAGACGCCCGCCACGAGGCCGCTGGGCGGAACCCAGACCTTCTGCTTGTTGGTGGCGTCGTAGATCTCCAGCCACGGCCAGTAGAGGGCACCGTAGAGGCTGTTGAACGCCTGATGGTCCGAGTAGGCCCCGTACCCGTTGTGCCAGTCGGTGACCTGCTGGACCGAGAGGCCGAACGGCGGGTCGATGATCGCCATGCAGTCGCCGCGCACGGAGCAGAGGAGCAGCTCCTCGTTGATGACCGCAGCGGACGAGATGCCCGGGACCATGAGGATGTTCAGGTCGAGATCCTCGGCGTTGGCGAAGAGCTGGAGGCCCGTCTTCCCGCCGGGGGTCACGACCCCGATGTAGTCGGCGTCCGTGATGTCGGTGATGCCGTCGTTGCCACCGGCCATCACGTTGACCACACCGAAGGCCGGGAAGTTCACGGTTCCCGCGTCATCGGCGACCGTGATCCACGTCGAGGCGTCGTTGATCTTGGTCTCGACGAAGTTCACGCTGAGGGGGTCTTTGTTCAGGTTGTCCCACGCATCGACGGCAGCCTCGCCGTCGTAGACGGTGAGCTTGAAGGTTCCCGGGTTCTGCCCGGCCGAGGCGACGACCGAGAGGGCGTTGCCGTGGGTGCCCTTGGTGCGGGCCGACACCGTGAGGGAAGTCGTGGCCGCCGTGCCGGTCCCATTCACCGCCGCCGTGGAGAGGTTGAGGGCGTACTGGCCCGAGCCCCCCGGGTCGCACTGGACGGACGCCGTCGTTCCGACCGTGAGCGAGGAGATCTTTACCTTGCCATCCGCCGTGACGGAGGCCACACCCTCGTTGTACCCGTCGGTACCGACGACCGCGTTGATGATGGTCGCGATGGCCGTGGCGGAGCTGAGCCCCGAGGGGAGCCCGATGCTGCGGACCGCGCCACCGTTGAACTTGAGGTGGAGGGTGTTGTTCGACCCGAAGGTGAACGGACCCGCGATGGAAGCCGTGGCCGAGGCCGCCGTGGCCGCCGCACCCCGGTGCAGGAGGGCATCGAGCCCGAGAGTCGTGGCTGCCGAACCGGCCGTCACGATGATCGAGCTGGTCGCCCCCGTGGCCGTGGAGGTGATCCGAACGACATCGTTCCCGCCGTCGGTGACACCTACCGCCGTGGCGAGCCCGGTGGCGTTGATGTCGATCTCGGACTGGATGGCAGCCGCGATGTCGGTATGGGTCTGCGAGCCGACAGGGAGGGTCGCCGTGATCGGAGCCGCGCCGTCGATCGAGAAGGTCAGGGAGTCGTTGTCCCCGAGGATGATCGTGTACGGACCGGTGACGTTGTCCCCGGTGATGACGCCGGAAGTGGCCGCCACCCCGTCCGAAGTCACGCCGCCGGACGCGAACCCGAAGACCGAGTTGGCCGTGGAACCGTTGGCGACGGAGTCGATGATGATGTGCGACGGGGCGCCGAGGGTCGTCGAGGTGATGCTGAACGTCCCGTTCGGCAGAGCCGTCACGGCGACGTCCACGTTCCCGCCGCCGCCCGCGATGGCCCCGGCGATCTCGGAGGCGACAGCCGCCGTCGTCCGGACACCCTTGGTCAGGGTGATGACGAGGAAGTCGGCATCGTCGTTCACCTTGAGGCGGAGGACGTTGTTGTCCGTCCCGAGGACCATGTACGGTCCCGCGACCCCGGCCGTGATGCTGGCTGCCGTGGTGGCCTCCAGCATGTTCACGGAGGCGGCAGCGGCCGAAGGCCCGGCCACGCGCACGTAGTAGAACTGGCGACCGTACCGAAGGAACTGGAGGGCCGCGTACGGACCCATGTAGTTCGGGTTCGGCTGCCCGAAGTTCGTGACGAACGAGAGGACGTTCGACACGTAGGTGGGCTCGTTCAGCGGACCCTTGCTCGCCATCCCGACGGCACCCGCGATCGTGGTGCTGAGGTTCGGGATGTAGAGGCTGAGGTCCAGAATGGTCGTGTATACGCCGGGCGACACGTAGACTGCCATGTAAATCGTCTCCTATCAGTGATTTGCAGCGTCTTTACTGTCAGATGCACTGACACGGAACTTAGGCTCGACGAGCCTAGAACCCTTCTTTTTGTTGCAGCGGCCACAAGCCGGAAGCACGTTCTCGAACGTGTCACTTCCACCTTTCGAAATCGGGATGATGTGGTCAGCCGTGAGCTGGACTTCCGGGTCCATCAACCACAGACACCCGGTGAGCTGGTAGGCGCACCGGTTCCCACTCAACCGGAGGATTTCGACGAAGTCATAGGGCGCCCGAGGCACCGCGTACAGCCTCGCCCGCCGGGTGTGGTTCCGACGGTACTCGATGGCCTTCACCCTCTCCGGGTTCTTGGCCTGCCAGACGGCCTTCCCAGCCTTGGCCACTTCCCCACGATCCCACGCGCGTCGAACCTCAACCCCCTTGGGGGTCTTCCGCCACCGATCGCACAGCTCTCGAAACCGTTTCGGGTGCGCGGCCTTCCACTTCTGGGTCTGAGCAGCACAGTACCCCGGATTGGCTTTCCGCCACTCCCGGGCATAGGCTGCCCGAGCGGCTCGCTCTTCCGGTGTCAAACGGGCCTGCCGAATCTGGCCCTGTTTCTTGACCCTATCCGGATGACGAAGACAATATCGTGCCCGTGCCCGAGCATTCGGGGTTCGGGTGTCCACTTCGGTCCGGATCAGGTTGGCTGCAATCACGACTTCTTTCCACCCGATAGTGCCGACTTCGCCAGCCTCATGAAGAGGGAGTCCTTGGAACCGCCCGAGGCTTTCGCTTTCCGGGCGGTCTCAAGATCATCTTTCGCTTTCTGCGCGTTCGAGATGACCCCATCCAGATACCCGGTGAGCTTCGAGATCGAAACCGTGACCTGTTTCTGGTTGGGGTCAGCCACTTCAGACTCCGATCTTCCCGGGGGTCGTCACGACGACGTAGCCCCGGGCTTCCTTGTCCACGATGTCCTGCGACATCTCCGAAGCCGCGATGTCGCGGAAGCCGCGCATCGGGAGAATCCAGCTCCGGAGCTGACCCTTCCCGTCCTTCAGGAGAATGGGAAGTCCCTGCCGGAGCTTGTTGGTGATCCTGATTGTGGTCTCGGCCATGATGTTCTCCTCTTTCAAGTCCCGAGTTGCCTCCCCGGGTTACTTCTTCGGCCTTCCCCCGGCTGCCTCCAGCGCCTTCCGGAGTTCGTTGCTGTTGTGATAGAGGTTCGCGATGCACCCGTGACCGTTGTAGTAGTCGGTCATCATGGAGTGTGCGGCCTGATGCACCTTGTCCGTGGGGCTTCCGGCAGCCGGGAAAGTCTTCAGGAACTCCATGTGGGCCACGAATTTCTGGAGAGTCTCGGCATCCGCCTTCAAAGTCCGCATGAAAGAGTCCATGCTCTCCATGGACTCGGCGATCTGGGCCTCCCGAATCTGGAACTTCCCGGGCTGGCCCCCGAACTCTTCGAGGAACGCCGTGAGGTGGGGAAGTCGCTGGTGGGACTCCGGCACCCGGTTCGGAGCCCCGGTCAGACTGATCCCGGTCTCGGCCGTCTCCTCGGGGGTGGGCTTGTCCTCGGGGTCCACCTTGAAACCCATGGGCACCGTGGCGATGTCGGCTGCCGTCGTCATCTCCTGCACAGAGTCATCCATGTTTCCGAACTCAGGATGGGCCTTCTCGCACGGAGGGCACATGTCCCCCTCGTGCTTGATCCGGACGTCCGGGGTGTGGCACTTCGGACAGGTGAGGACCGGCCCGGCCTCGGTGAGAGCCCGGGTCATCTGCGAGTAGACGCTCTCGGTCTTCTGCATCGAGTTGGTGGGCTTGCCGAGGAAGTCCCTCGGGCCGGAAGTCACGTCCATGTCGTCCTCCGTCACGTCCGGGCTGCCGGGGAACGCCTTGACTCCCAGCAGGTCTTTCGGGATGGACGTGTCGTCCTCGGTCTCAGGCTTGTCGAGAAGGATCTTCTCGTCCATGTCAGCGTCGAAACTGGCCATCTACTTCTCCTCCAGAACGACGCTACCGATCTCTGCGTCGATCCCCCGGGCATCGTCGAACCACATGATCTGCGTGTCCGCTAGAACCTTCCGGACCGTCCGGACATCCGTGGGCGGCAGGGGCATCCACGCTTCGAGGTTCAGGTCGATCGTCATCCGGACTTCCCGATCCCCGTCCTCGGATTCCAGCTCGGTGTTGTCCACCACGCTGGTGATCCCAAGGAAGACCTTCTTGACCCCCCACGGATGCCCGAGGTCCACCTGAAGACTCGCCATCCGACGAGGGAACTTGATGATGACCGCACTCGTCAGAATGTTCGCGTCATCCCGGTACTTCGTCCAGATGTCGAGCTGGTAGGCGATGTCGTAGGCGATCGGGTGCTGGGCCTGCGTCACGAGGTTCAGGTCATCCGACCACCGGATCTTCCGGTGCCGGGTGTAGTTCATCCTGTTCTCGGCGAGGGTCCAGTTGAGCCGCTGGACGACCATGCTCGGGAGCTTGACCGTCTTGCTCCCATGAACCGGGACATCCCCGGCCTCCATGGGGTTCATCTCTTCCTGCGTCCCGAACTCGCGGCGGGGCGTGGCAAAGCCCATGGGGATCTTCTCCCCGTTTATGGAGGCCCGAAGGAACTCCATCACCGCTGAGTCGTAGCGTCGGAGAATGGGAGCCTCCTTACACCTTGTGGGCCGTGGTCCGAAGTGTGGTCAAAGCCACCCCAAGCTGAGTCCGGGCGGTCTTGAGACCGGGAAGGATCTGCGCCCCGTGAATGGTGCGCTCCTCGATGTCATGTTCCAGCCACTTGATCTCGTGCTCGATCTGGCCGATGGCGTCCCGAAGAGAGTGGATGACGGTGTTGGCTTCGTGGGCGGCCTCTTCGCTCCGGTCTTTCAGAGGTGCGACGGCTTCGGTCAGGGCCTCAGCGAGCTGTTCGGCGATTCTCACGGTGCGTCCCATTCCCTTCCTCCCGCCTTGGCGGCAGCTTCGAGCTTCTTGAACCGGGTGCCCATGTCCGTGACCTGCGACTCGAAGCGGTGCCACGCGGGCATGACAACCTTGAGGAGGATGGAGTCGTGCTCCGTCTTCCCGGCCCCCGCATTCTTGAGCCCGGCGATCTGCTTCTCCGCGCTCTTCAACCCGTCCTTCAGCATCCCCAACTCGTGTTCGAGGTGGGCCGCGATGTACCGGTCGATGTCGGACAGGATGCGGTCCACCACGAGGAGGGCGGAGTCGTCCATCTCGGTGACGGTCTGCTCGGTCAGGCTCTGGGCGAGCTGTTCGGCGATCCTCATGCTTGATGCCTTTCTGCTTCCTTGACCCGTTGATCCAGCTCGGCGTAGAGCTGATGGATCTCCATGCTCTTCGCCCCCAGTTCATGCCAGAGCGTCTTCGCCAGCCCGGGATTGAGTTTCTCCACCTTCGGAACGAGAGCGATGAACCGTTCTACTTCCCGTTCCAGAGACTTCAGGACCGTCATGTACGGAGCATCCCATGCCCCCTCGTGGAGGGGCAGAAGAGCCCGGAAGATCAGAAGATCCGCGATGGCCTCGACGAGGTTGTTCCGTCGCGGACCCCGGCCTTCGGCCATGTCAGACCCCGAGCCCGTGGACGGTCGGGTTGTGCTCCCCGGAATGAGCGGCCGAGTCGTACCCGCTGTACTCCGTCGGGGGCTTGTAGGAGTTCGCCTTCCCCACCGCTGCCTTGGCCGCCGTGACGAAGTTGACGAGCCCCACCCGGGCCGTGTCGAGCTTGGACTTCAGGTTCCCCACAACCTCACCCGGAAGATGCCCCCAGACGTCCGGCTTGACGACCTGAAGGGCCGCGTAGATGTGCTGGAAGTCCGACCCGGACATGACCCGCTCGAAGCCGTCGATGGACGACATGAGACCGTGGACGTCCCCCTCAGTGAGGGAGCCTTCTCCGAGAAGGGACTCGACGATGGCTTCCGGTTTCTGATCCATGATGTCCTCTCGTTCAGATAGTTCAGCGTACTGCGAACGCTCGAAGTTTCTGCCGCAACTCGAACCCGATGACGTTCTTGAGCCGGAGCCCATAGTCCCTACGGTGGGCCTTCCAGTACCGCATCATTGGCCGCCATATCGGACGGGCGGGCATCCTAGACCCCATCTTTCCGTACTTCTGCTTCCCGGTTTTCGTCATCCCGCGTTTCTTCCGGGTGCCGTATTCGAGCCACCGCTGGAGAAGATGGTACGAGAGCTTCCGGGTCTTCTTCCCCCGCTGGTCGATCCGGAAGGCCCGAGTTATCCCGATCATGCCGCCGTAGGGAGTCTTTATGAACCCGATAGCCTTGACGTACTTCTTGTAGGCGATGAGGGTTCTTTTATCGAGACCCTTACGCTTCTTCATGGCGAGGTACTGGGCGGTCAACGGGGCCATCTTGAACCGTTGCCGGTAAAAAGCATCCCGCATCTCCTGAGCCATCTCCTGTGCGATCTTCCGGCAGGTGCCTTGGATGGCGAGGAGAAGAGACCCGGGCTTGCGGTTGTCCCCGAACGTGTTCACGAGGACGTAGGAAGCCCGCTTGGCGGGCTTCTTGATCTGCGTTTTCACCCGGACAGCCACGGCCCCATCCTACTTCTTCTGGAAGTCCCCACCGAACTGGCTCGCCGGGTAGATGTCGTCCGCCTCGGCCGGGCGGGGCCGGGCCTTGATGGACTCGGGACGGACACGCTGGAGATCCACGGAGTGGGTCAACACCTTCTGGGTGTTCCCGAAGTAGTCCTTCGGGTTGTCCTGCATGACCTTGTAGAGTTCTCCCTCCACCCGGAGACGGTCACCCACCCGGGGAGGGGCCACCCCCAGCTCGGCGAACGAGTCGATGAAGAAGTACGCCTTGATGGGACGGGCCTCGTCCAGCCCGTGCTTCATGAGCTTCAGCTTCCACTCGGGAAGTTCCTCGAAGAACGCTTCGACCTCGTAGGAGGGCTTGGACGTAGCCTCGTTGAAGCTCAGGTCGAGGGCCTCCCCGTACAGGGGATCTTTCATCTGCCTGTCGTAGAGGTAGACCTCGACCTTCTTCAGAAAAGTGCGATATACTTCCCTATTGATACGCTTCCAGAAGCTCAAATCCCTTTCACTCTGAAACAGGAGACTAGCCATGCCCACACCCCCTGAAGTCTGGAAAACGGTTCCGAACTTCACCTACTACATCGTGTCCTCGTTGGGTCGGTTCTGCCACAGCAATGGCAGACCGCTCAACCCGCACCGACGACCAGACGGGTACCTGTACGTCGCGCTGTCGCACCTTGGCTGGCGGACGACTCGCTTGGCTCACCGTCTGGTTGCTGAAGCGTTTCTGGGGCCGTCTGACCTTCCGGTCAATCACAAGAATTTCGACCGAATGGACAACCGGGCTGTGAACTTGGAATACCTCTCTATCGGAGACAACGTGCGCCATGCAGCCAAGCATGGGCGGCTGGCCCGAAAACTCGTGAAGGAACAAGTGCTTGAAATGGAGGAGCTGTACCGTACTGGCGCGTGGACGAAACGAGCACTGGCCCTGAAATTTGGAGTAACCGACGGCATGATCGGACACATCCTTCAAGGTCATGCGTGGAAGCACACCCTTCAAGGCCCCCCAGAGACCTCCCGTTACATCAGGGGCGAGGTCTGCAAGCACGCCAAACTTACTGAAGCTCAAGTTCGGGAAATCCGTCTTCGTTACGCGGAAGGCACAATCAGCCAAGCCGAACTGGCCCGCACCTATGGTGTGGGACAGATGACCATAAGCTGGATCGTGCGCGGCGTCACATGGAAGCATGTTCAGGGACTCAGCTCACGTACGCCGTGATCTCGTACTTCCCGGACCCCATCTTGTGCCATGAGAACGAGAGCCAGCAGTTCGAGACCTCATCGTGGCCCATGAACGGGTCCGTACCCTCCGGGTGCTCCTTGTGGATCGGGAGGTTCTTGTGCCCGTCATCCCTGCCCATGTAGTCGGACGATGCCATGATGAAGTAACCCACCGGCTTCATGGCATGGTTGATTACCTCGATGGCCGCCGCAAGACTGTTGAAATACTTGTTCAACGTCGCCGAGTAGATACCCCTGTTGATCTGCGACCGATCACCGGGAGAGAGCTTGACGGTCTTGCCCGAGCCCCCGAATCCCTCTCCGAGCAGAGCCTCAACGATCTTCGTGGTGGTCTTCATATTCTTCTCCTCGTGCATCTCGTGGAAAACGTGCTTCAAGAGCTGCTGAATCTGGACTTCGCCGCACATGGCGATGCGCTTCTCCCGGGGGAACCTCTCCGGGACCATGGCGTCCAGCACGTGGATGGCGTTGTCCACCGTCCGCTTCAGGTGGGCCTTCCACTTCCCACCCGCCGGGAACGAGTACCACTTCGCGTTTGTGTGGATCGTCATCTCTCCCACGTGCTCGGCACGGACATCCCCATCGAGGTAACGGTTCTGGACGGACGACCCCCGGTACTGGATGTAGCCTGCGAACGGCAGCTCGGCCGTGACCTCGTACAGGGAGAGCTTGTCTCCGAAAGCGATGTCCTTGTCCAGCGCCGAGAGGATGAACGAGGCCATCCCCCCGATGTTCGCCGCGTTCTTGTTGTCCAGCGAGGCCGCGACGTTGTGGCCCAACCGGAGAACGAGGAAGGTTTTCGTGCTCACTTCACCGTCCACACCGGAGGGGTCTCACCCTTCCAGATGAAGCCAGCCTCAGATCCATCCCGGGACTTGTGGGTGAAGTGGACCACGGGCTTGTTCCCGTCGCCGCCGTGAGGTTCGAGCAGGCCACGGATCTGGATCTTGTCCCCGGGCTGAACCGGCGCACGAGGGGCTGCGTCGAGAGAGTGGTCCACCTCGACGGTGGGACTTCCCGGCCGCTCCCCCATCTGGACGAGGAACCGCTGGTGCTTGGCGTTGCTGATCTTGCTGAAGACGTCCGGCAGCAGCTTCTTCACGATGGCCTTGAACTTCACCCAGCCATGCTGAAGCATTCCCTCTTCGAGAGCTTCGAGGGTCTGCATGTCCGGGACGAGGAGATCTTCCACGATCGAGTCCACGTCCTCCTCGATCTGGGAAGTTGACGTTGATCTCAGAACCCAGTACGCCATCTCAATCCTCAGTACGAGGGGTCTTTCATGTACGATGTGGCCACCGGACGACCACCCTTGAACTGCGTCGTCTTCTGCCCGATGACCTTCCCGTGAAGAAGGATCTGCCTCACGAACGAGAGGCCAGAGGGAACGTCCCTTCGTGCCGCTCCGGAGGGGAGGTGCGCGAGAAACACGTCCCACTCCGCCTGTGAGCAGGGGCGCAGGGCGTGGATGTCTTCCAGCAGGGAACCTACCAACATGCTTCGGATCTTCATTTTCTTCAACCCCAAGACGGACTCAAGTGAGTCCGCGCCTTCTCGATCTTCTCTTCCAGCTTCTCGATCTCGGCCTTACCCTCTTCCTTGAGTTCCTTCCCGTTCAGAGTGATTTCCTTGTTCGCCCCGAGGATCGAGTTGAACTTGGATCTCTTCTCCCCGAGGACCAGCTTGCACTGGGCAAGCACATACTTCCGGAGCCAGATCTGGTCGTGGCTCGGGATCGTCGCGGGACTCACGTGGTCGAGGGTCAGGGTCGCCGTGACTTTCGTTTCCCGCCCCGGGGAGTAGATCCAGATCGTCGTCCCGTCGTCGGAGAGGTGGTAGTCCTGCTCGGACGACAGTTCCCGTGAGGCCACCTTCACCCACTGGCGGAGGTACTCGTAGTACCGGAGGTCCATCTTGGGGGCCGCGACCCCGTAGTAGGTGTACGACCCGGACATGAGTTGGGACTCGATGTTCGGGCTGGAGAGCCCGTCCGTGACCCCCATCATCTCGATGTGGTAGACCCCCCGCACCCCGGGGTACTTCAGCTTGTACGGGGTGACCCCCTGAGCCACGATGAAGGCTTCCGTGACCCGCTGGGGCTTGTACTTGGAGTAGAAGGCCAGCGCCTCCTTCATGGCGTCCTTGACGTTGTCCTTGGACAGCTCCACCTCGACGTCCGGATGTCCGAGCTGGCGGAGCACCCAGTCGTAGTATTCCTCCTCGTCGAACTTCTCAGTATGACGCTCAGGATAGGTGGTGACCTCGGACATGAAGACTCCCTACTTCTTCGCAGCCACGGACTTCCCGGCCAGCGGCTGGATGCGGGACGCGAGCTGGGCACGGGAACCGTCCGTCCGCATCCCCAGCTTCGTGGCGAGAAAGATCAGCTCCGACTTCGACATCGTCTGGAGGCTGGCGTTGGACGGGACCGTGATGTTGTTCCCGCCGTACTTCAGATCGTAGGACGGGGGCTTCGGCTCGGGCTCAGAGGCCGGTGTCCCGGGCTGCCCGATCAGCTCCTCGTAAAGGGCGGAAACCTCTTCCTCGACCTCGACCTTCGCCGGGACCGGAACAAGGATTTCCGGGACCGGGGCCTTGACAGGAGTCTCGTAGACGATCGGCCCGGCGAAGGTCGGGGCCACCCGGTTGAGGGTCTTGTTGTCGATGTACTGCTCGAACCCGGGGCCTGCCACTCCCGCCCCGGCCCGCAGATGGATGTGGTTCCCCTCGGGGGTCCGGATCAGGACCGAGTACCCCGAGAGATTCGCCAGAACTGGTTCCTGCACGTTGCCTCCTCCTGCCTGCCTCTACATGTACCGGCCGTAGCTGGCTTCGCTACCACCGGTCCTCTCCATGTAGGTCATGAACTTGATGACCGCATCCCGGAAGATCTCTTGCACCCTTTCCACCGCATCCCGGAAGGACTCGGGAATCTCGAACTTCCGGACAAGCCCCGTGTCCTTCAGGATCTGCCGGGTGAGTTCGTTCGAGAGAGCGTCGTACTTGATCCTCTTCCCGAGACTCCCGGGAGGCACCTGCGCGACGAGTTTGCTGGGGTTGTTCACGTCCCCGGTGTGGATACCCTGCACGAAGACCTTGACCACGGCCGGGTACTCCGACCCGTCCATGGCCATCTCCCCCAAGAGAGCTTCGGTGAGCCGGGTCCGGACGCGCAAGTCAGGATCTCCCGTACTTCGTGAAGTAGTTACGGTCTCGGGAAGGGCCAGCCATCCCCGGAAAGCCCGTCTTGTCCATCATCCGGAGATCGGAAGCTAGTTCCGACTGAACCTGAGCTTGGCTCGCACAGTGCCGCACCTTGAAGATCGGAATCCCCGTGCGGATGTCCACCACAGCGGCGTTCCAACCACCCCCGGCAGCCGGGCGAACCACAGCCGTGTACCCGTGCGACCCCCGAGCGATTTCCTTCGCGTTGGGCTTCATCACCGGCTTCTCAGGGTCGTTTTCCTGAAGAAGGGCTGAGACGATCTGTTCGGCGATTCGCATACGTGTTCTCCACACGATAGTGCAAGGCCCCGGTCGGGTGACCGGGGCCAGTTTCCGGGGAGGATGTTACGCCGGGGAACCCGGCGATGCCTCAGAGGGGGAACCCGTCGTCGTCCACCTCGTCCGGCCGGAGAGGCCGGTCGTCCGGGTTGGCCAGCCACTCCTCGGACCCCGGCTCCGGATCGGGCACCGGGCCGAAGACGGGGACGACCTCTTCGGTGGCCTCCCACTCGGCGAGGGTGTCGGGATGGGGGAGCCGGACCCCGGCCCCGCAGGTCCAAGTGAAGGCGGCGGAGGGACCGGAGAGGAAGTTGAGCAGGGCTTCGTTCATGTCCGTCCTTTCAGGCCACCGAGGCGAAGAAGGAGAGGGAGGGGACGGAGACGTAGTTCGGACCCTCGTCCCCGAAGCGGCCGACGACCTCGGTGCGCCCGGCACGGGGGTGGGAGTAGACATCCACCTCGGTCCCCTCGTAGAGGGCGTACCCGAGGAAGAGGCACTCCTCGCAGTCGTGGGTGAACCGGGGGGAGGTGCCGGGGACGAAGGAGAGGAAGGGGGTGGGCATGTCAGTCTCCTCTTTCTCAGCGGGGGGTCTTGTGGAAGGTGTTGCGGCCCCAGTTGTGGAGGAGCTTCCAGCCAGCGTCCTCGATCTCGTCGAACTCGGCGACGACCTCGTCGAGGGTCTCGTCGTTCTCGATGTCGGGGAGGAGGTTCTCGTCCATTCCGTTTCCTTTCTTCGGGGCTCTCATGCCCACAAAGAAAGGATAGACGAATTAGCTTGAACTGTCAAGATAAATGTGTAGTGTTCGCCGGGGGTTCCGGTGTCTGCCCCATTCCGGACCCCCCGGCTTCGCTTCACCCGTGGCAGACGGGCTATACGATGTGGGGAGTCTAGCAGAAAGTGAGTGGCCCCGGAGCTGTGTGCTTCCGGGGCCGCTCTGGTTCAACGCTCTGCCCTCTCGGGGCAGGCAGGTTGTTTCACTGGGATAGTGCAACCTTCACCCGAGGCCCGAGCTTCTTCCCGAGCTTGGCGAGCCGGATCTTCTCCCGGGTTTCGGGGGAACGTTTCTGCCCCGTGTTCGCCACCCGGATCTTCTCCCTCCACTCCGGAGTCTGGCGCGAGGCGTTGAGCCGGGCGATGTCTTCCGGGGTCAGCTTCCGGCCGGGTTTTCCCTTCTTGGCCGCCGACATCCTCGCCCGAGTCTCCTCCGACGGGTTCCACCCCAGCCGTGCCTCCGAGCAATGCCTCCGATGTTCTTCGGTGAGGGGCCTCCCCAGACGGGGGGCCACCCGGGCAGCGATGTGCTCGGGGCTCTGCTTGATACCGAGCTTGGCCTCGGAGATCGCCAGCTTGTGCGCAGGCGACAGAGTTCTCCCGGACAGGGCAAGGGAGATCTTGTCACCCAACTCGACTTTCTTAGCCAGACGCCCCGCCTCCTCCGCAGCCACTTCAGCTTCCAGCTTGAGAAGATCCCTTGGGGTCAGTTTCTCGGCTTCCTCCTGTCGCTCCTGTTTCCACAGATCCAGCTTCGACAGCACGTCGTTCCCGCCACTCATGCCAGTACCTCCTTTTCGCCTCAGACATTTTTTGACGAGCTTCTACAGACTGTGAACCTCGCCGTACACCAAGATGCAGTTCCCGTAGCCGTTGTTTAGTTGCCTCCGTGTGTGGAACTCCCCGATGCGTTTTGCCCTGCATGGCCGCACTGATCTTCTGCTTCGTCTCCTCAGAATGCCGATACCCCACCCGACCAGAGATCACCTTCTCCCGGAAAGCAGGATCAGTCCAGTTCTTGCGACTGGCTTCTCCGATCGCCCTGCGCTGAGCCTCTCCTTTCGGGTAAGCACCACCTTGGCCACCCTCAGCACGGTTGAGCAGGTCACACCCCGCATCCCGCAGCTTCTTGATCCAGAACCGCTCTGCGTGCTGCCACAGGTGGTCTCCCACCTCGTCTACCACCCTCAGTGTGGGCGGTCCGGAGAGCTGTTCAGCCCACCACCTGACCACCCCTCTGGTCTTGAGATGGACCTTCAGCCTTTGCTCCGGGTCTTTCGCCTTGCCCACGTACCGGATCTGACCGGCAGGGTCCATGAGGATGTAGATGCTGACCATGGGGGAAATGTATATTAGACTGTGATTGGTGTCAAGTCTAATAGGCCGGTCAGACATAAAAAAGAGAGGGGCCGCCCGAAGGCGGCCCCGCACTTGACTTTAGGCCCCCAACTAGGTTAGACTTAGTTAGGTGAGCCTCAACTTTGCATAGAAGAGCCCGTTGATCGGCTTCTTCGCGTAGCTGGTGAAGAGCCCCTTGCGGCCGACGAAGTCGTCGAGGTAGATGGTCGGGGTGGCGTAGAAGGGAACCCACGGCGCGTAGACGTAGCCGCTGTCGAGGAACGACCCGCCCTTGTAGCCGAGGATGGCCTCGTCCGCGTTCATGTACGGGTCGAGGTAGACCTTCCACTGGCCCTTCAGGGTGCCGATGAACTGGACGCCGGAACCCTGATAGTCGCCACCGGCCGGGACGAACTGCTCGCCCTCCTGACCCTGAATGATCGAGCAGACGTTCGTGCCGCCGATGAGCCACGTGGCTCCGTGGCGACGGGTCGCCTGAAAGATCTTGTTCGAGGCTTCGATGAGCGAGTAGATGAAGCTCTGGCGGTGCAGGTAGAGGCTGATGTTCGAAGGCGCGGCCTTGGCGAACGTCGTCTCGGTGATCGTGCCAGAGGTGTTGTTGGAGTTGGCGAGGGTGATGAGGTCGTAGATGATCTCGCGATCGACCTCGATCCGCATCTCGTTGGCCATGTCGGTCATCAGCTCGACCTCGGCCTCGTCACCGTGGACCGCCTTGAGCTGGGCCGCCGCCTCGATGCTCCACCGAGCGCGGAGCTTCCTCGGGCGAGCCACGACGGGCGTGCTCGTGAGGATGAGGTCGATCTGCGGGATGTCCCCGTAGCCCTCGGAGTTGTAGTCGTACGTGGCCGTGAAGGCCCCGGCCGCCGGGTCTTTCCCGGTGTCGAAGGTGATGACGTAGGCACCCGTGCCGTAGTCGATCGTGTTCGTCCCGGCCAGCTCACCGGCCGCGCCGATGAGGCCGCCCGCGCCGTCGTCGGTGAGGGTCGCAGCGGTCCCGGCGGTCTTGAGGTAGGAGATCACCAGCCCGCCCGGACGGAGGGGGTGGTAGGCGAGGTTGCCCGTGAAGGACACGCCCGTGCCCGTGGACATCTCGATCTCTTCGTTCTCGACGACCTCGGAGGTGTAGTTGAACCCGGAGGCGTTGTTCCAGCCGGTGCGCGCACTGAAGAGCGGATCACCCGCCTTCACCGCGCCCTTGTTGGAGCCGAACCGGGTGTCGCGGTAGAACACGAGGGAGGTCGGAGCCTCCATCGGCTGCACCGAGACGAGATCCTGCGCGACGAGGTTCGGGTAGACCGCACGGATCATCGGGAAGACGAACTTCTCGAACGACCCGATGGAGGCCACACGGGTCTCCTCGTCGAGCTGGCTCATCCACGTGAGCTGGTTCTCGCAGAGCCGGGCGATGAAGGGCCGCTTGGCCTCGGGCACCTTGGCGGCTTCGAGGAACCTGCGCCACTTGGACGCGGCCAGAGCGTTGTTGACCCGCTCCGAGGTTCCCATCTTGAACGTTGCTTCGTTGAGTTCCATCTTTCAGATCTCCTTCGCTTCTCGCTCTGCGGTTAGACCCGACCGATCCGGGCGGCCACGCGGGCACCCAGCTCAGCCTGACTTTCGAGGATCGACTTCTCGGTCTTGCGTCCGGCCGTGGCGGCCTCGTTCAGGCGGGCGACGTTGCCCACCTTGGCGAACGACGGAACGCCGAACGGACCCTCGGAGATGCTGCCCGGGTCGGGCGAACCGGCGGACTCCGTGACCTTGCCGCCGGAGGTCTTCTTCAGCTCCTTGTAGCGGCGGACGAGGGACTCGATGACCGACCCGGCCACCTTGACCGGGATCTTCTGGCCACCGGCCACGATGAAGGCCGGGGCGGACGGGCGGGCCGCCTCGGTGGCGCGGACCCTGCGGGTGAGCTTGGCGATGGCCTTGGCCGCGATGGCCTCGGTGACCCTCGCCTCGTAGCGCATCCGGCGGTTCTCGCGGACGAGCTTGCGGTAGGTCTTGACGATCTTCGCCTCCATCGGGGGGAGGGGCTGACCGTCGTCGTCCGTGGGCTCGGTCTCGGCCTCCTCCTTGGGAGGGGCCGGGATGTCGATGCTGTCGTCGTCGCTCTCGGAGAACCGGCGGAGGGCGGAGGGCCGCCTGCGCTTGGACTCCTTGGCGTCGATCTTGGCCTGAATCTCGGGCGGCGGGCCGTTCTCGTCCTCGCCGAACTGGTTCTCGTCGTCGTCGGACGCCGTGAGGGTCGGGACGTCGTCCTCGTCACCGTCCTCGGACTCGCCGATCTCTTCCTCGCCCTTGGGCTCGGCGGGCTCGTAGGAGTCGGGCATGAGGTTCGCGCCGTCCCCCTCCATGACCTTCCGGGCGGCCTTGAGGAGCCGGGACTCGCACTTCTGCGCCGCCTCCTGTGCCGCGAGGGCGGTCTCGTCCTCGCTCTCGTCGGTGGCGATCTGATCCAGCTCGTCCTCGGCTTCACGGATCGCCGACCGGAGGGCCTTGCTCATGGAATTCTTCTTCGCGGCCTCGGCCATCTTGGCTTCCTCCTTGCGGGTCTTTTCGGTCTTGGACTCACCCACGGCCTTCGGGTCCGCGCCGGGGATGAGGGGGAGAGAGTCGGGTTCCACCGTCGCGGGGAGGGCCTCGACGCTTCCGGCCTCACCGGCCTTGGCCGTGTTGGTCGCCGCGAGGAGCTTGTCCACGAGCCCCGGGTGGTAGTTGCCGCCGTCGTTCTCGCCCAGACGGACGAAAGGACGACGAGCGGTGTTCAGTTCGGAGAGAAGTCCGATGAACAGGGGCTTCATGTCCCCCGCCGACTCGGACAGCTTGGAGAGCTTGACCATCGTCTCGGTCGCCTGACGCTCGACGAGGGGCCGCATGGCGGCGGACACCTCCGAGGGCTTCAGGTTCACGAGTTCGAGGACGGACCTCTCCAGTGCCTTGAACTCTTCCATCAGATCCATCATTCGATCTCCTGTCCTTCGGGCCAGAAGATGCTCGAAGACGGGGTTGGGATAGGCCCCCTGAGTCGAGGGGTTGTGGACGAAGTCGAATGCCTGAAGTTCAAAGTTCTCCTGAACGATGTCACCAGACTCGGTCTTCAGGAGATCCCCTTCCCCACGCGAAGAGATGCCGATCTTGGCCTTCGAGCGGAAAAGGGCTTCGAGGATCTTCCCCGCCGGGGTCGGGAGGATCTCCGCCTCACCGTACACGGCCCAGTCGGGACGCATCTCCAGTCGCGTGGTCAGTCCGGCCACACGCTGAAGAAGAGTCCGGCCATCGTCCGGGTGGTCGAGTTCGCTGAAGAAGTTCCGGGACTTGATTCGTCCCATGGCCTCGGAACTCTCAGAGAGAACCTTCCTCCAGACGCTGTCCGGGTAGATCCGTCCGTTCTCGTTCTTGACATTCGCCCGCCCGAACACACCCCGCACGATCAGGGGCTTGGCCCCCTCGCCCGAGCCTTCGAGGATCTCGTAACCCTCAAAGTAAGATGCTTCGAGAAGTCTCATCACTGTCCCAGTGCGGTCATGATGGCGGCCACCCGAGGAGCCTGAACCCCGCTGGTGACCGTCAACGCTTCCGCCGTGTTCTCGTCGATGACGACGATGGTTTCCTTCTTGAGGTCGATCAGGACGTTCCGGAAGTTGTAGACGTAGTCAAGAAACTTCTGACGGTCGAGAGGGTCATCCCCGACGAACTTCAGGACACGGAACAGATTCGCCTTGGGGGTGCATGGACCCGCCCACTGGTAATCCTTCCCGGGAGAGTTCTTGACGGTCCGTGCCCGGAGGACCGTACCTTCCTCGTCGATGCTGACCAGCATGAGATCCCCGAGCTTCTCCACCGGGAAGTCGTAGGGGCTCTTCTCAGAGGAGCCGACCTTGAGTTCAAACTCCTTGACGTTCCGAAGCGCAGCCTCGGCCATCTGCCTGAGAAAGCCCCCCGACCCGAACGGGGAGAAGACTTGGGTCACCCGGTTCAGCATCGAAGGTTACGCCTTGACGAGAACCTTGAGCTGGGCGAGGGCGGCGGTGAGAGCGACCTGAGCGGCGTCCACGGCGGCCTCGTAGGGGGTCCGAGTGGCCTCGGTCCAGTCCTCCGAGAGGGTGTAGTGCCCCGCGCCGTCGGCCTTGGTGGCCTGAAGAAGGGAGTTGATGGTCTGCGCCATGGCCCACGCGGACTGGAGATTCCGCGAGGTCGGCCCCTTGGCGTCGAGCCGGTCGAGCTTCTTGGCGAGGTTCTGGATATCGAAGGCGATTGATGCCATTTTGAACAGTCCTCCTAGTTTGTCTGAGTTGTGCTCAGACTGGTGAATGACTCTGGATAGGAAGCCCGCCACTCGGCCTCTTCCCTATCCCAACGTTTCTGCGCGTTCAGGCGGCCCTGCTCCCGGCGTTCCGGAGTAGCCCACATGGCTTTCCGCTTCGCACACAGCTCAGGAGATGCCTTTTTCCCACGAAGAGCCGCCACCTTCTTCGCGATGGTCTCCGCCGACTGAGGCCGACCCCGCCGACTCAGGTTGCCCCGAGTGATGTTGGCCAGAGCTTCCCCGGTGCGCTTCTTCCCAGCCTTGAGCCGATTCGCCGCAGCGATCTTCTGCCGGGCTTCCGGGGTGTGCCTGTACCCGACGATCCCCTCTCCGCCTTCGGTGCAGTTCAGGAGATCCGGGAACTGGGCGATCCAGTGCTTCTCACGGGTCTTCCATGAGGATGTCTCCTCCAGAAGTACGATGTTCGGACGCAGGCCCCGCACCGTCAGGTTGCAGATCCAAGCGTCCTTGCGGTTCTTGTGAGAGTGGTGAATGGCATCCCAGATGTGGTGGTAGAGCCGGGCATCCAGCGTACGGTGGGTCTGCCCGACATACCGGAGCTTTCCGGTTTCGGGATCTGCCAAGCCGTAGATGAGGTGCGGGGCACTCATGCACCCCGATAGAGAAACCTCTTGAAGTGCCATGCCTAAAACTGCTGGTTTTTCAGGAGGATGAACGCGAAAAACCCCCCTTTCGGGGGGTGGTTGGAATCCCGTGTGGTAGTGGAAAGCCTAGTCGGCGATGCCGTCCCGGATGCTCTGAAGCTCTCTCAGGATGATCGTGAGGTCGGGGAGGCTGTTGCCCCCGGCCTCCACGTTCCGGAAGTACCGGTGGAAGTCCCCGTCGAGGAGGATGTCCAGCCGGGCCTTGACCCCGGGAACCTTGGCGGTCACCTTCCGGATCTTCTCCAGCTCCTTCACCCGGGCCTGAAACAGGGTCTTGGACGCCTTGAGGTCGAGGACTTCCCGCCCGAGGACGGCCACCTTCTCCCGGGCCGTATCGAGATCCCGGGTCAGGACGTTCTCCCGTTCCACAGACGCGAGGTGGGCCGCCTCGGTGAGCCGGAGTTTCTTCTCGGCCTCGTGCAGCTTGATCGCTTGAACTTCCAGCCGCGTGATGATGTCCCCGAGGGTCGGGAAGTCCGTGAACGAGACCCCCTTGCTCGGCTTCTTGACCGGGGCCTTCTTGACCAGAACCTTCTTCTTGACCGGAGCCTTCTTCTTCGCCAGCTTCATACGTCCTCCTCACCGTCGTTCTCAGGGCCGAACTCTTCCAGATCCCCGGGGAACTGGGTCAGGGCGGCCTCGATCCGGAGGAGGTCGAAGTCCTCCTTGACCGGCCGGGAGATGATCCGGAGCCGGGACTTCCGGTCGTCGAACTCATCCCGGGAGATCTTCGTCCCGAGAGCCTGCTCCCGAGCTTCCTTCAGCTCCCGTCTCGTGGACCCCGTCCCCGGGACCACCCATTCCGTCGCGTAGAGCCCCATGGTTTCCTCCTCAACATGCCGCCGGTTGAACGGACCGGGCGGGCGGGTGTGCTGCCGTTCCAGCGGCCTTCGCCGGGCTTGACTCGGTTTCTCCACCGACCGGATGCCCGGCCAGCTTCATCGTCCCCGAACCCGGGTGGGCGGTTAGTCAGCCATCAGGAACTTGATGCCCTTCCTGTACTTCTCGGTGCGCCTCTCGTCCACCCTCGTGGCGTTCGGCACCCCCCGGAGGTTGTCGGTCATGTCGGCGAGCTTGACCTTCCGGGAGATCGGGTTGGCCTTGGCCCGGATCAGGTACGCCTTCCACGTCTCTTCCGGCCGCCACGTGATCCCGTCGAGCCCGGCCATGATCTCGGGGCTCCAGCCGTACTGTCGGACGACGGCGGGCCAGAGGTGGATCTGATCTTCCTTGAGGTCGTGGAGGACCGCGACGATTCGCTCGGCCTCGGTGGTCAGCGTCGGGGAGAGCATGACCCTCAACACATGAAACACATACGGTTGACCGGCCTTATCGACCTGCTCAGCGTGTGCGAGGGAAGCGAGTCGAATGGCGTTCGTCAGGTATCCCATGTTATCCCTTCTTCCTAGATCCCGAGGAGGGAACCGGCGGTGCGCTTCCCGGGGGCCACGCTCAGGTCTCGCTCCATCCCGAGCCCGAACATCCCCTTGGCCGACTTGAGCTGGGAGAGGGTCGTGTAGCCCCACTCGTCGCAGTCCGAGCCGAGGGCGGAGACGCAGAACCCGAAGAACTCGAAGTCCCCGTTCGGGAGGGGCGACCCCTCCGTGGCGAGGAAGGTGAAGCGCCCGGACGGCATGAAGAACTTCGCGACCACCTTGGCCTCGAAGAACTTGCCCTCCTGCGAGCGAAGCGGGAACTTCTGGAAGGCTTTGGTCGTGGCGGCGGTGAGGAGTTTCATGGCGTCTCGCTTTCTTCGGGGCTCTCTCGCCCACACCCGTAATCTAGCACGAACAAGCTAAAACAGTCAAGCCCCCTCGCGGGGGCTTGAAGAGTTTCTCGGAGGAGGCCCGGGGTTAGAAGTGCGGGTCGTGGTGGCGGGAGGCGTGCCCGACGTAGTAGCGGGTGCCGCAGGCGGCCTTCCAGCGCCCGTCCTTGCCCTTGCGGAGGGTCTCGATCCGCCCCTCGGGGTTCGAGGTGATGATCCAGTTCTCGATCCCGGAGTAGGGCTGGCCACCGGGGCCGTTCTCCGCGTTCATCGAGCGGACGATGATCTTGCCCGCCGTGCGGATCTCGATGACCTCGTAGGGGTAGGCGTCGGAGCCGCAGGACTCGGTCACGCCCATTCCGACGACCACCGGGATCTCCTCGTACTTGTAGGTCGTGGCGTTCCGGACCGTGGTCGTGGGGGCGGCGGCGGGCTTGGTCATTTTCGTTTCTCGCTTTCTTCGGGGCGTCTCGCCCACACCCAGAAGATACCAGAAGTAGGCTTATCCTGTCAAGCATAAAACGACAAGCCCCCCTCACGGGGGGCCTGCGTATCCTTGGGGTGTGTGCTGCGAGGTGACTAGCAGTACCTCATTCACCCTCCTCAGCGAGTCCTGCCTCCGAACTCGCCATGATGAACTCTTCGAGTCGCCTGTTGAGCACGCATCCGAGGGCGACGTGGACAGCCTCGGAGATGCTCCGGGTGACGATCTCGTCCGTGATGTCGGCGTCTTCGGGCACCCACCGGGAGGCCGGGATGACGTTGGTCGTCGTGACCACGTAGCCCGGAACGTGGATGCTTCCGGAGAGCGTTCGGACCTCGACTCCGGCGGGGTAGATGTCCACGAGGGTGTTCTCGTCCACCGAGATGTGCTCGTCGTCGAGGTCGGTCCTCGGGACGAGCTTCGGGGAGAGCTTCAGGCCGACTGCCTCGGCCGAAGTCGTGAGAGCCGCGAGGAGCTTTTCGGACTCCAGCAGGGTGGCCACCAGAACATTGGGGTTCGTCATATCGGTACCTCCAACCAAGGGAAGGCTACCACGAGAGTTCTAGACCTGTCAATCTAGAACTTGCGAGTCAGCTCAGTAGAGCTTCAGGTCCACCCGGAGGTAGTCGTCCAGCTCGACCGGGTCGCTGATGACCCGGAGGCGGCTGGCGGTCTGGGGGTCGCGGCCGAACCCGACGAACCATGCCTGATTCGCGGGGAGCCACTGGACCACGATGCCCTTGTCCTTGAAGACCTCGGACTGCCCCCGCTTCCACTTCCGGGGAGCTTCAGTCAGGGCCTCGGTCAGGTTCGTCGTGACCTTCATGCGTGAACCTCCGCTCCGGCGTACTTCGATCCGGCGAGCTTGGCCTTGAACTCCCCGACGGTCTGCTTCGGGAGCTTCTTCGTGTAGGCGATCGACCGGGCGTTCCCGGCGCGTGCGTTGCCCCCGGCGTGGGCCATCATGTCCGGCCCGCCGAAGACGTAGGCTCCCTTGTCGCCCTTGTCCCAGAGAACCAACAGCACGTACTTGCCCCCGAGGGGCTCCGTGTCGTGGAGCACCCGGGACGGGAAGCTCCCCCCGATCGGGGCGGCCTCGACGAGGGTTTCAGTCAGGCGGGTCGAGACGCGCATCACCGGCCTCCTACGCCCCGCTCTGCCACTTGTGGTAGACGTCCTGCCAGATCATGGAGATCCGCGCCAGCGCCAAAGCGAGGGACACGCTCTGCCCCGGCCCGGCGTACTCCTTCATGGCCAGCTTCTTCGCCACACCCTCGATCACGGTCCACGGGATGTCCCGGTACCACTGTCCGCCGGGCTTGAGCATCCCCACGAGCGGCATCACGGCCGTGTTCCGCTGGCCGGGGAGGGGCGCGGCCGATGCCAGACGCTGGGCGATCGGCTGGACCAAGGTGTGCGGGAAGACCTCTTTTCCCTCGGCCTCGGTGAGAGATTCGGCGAGCTGGGTGGTGACCTTCATGTTCAGCCCTTCTTGATGAAGTTCTCGTCGTTGACGAGCTGACCCGCCCAGCCCCCCGAGACCATGACGTGGTCGGGGAAGACGAGGTACTTCAGCACCTTGCCCTTGGCGGTCCTGTACTCGGGGCCACCCCGGCCCATCCCGGCGTACTGCTTGAAGTACACCGTGTCCCCGGCCTTGAGCCCCTTGAAGGGCTTGCTGAGCCCGGCGAACATGTCGTTCGGGTTGCTCTCGGTGAGCGCCTCGGTGAGACGTGTCTTGACCTTCATCTTAGTGCTCCGGATTTATCCACGAAGCGACGACCTGCCCCGTGTCGTGGTCCATGATGGTCGCACGGGTAGGAATACCCTTATCCCCCAGATGAGCGCTGTGACCACCCGGCTTCATGGTTTCGAGGAACTTGGCCATGAACTTTGCGAGGTTGGCGTTAGTCGGCGCACCGTAGGACGGGATCTGTCCCTGCGGCCGAGTCCGCCACTGCATCGGGGTGTAGTGCATCCCCGGAGCGGTCAGGTTGACGGTGTATCGGATTGGAAGATCGCGCCCCTCAACGAGGGCCTCGGTCAGGTTCGTCCTGATTTTCATGGTCAACCTTTCACCGTGTGCAGGTAGTCGATCAGATCCCTGTAGAAGTCGTGGACCTCGGCGACAGCCTTGACCCGGTCCTCGAACCCCTTCTTGGCCTTGTTCCATGCCTCGGGGCCTTCGATGTAGTAGTCACGCTGGTGGGGAGCCCCGGCGTAGTGCAGGGCCGTGAGAGCGTCCGCCAGAGCACTCTCGCAGTGCTCAGCCCACGCGAGAAGGTTCGCCTTGCCCGACCCGTTCGAGTGAACGATGGGGTGGAGATCCCCGCGATCGGGGAGGAACTTCTCGGTCAGGTTCGTCTTCACTCTCATGGCTCTACTCTATCAGAAAGTCTCAAACTGTCAAGCTAGAAATGTCAGTGCCGCATGTCGGGCCACACGTACTTGCCCCCGCGCTTGAGCACGATCTTGTCCTTGACCAGCGCCGCGAGAACGTCGCGCATGGCCTTCGTCTTGAGCTGCCACTTGACGTCCTGATCCGTCATCTCCCCGCGATGAATGTGGAAGATGTCCCGGACCCGGTTCTCCAGCTCCTGCTTGGGGGTCAAAGCGGGCAGGTCGAACTCCACGATGGACTCGACGAGCTTCGTCGTGATCTTCATTTCACTTCTCCGCCACGGTGGAAGTGGACGAGGTGGGACGAGAAGTCCGTCTTCCCGTCGTTCCTCAGAACCTGCTCCTGCCACAGGAGCCGCCAACCCTCGACCTCGCAGAGCCGCTTGAATTCGAGGCAGCCCTCGCGGGTGAACAGGTCGAGGTACACGGTCAGGACTTCGTACGGCATCTCTCCTCCTAGCTCCACTTGGCGATGGCCCCGGTGCCTCCCCGGTCGGCGATCCACTTCTTGGCGATGGGGTTCTGGGGCGGGGTGTTCACGAGCGAGCGGACCCACTTCGACGCGAGGTCGAGAAGATCCTGATTGGGACCGTTGTTCTCGACTACGTAGAAGTGCCCACCGAACATGGACCGGAAAGCCGGGATGTTGTCCTGCACGTGCTGCCACGCTTCCCGGACGACGTGCTCCGGGACAGTGCGATCCCGCTGCGCGTTCCGGGAGAGGGCCACCTCCAGCGAGGTGTTCACAAAGATCATGTACGTGTCGTACCCGAGCTGTTCGAGAGCGTGCTTCTGATGCTCGATCTTCGAGGCTTCCCGCCCCGTTCCGTCGATGACCATTCCCAGCCGCTCGTTGACCCAGTGATGCTGCCGCACCTTCGTCAGATCCCCTGCGTGCGCCCGGACGGCCCCGTACTCCGCCGGGTCAAGGGTGTCGAGCTTCAGGGACATCCCAGCCTTCTTGAGGAGGATCTCGAACGCCGTGTCGGAGTTGACGGTCACGAGGCCATGGCCGCCCGTGACCGCCCGGGAAACGAAGGACTTCCCAGACCCCGGACCTCCGGCCATGAAGAACGCCTTGAAGATCGCCGGGTCGAAGACCCCCTCGACGAAGAGGGACTCCACGATGCACTGGATGCGGAACTGCTCAGCCTCGGTGAACTTCATGACTCCGTGGTCTCCTGCCGGTTGACCGCCTTCGCGAGGTTGGCCTTCATCTTCTGAAGGAGCGCGTCCACTTCGCGAATCTCGGCCCCGAGCTTGACGTACGTCGCCGCCGCCACGTGGACCTTCTCCTGCACGCCCCCCACGATGTCGCCGGGAAGCAGTCGCCCGGGATGCTTTTCGAGCTTCTCGGCCATGACGAGGCACGCATGAGCGTCGTCTCCCATACGCTTGAACTCTCCCGCGAAGTCCGAAACGTGGAACTGTCCGACCATCCCGACCAAGTACCTCTTGAGGTTTTCCAGATCGGACTTGAACTTGGGGTCCACCCCCTCGTCCAGAGACTCGAACAACTGATCTGCGAAATGCTTCATCCTATGCTCCGATCGTTTCCTTCGCGAAATCTTTCCAGTTCAGGGAACCGCTGAGGGGGAGAGCACCCTTCCGGGAGTACCCCGTCGCCTCACACGTCAGGAGAGCCGTGATGCCCCCGATGGGGTACAGCTCGAAGCGCCCCTCGGCGTCCGTGAACGCCGTGATCTCGAACCGGGTGAGGCCGCCTCCCCCGTTGGACATCTGGGGGGTGTTGAGAAGTCGGAGCTTGACCTCCGCCTCCGGAACGGGAACGAAGTCGGGCCGGAGCACCCAGCCGAAGACCGTCACCTTCGGAACCACCGGGAGGGCCGGGCGGGCCTGAGAGAGGGTCATGGACAGGGTGACCACGTCCGCCCCGACCGTCAGGGGCACCGGGAACTCATCCGTGAAGGACGAGTAGGGCTTGTAGGCGAAAACCTTGTACGCCCCCGGGGGAAGCCCACAGGTGGCCCGGCCGCCGACCGTCGTCCGCAGGAGGGGGATGAGGGGAACGTCGAGGGTGTCGTCCCAGACGGTGATCTCGACCCCGCCGACCGGGTCACCCGACCCAGCCTCCCGGAAGTCGAAGTGGACCGGGGTCAGGCCCGGGGTGGCCGCGAGGAGCCCGTACAGGACGTTCACCTCTTCCGACTGCCCGCCGACGGTCGCCCCGGAGATCAGGGGGATGAGGGGGGTGGCGTTGTCCACCTCCCACTCCACCAGTAGGAGCATCCGAGTGGCGGAGAACGGAAGTCCCCGGAACCGAACGATGGTGTCCCCGGGATCGTCCCCCCGGAACGCCTTGATGGCTTCCGAGGCGTACTCCAGAACGAGGTCGTCAGCCGGGACCGGAACAGGAGCCGCGACGGCAGGAAGATCCGGGGCGTACCACGTCAGCCGGAAGTCCGAGAGCGCAGGCAGAGACGGAGTCACCTGCGGATCGCCCTGCGAATCCATGTAGCTCTCCGGAACGATGCTGAACCAGTCCGTGTTCATGCAGAGCCTCCCCCCGATAGTGGCGGAGGAAGATCCTGTATGAATCTACTGTGGGAGAACCTCCACCGTCCGAAGATCGCGGGTGGCCTTCTGGGTTCGGGTCTCAGAACAGAAGACGTCGTCGTCTCCAGCGTCCAGAGCGGCCTCGAACACCTCCCGGTACATCTGGCTCTGCCCCGGGGGGCCTGTCATGTGACAAGGCTGATGCTCCCGGGAGAATCGGGTGAAGAGCCAGCTCATCTGGATCTGGTCTTCATGCGACACCCCGAACTCGTCCGAGTCCTCCAGCTTCCGGAAGTCCGCAAACACGAGAAGGGACTTCCCGCAGAGGTGACAGCAGAACTCGTGGGCCGTGTACCCAACAGCCTCAGCTTCCGAATCCAAGAAGCAGTAATGAACATGAAGAAACGGAGTCTCGACGAAATACGAGACACCGAAATCCCGGGCCAGAACGAGGGTCGTGCGGTGCTGCGGGTCAGGAGTCAACAGGCATCTCCACCCGAAGATACCTCTCGTTGTAGAGGGAATTCCGGAGCGGTCCGAGCTGCTCGGACACGGTGAACTCCTCGGAGATCCGGGCCTCGGCCGCCGCCTCCGCCTTGTCCCGCGCCCGGGACCGAACCTGCGGACGTCCACCCAGAGGCTCGTCTTCCGCCCCAGCGAGGATGCGCCCGGCAGAGGGCCGAGAGGGCGGGGCACTCTTGGCCAGCTTCTTCCTCAGCTCCCGGGCCACCTTCAAGGCAGGAGAGTCCTCCGGCTCGGCCGGAAGTTCCTTCTCCGCCCCGGAGATGACCTTGCGAACCTTCGCCTTGAGATCCTTGATCCGGGCCGAGGAGAGGTCGGGGGGCTTGGCCGATCCAATGGCAGCCATCATGGCCACCACGGAATCGCGCATGTGCTTCTCCGGGTCGGTCGGACGCGAGGGCGGGATCTTCCCGAGCACGATGTCCCGTGCCCGGTCGAACTCCTCCCCGACCTTCTTCGTCCCCCACGCTGCGCTTCTGCGGATCAGGTCGTCTCTGCGGATCAGGTCGTCCAACGGATCGTGAATCACCTGCCACCTCCCAGCTTCGGGAGCATCCCGGGGTGACGGTGCCGGGAATCCGTCGCCAGCTCTTCGACCCCCATGACGTAAGAGTGTAGCTCGATGGCCACCTCCCGAGTCTCCGAAAGCACTTCCGGAAGGGTCCACTTCTTCCCGTGAGACAGGAAGGCCAGCTTGGGGTTAGCCATGTCGGCCAGATCAAACCGCAACATCGTGGCGTCCCCTGCGTGCCCGTAGTCCCAGCCCCAGAAGTGGTAGTTCATGAACGGGGCGAACTCCACCAAGGCCAGCTCGTGCTTGCCCGAGAACGTCAGACCCCCGTGGGCCGACTCGATGTAGTTGTTCAGCTCGTCGTAGGGGGCGGAGAACCTCTCCGCCAACAGCATGTCCGGGGGCACCCCGCAGTACGCCGTGATCGTCACCGGGCCGCGCAGGACCAGCGAGATGATCGGCGACCCGATGTACCCCTCCAAGTAGAGGATGGTGAACGGCTCTTTCCGAGCGATCTCCTCGAACTCCCGCAGCCCGGAGTCGTAGACCTGCACCGAACCCTTGAACTTCGGAAGTTCAGGAGGAAGCAGAATCACGACGGAGCCTCTTCTCCTCGTCCCACAGCTCGGACGGGTTGACCGGGTAGACCTTCAGATCCGTCAGGTGGGACCAGACTGCCGTCCCGCACCTCGGGCAGGTGGAATTCCTAGTCGAGCTGAAGACGTGGTCCTCGATGCAGACCGCCGCGTCCATGAGGTGGACCGAGAAGGAATTCGCGAGCTGTGCCGCCTCGTCGTACCCGAGGGACGACAGCTCCGACATCGAGCGCACCGGGAGACACGGCTTCAGGAATCCGAGGAAACGGGCCGCCCGAACCCCGAGCACCTCCACGACCGTGGGAGAGAACTTCTCGACGATGGTCATTCCGACACCTCCGCGTTCCGGGTTGGACGGACGGTGACGTGCATGTCCGGAGTCAGCACCGTGATGACCTCACCCCGGCGTCCGTCGTACAGCACCTTCATCGGCCCGGTCTGGGAATCCACCATGAAGACTGACACCCGGTGAGACGCCCGGCCGATAAACTTCGCTGTCTGGGTTCTGATGGCCTCGACGATCCGAGCATAGTCACGGTGGTTCCCCGCGATTCCGAACCGCTCGCGCATCCTCTTCTTCGAGTGCCGACGGAGAGCTTCCTTCTTTTCCACGACGCATCCTTTCTTACCCCGGCACGGGGTCGCTGTTCTTGAACTTGTCCATGAACATGAGTCCACACCTCGTGCAGACGAGGATCTTCTGGGTGCCGAACTCGAACGGTCTGAAGGAGTTTCTCCCGCAGACGCACTTCGAGGAGCTGTAGGCCGCCGCCACGTTCGGCTTCCCGAGCATGTAGCCGAGAGCCATGTCTCGTATCGTGAGGAAAAAGTTCCGGCGGCCCGAGAACGTGCCCGACCCCTGCAAGGGTTGCCCCTTCCCTCCCCCCGGGCTATCAGTTCCGAGAGTCCGGGACCGGTTCACGATTTCACCTCGACCGTGAAGAACGTCTTCTCCGCTAGATAGACCTTGATGGCTCCGTCGCCGGACTCCACGGGCTCCGGAACCTCCGCCAGCATCCGCTGGCACTCGGCGACCCACTCCCCGAGGGTGTAGTCCGCGAGACGGGTGAACCCGCCCTCGAAGACCGTCGAGGAGAAGAGCTGTCCGGCCTTCCCGCCGCTCAGGTAGAAGTACCCGTACTGGGGGTTGTACCAGAAGTCCACTCCCGGGACGTTCAGGGCCTTCGTGACCTGCTTGCAGGACCGGGGGGCCTTGGAGAGGTCGGGCTTTCTCATGCCTGTAGTGTATGTCTTCAAGCTCAAACTGTCAAGCTCAAACAGGTGCGAAAGAGGAGGCTGTCTCCCTGCCCGCAGGACCGGGAGGAGGACCGGTCCCTGTCCCCCCGGGAGGCACGGCGGCAAGGGTAGGAAGACACCCTCCGCTCGATAGTCACGGGGACTCGATGCTCCCGGGACCATCGGAGTTCTCGAAGTTCGCGCCGTAATTCTTCTTCAGCTTGGACAGCACGGAGACCTCCATGAGAGTAGCCCCCTTCTTGAACCCCATGACCCAGCCGATGGAGTAGGCCGAGGCCATGAGGCCGATCGCGAGGAACACGAAAAAGTACGTCATTTTGACACGTTCTCCTTTTCCGAGAGGATGGCTTCCGCCGACCGGAGCCAAGGCAGGACGGGCTGAACCCACTCCGCCCCGAAGACCAGACGGTCCCGGTGGGTGGGAAGTCCGGGAATGCGATCGAGGGGGCCGGGGACGACCGACGTCCAGAGGCAGTGAGGGTTGACGCTCTCCCGGTATCGTTCCAGCAGAGCCGCGAGGGTCGGGCCAACTTCGGGGAGCAGGAAGGGGTAGCCCTTCGCGAAGACCACGATCCGGTCGTAGAAGTCCCGGGACGCGAGGGTGAGCTGGAGGGGCTTGTGGAGCCCGGACCCGCCCCGGGGGGCGAAAGCCCCCAGATTCTGGAGCAGGTCCATGGGCCGCCCGGACGCTTCTTCGACCACATCGTCTACCAGATAGAGCCGGGACGGGCCGAAGGCCGCCGCCGCGAGGGCCTCACGGAAGAACGCTGGGGGGCAGGAAGCAGACCGGTCGATGAGGACGAGGGTCCGCCCGGGGGGCCTCGGGATGGCCTTGGCGGCCTCCCAGAGGAGCTGCCCGAGGGCTTCCCGGAAGGGGAGGGTCTCAGGCACCCGGGGAACCTTCCACGCCGCCCGCAGGAGCCGGGGGACGTTGAGCGGGACCAGCTCCCTCAGCCGGGCCAACACGGCCCGCTGAGTCACTTCCCGCCCGGCTCGCCGGGGAAAGCCCGCGAGGAGGGCCTCCACCGACAGGCTCGGAATCGCTGCGTGCCAGAGGTCGAGGTCCGATCCAGCAGCCATCTCGGCCAACGGGGAGGGCACACGGGTCTCCCCGAGGACTTCCAGCCGGAGTTCCCGGGGCAGGGCCGGGTCCGAGAGCCACCTCATCCGGTCGAGGAAGCTGTTCTGGCCCGGGGTGTACCGGCCGAGGAGCCAGTCCACGGACGAGGACTTCCGGCCGCCGAAGGTCGGGTGGGCCAGCCGGACGAGGTCGGCGAGGGAGTGCCGGTGCCGACGGTGGTACTTCCGGTGGGCCGCCACCTCCACCTCGTCCAGCCTCAGCTCCAGCCACTGGGCGATGTGCTCCTTGGCCATCTTCCCCCAGTGCGCGTGGGACCGGGAGTACGTCGAGGCGAAGACCAGCAGCTCCTCGGCCGAGTTGACCGTGGAGTGGAAGACCGCCGGGAAGTCCCGGGAACGGTTCCGGCAGAGCCAGACCAGCCCCCGGGCCGCCCACGGGGTCAGCCGCCCGGCCATCCGGACAGCCTTCAGGACCAGCCGGGAGACCACCTCGGCATCATCGAAGGCATGGGGAATCCGGCTTTCGAGGTACGGGAAGGTGATGGGGGTACCCCCCACCACCCCGGCCCGGGTGCCGAAGACCATCCAGTGCAGGAAGTCCAGCTCATGGGCTTCAGACTCGATAGCGGTCAAGGGGGGCCTCCCCCGAGGCGACGGTCACGGCGGTCAGCAGTTCCTTCTCCAGCCGCCGGGCCTGCCGCATCTTCCGGGCTGCGTGCCGACAGGCCATCAGGATGGGATGCACGATGTGCTGGAGCAAGGGGTCTTCCCGCTCCCGGGGAGTGTGCCGCCTCCACTCGTGGTCCAGTCGGTTGACCTCGGCCGTCCAGAGCACCTCGAAGTGCCGGACCTTGATGTACCGCAGGACGATCATCCTGAGCCGGGGCTCCGGAGCCGGGAAGCGGAGCCGGATCGCCCGACCCGTGCGCTGGATCTCCCGCATGAGGGGGGTCACGATCCAGTGGTCCAGCATCCCGCGCCACTCCCCCTCGGGCATGTCGTTGATGTACTTCCACAGCTCCGCGCTTCCGTGTCCGTCGATCCCCTTGCGAAGCATCGAGTGGAAGCCTTCCCCGATCAGGGAGCGCACTTCTTCTTTCGTGAGGGGGATCATCGGGAAGGCTCCGGGACGATGGTGGGTTTCCGCCCCGTGTCAGTTTCCACGTAGACGGAGCACGCGCAAACCGGGCAGTTCACCTTCAGCATCAGCGGCCCCCGGAAGTCGGGACACTCCTGTGCCTCGCGCCGGGCAAACTCCACCGTCGTCTGGCAGTTCTCGCAGGTGGCCGTGTAAATGTAGTCGCCGGGCTGAACGCCCCGGGTGATGACACGCAACGTCGTTACCTCCGAAAAAATACGAGGATAGATAGATACCCGGGGGTGGGAGAACTTGTCCCCTTCGCCTCGGGCTAGGGCCTCGTGTTACCAGCCTCTCCTTTTCTCCCTCCGGGCCTGCACCCGGAGCCGGTCCTCGACCCACGCGCCCATCCAGCCACCCGGGGCGAGGGAACTGCGGAACCTGCGCTTGAGCTTCGTGATGTCCTTGAGGTTGTCCGTGCAGATGTCCGGCCAGATGTCGAAGTAGATTGTTGAGAACTTCTCACCCTTCACAGGCTTCCAGTCGAAGATGTCCGCGCATACGTGGATAAGTTCCTTGCCCGGGACTTCGGGGAGCGACTCGGCCACGAGCTTGATGACATCGGGGTACTTCTCGACGACCACGACCTCGGTGACCTCGGGCTTTTCGAGGAGCTTGTGGAGGATCATCCCGATCCCGAGACCGGCGACGAGGACGCGCCCCTTGGCCTTGGACATGAACCCGAGGTTCGTCCTCTTCTCCATCGGGGTGTCGGTCATCATGAGCCGCCCGCCGACGAGGAGCCGGGTGTACTTCCCGGGCTGGACCATGTCTTCGTAGGAGCCGTGCATGGCCGCCCGCAGGTTCCCCAGCTTGGCTGCCTGCTCGGAGACCTCGAAGTGCTGGATCTCAGCCACTCCCAGCTTCTGAGCCGGGATGACGGACGTGAGGTCGGTGGGGAAGAACGTCTCGAAGCTCACTTCCCGCTCCTCTCGGTCCACTTTTCCCAGAGGCGACCGCAGAGTTCCTGAAAGAGGTGCAGGAGGTAGCCGAGGAAGACCCCCGCGAGGGTGGGGAGAGCGAAGGTCTGAAGGCAGGAGAGAAGCCCCTGCTGCTCGAACCCCGTCTCCGCCAGAGGAAGGGAAGCGATGCAGTTCATCATGGCGATAATCTAGCACAACCAAGGTTAGAGAGTCAAGCTCCTACTCGCGGAACTTGTAGTTACCCTTCAGTTCCTTCTCGTGTGCGAGGTGCTCCTGCCAGACGTCCCAGAGCCAGAAGAGCCCCACCCCCAAGCAGACCACGAACATCGGCCACCGCATGACCCACCACGCCGTGGCCAGTTGGAGCTTCAGGTTCTCGATGACCTGCTCGGGGGTGAAGCCGAACACCCTACTTCCCCTTCTTGCCCGTCGTGACCTCAGCCGTGCTGGTCAGGATCACCTGCGGAATCAGGCTGTTCTCGTCGAGCTTGTGCTGCCCGCACCAGTCCCCGGGGAAGACCGCCGGGTAGCCGCTGATCTCGGGAGCGTTCTTCCGGCATCGCCCGAGGTAGACGTTGTCATCAGCCGACTTCTTCGGGGCGTACCACATGCACGTCTTGCACGTCATCCCTTCGGACCTGTGAACCCACGGATCGGAATTCGCCATGCTGCCTCCTGTACTCGTGCCGGGCCAGCGCCGACTCGGCGAGTTTCTCACTTTTCATCCGCGCCCGCCGATGGCTTTCCCACCGGATGGCCTCGATGTCGTCCCGAGTGTACCAGAGCTGCCCGGCCATGCGTTTGGCCTTGACCTTCATGACCTTCCGGATCTTGTAGAAGGTGTTCATGCAGACCCCGGCTTCGGCGCAGACCTCCTCCGCCCGGAAGTACAGCTTCCCCGGGTCTTCCTGCTCCTCGGGCACGAGGAAGTCCACGCTCAGGGGGTCGGAGGTAGCCGCCAGCCAATCGAAGACCCGAAGCGGAACCTTGAAGGACTGCGCGAGGTCGATCCGGGCCGCCTCGGCAGGCTCCACCTTCCCCGCCTCCCACAGAATGACGGAAGCAATGGAGTACCCCGACTTCTCGGCCAGCTCTTTCTGCCCCATGCGCCGGTAGGCCCGAAGGGTACGGATGGTCCGGGCGTACCCCGCCGCCCGGGGGCCAGCCTCGGAGAAGAAGAGCTTCACCATCCGCTGGACCCCGGAAAGCTCCGGCTGGGCTTGCTGAACACGAGGTCAAGAGCCACGGTCACTGCTTGCGGGCTGGAGTATTCCGTGGTCGTAGCGATCTGGGCGGTGTGGCACTGCTCGAAGGACACGCTGTTCTGCTCGTCCCCTTCCGGGTCCACCCAGACGAGATGGAGAAACGGGAGCGTGCGATGCGAGTGTGTCCACCACGTTTCGAGGTCTTTGATGAGAGGAAATTCGACCCTGAATTTCAGGTGCAGAAGCTGATGGATGTAGTCCACATCCATGGCCGCGACTGGCTGCTCGAAGTCCGGGCTTCCCGGCGGCCCCGAGAGACGCAGGAACATCCTGAACCCCGTCATGGGATCACCGAGACGGCTCGGTATTGATGACGCTGCCGAAGACGGTTCCGATCTCGGGAACCGGGACTTCCGCCTCGACCCAGACGTACTGGTAGTCCTCAGCCTCGACCATGTCGGTGACCGTGTCCTTCATGGACTCGATGCTGCGCTTGTCGGGAGCCTTGCCTTTCAGACCCCAGCCACTCGCCGCCCAGTCACCGTTGCTACCCACGGCCACGAGGATTTTGATCTTCGCTGTCTTCACGTCTTTACTCCTTGGCTCCACACGCCTCCGACCACCAGAGCTGGTCCCGCCGGAGCTTGAAGTGGTAGCCCGTTTCCACGGCTTCGCAGTAGTGTTTCGGGATCGGCCCGTTGGAGATCCGCTGGATGACCACCTCGATCGGGGGCACCCCCTCGGCGATGCGGTGCCACACCCGGTTGCCCACCCGCATCTGCATCCACATCTGGTCCATGACATCGGGGGAGTAGAACGCCTGTAGCGGCTTGGCCTTTTCCACCTTCCACCCGGCCGCGAGTTCCCTCCCCGGATGAGCGGTCACCGGCTTCGAGGTCAGCTCGACGTCGAGGACCGGGATGAGCTTCGGGTCGTTCTCTGCGTCGAAGGTCATGTCATCTCCACCGGGGCCGGAGCGTTCAGGACGTCCTCGGGGATGAGGGCTTTCAGGTCGTCCTCGGTCACCTGATACCACTGGGTGCCCTTGCGATCCGGGAACTTCTCCTCGTACTTCTCGCGCTTCACCGCGAAGATCCGGCCCGTCCGGTAGGGCACGTGCCTGTCCGCCGTCTCGGTGCGGATCTCCACGAGCAGAACGTGGGTGGACACAGTGTGGGCGCACCGTTCGCAGTACCCGCCCGTCTCCTTGGCCCCGTAGATGGCCCGGGGGTGCCCACAGATCTCGCAGTGAAGGATGGTCAGGGGGATGTCGGGATTCGTCACCCGTGCTTCTCCATCCAACGAGAAAAAGCCCTGACCCAGAAAAAGGCGAGGACTGCCGAGCCGAGGTTGATGAGTATGGTCTCTGTGCTCACGTAGGAAGCCTATCAGTGCGAGCTTGAAGTGTCAATCAGTAAAGGGTGTTGCCCGAGAACTTCTCCCGGGGCGGATGGGTGAAGGCCAGCCCAGCCGCCCGAGCGGCCTCCATTACCCCGTTCCAGAGCTGGACCATCTCCTCGGGGGACTGGGTCTGAGGGGACTTCCAGCAGTTCGGCCCGGCGTCCCCCATGCAGTGGACGGAGTAGGTCTGGGGCTTGGCGCAGATCGACATAGCGAGGGACGGGTGCCCCCCACAGATGCAGGGAACCAGCCGATCCTGAAAGGGCTTGAGTTCTTCGACGGTCAGGTTCTTCACAGCCCGGCCTTGAAGAGGGGGAGGTTGTCGTCGGGGATCGCGAGGCAGAGGTCGTCCGGGACGGGGAAAGCGTCCACTTCCCGGCCGTGGCAGGCGGTGTCCTTCGTGGGCCGCCCGTAGTAGAGCCGGAGCTTGGAGAGCTGGTGGATCAGGACGTCGATGGACTTCGGGTCGTTGAACCAGAGAAGGGTCAGGGGCACCGCCTTGTCCGCTTCGAGATGAGAGAGCACGCCCCCCACTTCGAGCCGCCCCTCGATGGACGAGAGCAGGAGCCCCTGAAGCGGCCCGCCGATCCCCCGGGACATGATGGTCGTGACGACCTGCCCCTTCCCAAACTCGATCACAGTTCCGCTCAATGACCGTTTCTCCTATTCAGTTTTTCGATCAGGATCTTGATGGTGGTCCAGTTCCGGGCGTACACCCCGGGCTTGAAGACCACGATCGGCTCCGGGGCCACGATCTCCAGCCCGTCCACGTACGACGGAGCCAGAAGCCGCAGAGGGGGACCGAGGTGGGGCTTGAGAACGAACTCGAAGGGCAGGTGCTTGTTCACGAAAAATGGGACGTCCGGGACGTAAACAAACCCGGCCCGGATGGCCGTGAGTGCGTCCTCCTCGTTGAGGAGGTTCGTGATCGGCAGCCCGAGGAAGGGGGGCTCCAGCCCGGGGAAGCTCACGCGGCGTCCTTGGCCGGGACGAGGTTCACGGACTCCAACACGTAGTCGTTGTTGATGCGGACGGTCCCGTCCGGCATCTCGGTCAGGGTGCCGGTTCCGGCAGTCCGGAAGGTGTAGAGCTTGCGGGTGTCATCGTCCTCCAAGAGCTTCGCGAGGGTCAGCCCCTTCTCTGCCAATGGAAGGGTCTCGATGGTCGCCACGAGCCCCCAGTCCTCCCCGACTTCCGTCACCTTCAGCTCCCGGACCACGTGGCTGATGTTGTTCAGGAGGAGCTTCCCGTCCTCGGGCATCCCCACCTGCCCGCACAGATCGGGCATGTCGTGAAACCGCTCGACGATCCTGTTCGCCAGCTCCCGGGAGTAGATCCGCCCATTCTTATTCGGCTTGTCGCAGATGAAGAGGACAGCGTCGAGCTTCACCGTCTGGTCTCCGACAGCCATTCGGCCTTGGGGGTCTGATTCCCATTCGTGGGGTCGAACAGGATGTCCACCTTCCCATACAGGTCATCGGGCTTCGGGTGGGCCTCCCCGAAGAAGATGAGCCGGACAGCGAGGCCGTTCCGGTCCACGAGGTCCGGGGGGTTGTTACGGGTCGAGCATTCCACGAGGAAGTCCTCGGCATAGATCTCGCCCACCCCATCGAAGACGGTGTCCACGATGACGTCCAAGGTCTGGTCGTCGATCGGCTCGCCGATCTGAAGGTTGAGCGCCTCGGTGACCACCTGAACGATCTGGCTCTTCAGGTCGGACCCCTCGGGAGCGATGAACTTCTGGAACCACATGGACGGGCTAGTAGGACTCGACGAAGACCCCGGAGACCCAGAGGCTGGCCCCGAGCTGCTTGGCGATCCCCCGCCCCTTCTTGACGGCGTAGCTCTTCTTCGTGAGGGTCTCGTCCGAGAGGATCTGCCTCCCGTTCTTCCCGAAGATCCGGACGAGCCACTCGTGTTCGATCTGGGTGACGGTCACTTTCGGTCTGTCCATGGCCATGGTCCTACTCCTTCCCGAGCTTCTTCTTGAGGTTGGTGATCTCGGTCTCCATCCGCTTCTCGCGCCGGGCCATGAGCTGACGCACGAACTCGACCGGGTTGTCGTACGCTCTGTAGTGCTGGAGCAGCCGCTCACGGTGGACTTCCGTCTTCAGGTCGGCCAGATCCCTCTCCAGCTTCCAAAGGGCAGTCTCGCGCTTCTGGGTCTTCGTCTGGGGCATCAGTTCTCCTTCAGGACTTCGGTCAAGATCCGCTCCACCTCTGTGAGGGTGATGCCCACGATCTCAGCCTTGGCATCCACCCCGTGAATCCGGGCCAGCTCCTTGCCAATGTCGGGGGCGAACTTCACCGCCCCCACGATGGTCCCCGCCGGGTCCACCACCTGAACCTGCCACTGAGGGTAGGGCCTACCCGCAACAGGGATGTCACAGGAGTCGCACATCGTCACAGGCCCTGTGACGATCCGTTCCGTCTGGAGCTGGTTCACCCGGGGCCAGTAGATCTTCTTGGTCTTCCGCCCAGACACCTGCCGGGCCTCGACCACGTAGGACTCGTGGTCGCGGCAGAGCCCGACCCCCGAGCCCTTGTAGAGGGGCAGGAACCGATCGCGATCCGGGTACTCCCCGGGCGGGACGACCTCGACGATCTCCCCGACCTTCTTGCGGGTGCAGCCCTGCGCCTGCGAGATCCAGCTCACGATGTCTCCGAGCTTGAACACGGGATTCGTTTTCTTCGTCACGTTCTACTCCTTCAGGGGAGCCTATCAGTGCGAGCTTGAAGTGTCAATCAAAACTCAGACACCCGGAAACCGCATCATGCGTTCCCGGTAGTTCTTCCAGACCCTCTGCTCCGCCACCGAGAGCGCGGGCTTCTCCATGGCCACCGTCCCATCGGGGTGATGAACGAGCTGGCCGTGCGTGTAGAGAACGAAGCACTTCTCGCAGCACATGTCCACCCCGCTCGTGATCTCCAAGTCCCGGAGCGGAACCTTCTCGTGCTCGTCCCCGGTCAGGGCTCCGGCCACCACCAGCCCGGTCGCCTTGGCGAGGGCCATGGCCTCGACGGAAGTCCCCTTCGGCCCCTTCCGCTCGACGATGAAGAAGTCGAGGAAGGGCATCTGCTTCTCGCCCTTGTCGAAGACCCTGTCGCAGATCCGGCAGTGCCGCCTCGGGGGGCAGGGGGGCAGCTCCGGGGGCGGGGCCTCGATGTGGGGGGTGGGCAGGCTGGCCGCCAGCGGGGCGGCCACAGCGGTCGCCGCAGCCGTGCCAAAGAGCCCCAGAATTCCACGCCGTGTCGTTTCGCTCATGACTCCTCCTCGTCCTGCATGGACTCGTACGTCAGTTCGTCCAGATGATTCTGAAAAGTGTCCTTCTGCTCCACGCTGAACCGGAAGAACTCCTCCGCCATCTGGATGGCCCGCTCATTCGGGGATGCACCCATCTCCGTGCGTGTAGCCCCATCCGGCCCTACCGTGATGCGGAGACAGGACTCGGTGCTCGCCCCGTTCGGAAGTTCGGTTTTCATCTTCACGGCATTTTCGGGTAACAAGCAACCGCTTTGGGGTCTTTCGGGTTGAGCCCTTTCCGCCGAGGGATGCTCATCTCCAAGAAGGTCGTACCCTTGTGCTGGAAGATGTTCAGGACGGGCAGCGCGTCACACGTCTCGCAATCGAAAAAGATGGAAAGCCCATCCCGACGGGAACTCGGGTTCCCGTTCATGCTCGTGTCCACGCAGGTCTCCTTACCGTAAATCCGGGTCCGGACTCCAGTGGACTCGTCTTCCCTCCGTTCAAAAACGTGAACCTCCCGGTGGTGGAGGTTGCGCCCCCCGCATCCGGGGCACTCCAGCTCGTCGGTGAAGTCTTCGGTGCTGATTTTCACGCTTCCTCCTCGAACCAACTCGGGTTCGACTCCCTCATCATCGTTTCGACTTCCTCGGCCGTGAAGGTCTTCGTCTCGACGACCTTGCACCGCCAGACCGTGGCCTTCGCGAGGATCTGGGAGAACGCGAGCTGGAAGGCCACCGGGAGAGACTTCTCGTCCTCGGGCGAGAGCATCGGGTGGTCCCCCTCGGGGTCGCCGTACTCCTCCTCGATCTCTTCGGTGAACTTCTCCGCGAACCGGTGGGCCATCCCCGAGATGAACTCCGGGGTGATCTCCTCCCGGGCGTACCCGGTGACCTTCAGCGGGCAGATCTTCTTGATCTGGTCGAGGAGCGAGACATCCTTCTCGTAGAGGTAGTCGAGGTACTCCTCGATGGCCTCCTCGGGGGAGCTGTGGGTCAGGTTCTCAGCGTCCCGGCAGTCCCAGAACAGGGCTTCGGTCATCCGACTCCTCCCATGAGCATCTTCGGCATCTTGCGGGTCTGGTAGATCTCGGCGATCTGGGGGATGAGGTGCTCCCCGGCCGTCTGCCCGTCCGGGAGGAGTATATGTGAAAACCAAGCCTCCTCGAAGGTCTCGATCTCGGGCTCCACGGACTCCAGCTTGGCCTTGATGCACAGGACCAGAGCCCGCCACCGGGACCGGCACGCCTGCTCCCACGCTTCGAGGGAGCCGTTGGGGTTGCGCTTCGTGCGCCCCGTCGGGGTCTTGAAGAACATCGGGTCGTTCTGGTTGGGGAGAGGAAGGACGAACTTCACCCGCCGCGCCTTCATCTCGAAGACGATGATCGCAGATTCCCCCTCCCAGAGATACCCGAACTTCCCGGCCCCGTACTTCCGGAGGAGCCCCTCGATCTCTCCCCGGGACCGCTCGGACGAGACCGTCGTGTTGGTGGCGTAGCGGGTCACTTCTTCGCTCCCTTCAGCTTTGCCTTGACGATCTCGATGGCGTGGTCGAGCTGGGCCTCATCGCACCCACGCTCGCGCAGGGAACTCGGGAAGGCGAGGTGCCGAGCGAAGTCCTCGACCTCGTCCGCCGGGCCGCCGCAGATGACCTTGCCGGGAACCTTGGACCGAACGACCTTGCCCCGGGCCACCTTGTACTCGGCGATGACGTGGGTACCTTCCTCGCACGTCTCCCCGCTCATGAGCTGGGCCTTGAGCTTGAGGAAGGGGAACGCCTTGGCGATGGCGTCCCAGTCCCGGCGGACATCCCCCGGGGAAGGCCACTTCCCGATGTTGTAGTTGGCCGTGAAGACTCGCCCGTTCCAGTCCACCCAGCCGTGCGGACCCCCGACCCACGCAGACATGATCCAGTCGTTCTGGAGGTAGTTGAGGCGGAGAATCCCGAGAGCGTCGAAGGCTTTTTCCTCCTGCTCGAAAGTCGGCATGGAGGACGACTCGCGCACCGCCGGAAGTCCGAACTTCTTGCGGACGAGCTTCTCCCACTCCCGGTCGTTCGTGCTGAAGTACCTCGGGAAGGTGCGGACGATGATCTCGGCGGCCTGATCCTTCGTGACCCTGTCCCCCTCGACGAGGAGGGCGGGCCACTTCGGCCACTGGTGAACGGGTTTGGTGGGCATCGTATTTACTCCATGGGGCAGTCTAGAAGATCAAGATTGCCCTGTCAAGAAAAACCCGTGGCGTGCCGAACGTGGCCTTCTCAGGTTGACTCCTGCTTGGGGGAACCGGTGTGGTCCGGCTGATATGCGCTCCCCCCTCTGCTTGAACACGTCCGGCGGGAGGGGGGCCGGAACCACTACCCCCTTACCGCATTGCCCTGCCACGGGCCGTTTCTGCTAGTCCCACCTGTCGATCTTGTAGCTGATCCTCGACGTCGCCGTGGTCACCCGGAAGGTCTGATTCCACGTCCGCAGGTCGATCCCGCAAGCCGACGCTTCCTTCCGCCCGTGCAGCTTCTCCTTCTGGGAGTACGCCTCGATGGTGGCCCGGATGCCGTGAAACTCGGACTTCAGGATCTCGGGGAAGAGGGCGTTGCCCGAGTCCTTCGTGTCCACGCACCCGTTCAGGAGGAAGATGGCCCCCTTGGAGTGCTGCTCCGCGACGACCTTCTCGTTCCACATGTGGGGGAAGAGGGTGACCCCGGTGACCTCGACCCGCTGGCGCGGGACGAGCCCCCACTGGACGGCCATGGAGTTGCCCGGGTAGACGAACCACGAGACCGGGTTGCGGGCCTCCGCGTGATCCCACTGGATGATCGGCGGGGCCTCGGGATTGACCGCCGTGACGAGCCCGATGAACGGAGCCGTGACCGGGACGAGGTAGTCGATCTTCAGGGCCGACGGCAGGACCGTGCGGACGAACTTCTCCCACGTGATCGTGACCGCCGGGGGCTCCAGCGTCGGGTCCGGGGTGGACCGGGCGGCATTCTTCTTCAGGTGGCCGAAGACGCCCTCGGACTTCCCCTCGGGGAGGGCCTTGGGGGACCAGAGCAGCTTGACCTCGTCGATCCGGGCGAACCGGCGGGCCAGCGACCCCTGAGCGTCCAGCTCCTTGATGACCTTCTCGGCCTGAGCGAGCTGCCCGTCGGTCGGGGCGGCCTTCGGGCGCATGTAGGCCAGCGGGTCCATCTTGAGACGCCAGTTCCGCTCGACGGTGGCGAACGGCAGCCCCTCGGCGATGTCCGAGAGGAGGGTGCCGATCATGGTGGACCTGACGTGGCACCAGCCGGGCGGCGCTTCCGCCACGGCCTTCCACGTGAGGTTCTCACGGAAGTCCTCGCGCTTCGTCTCCTCCCGGGCCTCGTGGAGGGCGAGAAGCCACTTGGCGATCCCGAGCACCTTCTCGGACCGGGTGAGGGCATCGGCCTCCAGCAGGGGGAGGGCCTTGGCCACCGTGTCCTTGGAGAACTCGGCCAGCCCGCGCAGGAGCATCCCTCGCTCCTCCAGCTTCTCGGCCATGGCCTGATCCGCGTTCTTCAGGGTCGTGCCCTTGAAAAGCCACTCCTTCATGGGAAGGGCGTGCATGTGGTGCCACGGCCCCGTGACCGGCTGACCCCAGACCGGGGTGGTCGTGAGGAAGACCCCGGTAACCTTGGCCTTCCGGACCTTCTCCTCCAGCGCCCGAACGGCGGGCCGATAGAGCTTCGGGGTGATGTCCGTGTCGGGGTTCCACATCACGGGGATGAGAGCACCCTCGTCGTCGATGGCCACGAGGCCGCCGTACGCCTCCACGAACTTCCGGCAGGCGTGACACGTGTAGTGTGCCTGCACGTCCGCCGGGAGAGCGAAGAGGAAGTTCTCGAAGAGGTTCGCGGCGTCCGTCGTGAAGAGACGCATCCCGTTCTTCACCGTCCGGGCGAGGAACGTCTCCTGAATCCCGAGGAGGAAGTCCTCGTACTGGTCCGGGTCGTGCAGCTCCGGGTAGGTGGTGGGGAGAGTGCCGGTCTTCATCGTCTTTACTCCTTGGATGTAAGATTACAACTTCAAGTATTCCGGGTCAAGTCGAAAGTTACTTCGCCGCCGGAAGACTGGGCGTGCTCATCGCCCGTCGCTCCGGAGGGCGGCGTCGTTGTCCACAACCTCGATCCCGATGCACTCGGTCCGGTCGAATCCCTGCCCGTAGCCGCCGCCCAGAAGATCGCGCTCGACAGCTTCGGGATCGGTCGTCGTGTAGAAGGAGCGGAAGATCTCGCCCGATGCCGGGTCATGCACCCGACGGCACATGAGGTAACGGAGCATCACTCCCCTCCCTTCTGGCCGCCACGGCACACGTACCGCGCGGCGACCTCCCCCTTCGGGTCCGTCTCCTCGCAGACGCGCAGGGCGAGTGCGATCTTCTGCACACGCGTCAGACCGTCGAGCGTGATCCTCCGGGCGAGGAGGGCGCGGAGAGCGTCTCGGAGATTCGAGACTTCATCGAAGAGGTGGGCGTATCTCGGCTTGTTGGACAGCGTGACGAGGGAACTCGCCAGCGCCTCCTCGGCCATCTTCCGCGCGCTATCCATTCGTCTTCTCCTCTCCCCGGACGGCGGCGCGAAGGGCTCGCGTCGCTGACTGGGACCGGAACAACATGCGCTCGAACAGATCCGTGTCGCGCGACCACGCCGGGACGCGGCGCTGCTCCGCGTCCGCCGCCTCCCACTCCACCGCAGCCTCCGCGACGGCGAGGAGCGCCGGGCCATGCTCGGTGTAGAAGGCTTCAACGCGCGCACCGGCGTCCGAGAACTCCTCCCACGGAACCGACTCGCGACCGACAAAGGCGGCGGACTCCTCAAGCCTCCTTCCCTCCGCCACGACCTCCGCGATGCGCGAGGCGGGCGCGGTCACGGCTTCTGCTCCTTGCTGCGCGCCACCCATCCGTACCAGAACGACGATGCTGCGAGCGCGACTAGGGCGAGGCGCGCGGGTCCGGGCGGTATCTGCACCGCGACCATCGTGCCGAATGCCGTCACGAGCAGCCCGATCGCGACCATCAGGTGAGCCCAGTGGTTCTCGCGGGTCTCGCTCACGACCTCACCCCCCGCAGCCGGGAGAGGGCGGAGTCGAGGGCGTCCTTTGCCTCGCGCTCCTGCGCCATCGTCACGGAGCTGGACACCGCATCCGCAGCACCGGCCACGTCGAGGAGCGCCGGGAGGTTGTTGACGGCGAAGACGAAGAGAGCGGCGTTGTGTGGCCCACTAACGAGCGCAACGGGACCGGCTTCTCCGAGAGGTGGATAGACGCCCCACTCCTCGGTCAGTTGGCCTTCGTATGGCGGCTGCGGGAACTCATGCTCCTTCACCGTCCAATGGTTCGTGTCGCCCACGGTCGTGAGCTTCTCGTGGAGGCTCGTCTCCACCGGCCCCGGCGTCGCTGCCTCGATCAGCCTGCGCCCCTCGGCGATGAGGGCGGAGATGGAAGCGGGGGCTGCATCAGTCGTCATTGAGCGTCTCCCGTGTGCTGATCTCTGCGATGTGTGCCTCACGTTCCTTCTCCTCCCCGCGCTCCTCGCGCTCGGCCGCGCGGACGCGGGCGGCGTGGGGCTTGTCCCTCTGTGTCGTGATGACAAACCGATACCCGTCTTTCGCTCGCCATCGTTTCGTGATGCAGGGGGCGCCGCGCCGAGCGCTGCACACGAACACCGGGCACACCACGGCCAGCGCGTCACGCATCGCGCCCCTCCTCCTCGGCCGGAGCGGAGAGGTTCGCCGTTCGCGCCTTTCGTATGAGGACAAACTCATGGCTAAAGTCGAGCGCCTTTGGCTCGCCCTCCATGCGAAGCCCGTGTAGATGGCGGAGCCGCTCCGTGCAAGCCGCCAGCGCCTTCTTCAGCCGCTCGACCTCGGCGCGTAGGCTCAGGACGAGATCGTTGGTGTGCCAGTTGCAAAGCGAGGTGTCCGTGACTCCAGCTCGATCCTTCCCGGCCTCGTCACGGCAGCGAGCGCACGCGGGCTGGTAGATGTGCTCGGGCGTCTTCACTTCCCCGCCTCGGCCGCCTTGACCTCGGCCCGGTGCTTGGCCCGCTCGTCCTCGATCCGGATCGTCTCGATGGTCCAGCCGTCCTTCTTGTAAGCCTCGACCTGCTGCTCTCCGCCCTCGCGGACCCCCCACCAGCACTCGCACCCCCAGACCACGTCCCCGTTGTCGAGGAGGATCTTCGGGTTCTTCATCTTCCCCTCGACGGCAGCCTCGGCCAGCCAGCCGACAGCCGTCGTCGGGATCTCGTTGCCCACGTACGTCCCCGGGCCGAGCACCTTGAGGGTCTTCGTGGCTTCGGTCGAACCGTAGATGGCGTAGACCTTCGTTCCGATCTCGTGACGTGGCACTTTCTCTCCTTCTACCGTACCGTGCTCTTCATCCAGAACCACGAGCCGATGACGAGGCACAGAATCGCCACCGCCGCGTAGGCCATGAACCACAGGAGGATTTTCACACCTTTGGGGGTGGATACCAGCGGGTGTGCCTCTCAACGACTTCTTCGAGCTTGGCGAGCTGCTTCTCGGTCAGCTCCTGCTTGGACGCGATGCGAGTCGTGATGTTTTCCACGAACTCCGTCTCCCACGTGCTCAGGTCGTCGAGGTAGGGTTCGAGGTCTTCGAGGAGGCGAACGGGATCGCTCACGAGATCCTCGCGATCGTGACCTTCTTCGCCCCGTCCGGGAGGGTCTCGATCGTCTCCGCGAGGCACACCGAGGGGCCGGGGTAGATGATGTTCGCGGCCCTCTTCAGCACAGTGCTCTGGCAGTCCGGCAGGAGGATCTGAGTCGTGCAGAGCAGCGGGCAGTCGGGGTCGTCCTCTTCGATGTCCAGCTCGAAGGAGGCCAGCATCGAGATGCCCTGCGCCTTGCAGAAGCGGATCACGTCGTCCATGAGGGGGGAGATGTTCGCGTCGTAGAAGGCTTCCTTGGGACCAGTCATCGTCTTTACCCCTTGGCCGTGGATGCTACCTCGGACAAGATCAAAATGTCAAGCCCCCCAATCAAGATGACCGGGGGGCTCGATGACTCATTCGGGCGCGAGAGGGGCCACACCCACTGCCGGGTGGAACTTGAGGGCGAAGACCGTGGCGATGACCTTCCCCGTGAAGGGAGTGGCCGATGTCGTGATGCCGATCGAGGATGCCATCTCCTGCTCGAAGGCCGGGGTGTCCCAGTGGCCGGTGTAGACCACCTGCGCCCCGAGACGGTTGTCCAGAGCCGTTCCGAACCGGTCCGGCGTGTCCTCGTCTCCCATCGTCCACGAGAGGTCGTTGCTGGGAAGCTCGAAGTCCGTGAAGGTGATGTTCGTGAGCGGACCCTCGTTCGTGATGGCCCACGCCCCGGGGGTGCCCGAGACGAGCGATGTCAGGACGATGTCCTCGGGGGCAACCCCTTCCGAGGCCACAACCCGGTCCGCGAGGTCGAGGTTGATGGCCGTGATGATGTTCGCCCGGAGGGTGGCCGTATCCATCACCGGCAGGAGCAGGGTGGCCTCCGCACAGTAGATGACCGCCCCGGTCGCGACAGTGGCCAGCTCCCCGGGAGCCCCTTCCGCCACGGCCCTCAGCGCCAGAATGTCCTGCTGGAGGTCCGGGCGGGTGGCCACTACCTCGTCCGACTGGTCGAGGTTGATGGCGGCGATCAGGTTGTCCACGAGGTCCGAAGCCGTCACGACGTCCGGGTAGGCGAGGAAGGCCCCGCTCACGAGAACGTTCGCCGTGGTCTCGGCGAGGGCGAGAAGTCCCGGAGCCCCGGCGGCAACAGCCGTCACGAGGACGGTGGTCGTCTCGGGGACGAGGGAAGCAACCACTTCCGCCGACTGGTCGAGGTTGATGGCGGCGATCATGTTGGCCGCCGTCTCGGCAGGGGTGACCCCCACCGTGACTTCCCCTGCTCCCGTCCGAGCCGCCTTGAACGTGTAGACCGTGGTCCCGATCGTGAAGGTCTCGGTGTCGGCCGTGACCGCCCCGCCCACCTCGAAGGTGCCAGTGGCGTAGGGGCTCGTCAGCCCCGTGACTTCCCCGGCCCCGGTCCGGATCGGCTTGACGGTGTACGTCTGGTCCCCGACCGTGAGGGTGTCTTCCAGAGCCGCCGGGCCACTGACGGCAACCTGACCGACCGCGTAGGGGCTCGCCACGCCGTTGATCCAGCCCTGCCCGATCCGGCCATGCTTGAAGACGAAGCCCTGATTGTCGATCATGAACTCTTCGTCGAGAACCCCGACCCCGGCGATGGACATGCCTCCGACGGCGTAGACCTCGTCGAGGATCTCCTCCGTCACGCGAGCCGTCACCCCGAGGAGGATGGACGCAGCCGGGAGGAGCTTCTTCGTGGAGTAGACGGTGGTTTCCGCCGGGTCCACGGAGATCTCTTCCTCGTTGACGAGGAGTTCCATGCCCGCCCCGCCGACCGGGGCCTTCGCGAGAAAACCGGCGAGGAACGTCTGGAGACCATTGACGATCTGGGGACCAGCCACCTCTCCCGGGCCAGACTGGGTTCGGACTGCGGCACTCTGCTTCCTGACGGCCATGGGCGGCCTCCTTCAGGAGGATAGTCACGTCAGCCGTCCGTGCGCGTGAAGGATTTCCGAACTTCCGCCTTCTCGTGGACGAGGGCGAGGTTCTTCAGAACTTCCTCCCGGAGCTTCTTGGCCTCCAGCGTCCGGAGGAACGGGAGGCACTTCGCGAGGAGGACGGATGATTCTAGGGTGGCGTCAGCGTGGTCGAGGATGGCCTTGGCCCGAAGCTGGGACTTCTCGATGTCCGCCTTCAGGAGGGCGGGGGCCAGCAGCCCGAGCATCAGGAGGCTGTTGATCGGATGGGACGTATCCCCGGGCAGCTTCTCGTCGGACATGTTCTTCCACTCTCCTGTTCTTCTCTTCGCGGTCCTTGCACCACAGGTACCAGATCATCCCCAGCGAGAAATTCATCACCCCGATGAACCCCAGCCAGTAGGACGTCTAGATCTGGTTCAGCCGATCGAGCATCTAGTCCACCTTGCACTCGTGCCGGGCGATCATGTCCCGGAGCCGGGCGGTCTCCAGAATCTGATTCTGGAGGGCCTGTTCGAGATCCCGAATCCGGACCTTCGTCCACGTCTGGCAGGTCTCGGGGTTGTGCCCCGTAAACTCGAACTTCCCGTACAGGAGGATGCACCCGCAGAGGGGGCACTTCGTCGGCTCGATCACCTGTACCCCCCGCGCCACATGGCCTCACACTCGTACTCTTTCTTGCCGTCGTCGAGACACGCCTTCATGAAGTTGTGCTTCGCCCGGGTCTCCCATACCACGGCCACGAAAATGAGAATGACGGCCAGCCAGAACAGGAGGCTGATCGTGCCGGGAACTTTCATCCCGTCGATTCTCACGGGCCGACCTCTTCCCCGTCGTACGGGGGGTTGAGGTTGATGACGACGTCTTCCTGCTGGGTCTGGACGGGCTCTTCCGTGTCGTTCGGGCGAAGAACGAAGTGCAGCCCGATGAACTCCAGCGTGGGCCTCTGACGGTAGTAGAGGTGCAGCCCCATCTCCCCCCGGGCCTGCATCTCCTTCGTCGTGGTGTGCTCGTTGCAGATGACCCTGAAATCCGAGAGGAGGTGCTTGGCCATGAGGGAGTAGAGGAACTTCTCCACGCGGGTCGTCATGCCCGCCCACGTCTTGGAGCCATTCGGTTCGTAGGCGAAAGGAGCCAGACAGTCGATGACCATGTTCTTCACGTAGAGGACGAGCTGATGGCTGTTCACCTTGTCGAGGGCACCCGGGATCGGGGTCTTCAGAGGCGGGGACGGAGGCGCATCGTCCTCCCCCTCTTCGAGGTGCTCGATGACCCCGTGCTCGTCCGGGGCCTTCCACTTCCGCTTGTAGTTCTTGGCCATCTTCTTCTCGATCGCCCGGACGTAGTCCACCCCCAAGAGGTCCACGATCCCGGCCCACAGGATGAAGATGTCGGCCATCTCGCTCTCATCCCCGGGGGTCTCGGCCAGCTCGATGGCCTCGCGCCGGAGGTGCTCCGCCTTGGACTTGACCGTGCTCCCCGGGAAGGTCTCCCGGTTCCACTTCCCGATCTCCCGAATCAGGGTCTCCAGAGTCCTCTTTTCCTCCGTCATCGCTTGCTCCTACGTTTCGAGAGCCGACAGCTTCTTAGCCAGCTTCCAGCAGACCTTGCAATCGACCTCTGTGGGCTGCTCACCCATCTCCTGAATAGGATCACGCTCGCCGGAGTATGCCCACTTCCGGCACAGGGACATGTTGTTGACGAAGTAGTGGAACTTCACCGCGAGTGGGGGCCACGCCCAGCCGTTTTCCGTCATTTCAGGGCTTCCTTCCGGGCCTCGATCCGGGCCAGCCGGTTCTTCAGGGACTGGATGTAGTCCTCCTTGGACCCGAACCGCCTCCCCGGGGCGCACGAGGTGTTCATCCCCCGACCGAACTCATAGTCGCAGTAGATCGAGGTGTCGTTGTCCCGGCGGCCCTGCGCGTCCGGGCTCCAGTACCGGTAGAGCTTGGTGATCTTCCCGAGGCACTCCCCCGTGTCGAGGTCGAACATGTCGTCCCCCACCTTCAGGGTCGAGTGCTCCAGCATCTTCCTGTCGAGCCATGCGGTCTTGGCCGCCATGGCGTCGTCGCGGGCTTTCAGCAGGGCTCGGAGTTCTTCGTTCTCGGCTTCGGTGAGTGGATGGATCATGCAGCCACCTTACACGTACAAGCTCGGAAAGTCAATTGGAAACTAGGTGTCGTTCGCTTTCCTTCGGGCGGCCTCGAACTGGCGGTTCTTCAGCTCGGTCACCTTGACCTCGATGACGTGGGCCAGCTCCAGCTTGCAGGGGATGCAGACGTGGTCCCAGCTTCGCTCCGCGTAGTAGGTCTGGACGAGCCCGTGGATGGCGAGGTTCAGCTTGAGGTTCTGCTCCTCGTACTTCGAGGGCTCGAACCTCTGGTCGCAGATGTCGCAGACGTAGACGTTCAGCTTCACCTTTTCTTCTCCTCCGGCCACCGGTCGAGCTTCTCCCCGGGGTGGCAGAAGCAGGTGGTCTTCCCTTTCCAGTCGCAGCCCGGGGCCGGGCAAGTCCGGCGGACGCACACCCGGATGCGGTGCCCGTCCTCACAGCCGTAGATCCGTCCCCGGCAGTTGTCGTCGTGGTCGTGGCCCGGGGGAGAGAAGTAGAGCTGGAGGCTCTCCCGGAACTCCCCCTTGTGGGCCGGGTGGAGGGACTTCCCGCACCCGGGGTGGGGGCAGATCACGTATCCACCTCCGGGAGGGGCTCGGGCACCGGTCGGATGATGACCTCCACCTCGATGTCCCGGCTGAGGTAGTGGGGGTCACGTTGGGCGGCGGAGAAAACCTCCGCACACGCCTGCCCCATGTGGAAGGCCATGACGCTGAACTTCGCGGACTCCAGCTCGGCCACCGGTACCCGGGTTACCCGGCGATACGTCTTCACCTCAGATTCCTCCTCGCCCACTGCTCCTTGAGGGTGCGGACCTGCTTGCGGAGCTTGCGCCTCTCCAGCGTGAGCTTGGCCACCTTCTCCATAAGGATGACCTCGTTGCAGCAATCGAACGGTCCGGGGGCGTGCCGGGGGGTCGTGCAGACCGGGCAGTATCGGATCTCGGTCACCACGTACTTCGCGGCGTGGCGGATGCGAGTCACGGGCTTCTTCTTGACCACGGGCTTGGGCGGAGACTTCCGATTGAACGGGTTGTCACAGTGGCAGTCCGAGCAGGCCCGGGAGATCCCGCAGCCCTCGCACGGGCCGTACGAACCTCTCCCTCCGCAGAATCCCTGCCGGGGTCCGGTGTGGCACTTCTCGCAGATGAACATCGTCACCTCCTACTTCGGCCCCATGCAGACCTTCCGGAACGCCTCCGGGTTGAATCGCGGGTTCTGGGTGGCGAGGGTCTTCGTCATGACCGCCACCGTGTGGTACCGCGCCTCGTACTTGTGGCTGCCCTCGGGCTCGTCCGGCCGGGCCATGCAGAGCCCCACGGCCACGATCTCGAAGTCCTTCTTTGTCATGCTCCCTCCAGTCGGTCGTACATCCAACCTGCCCGGTCGCCGCTGTCCTGAACCTCCCCGGTCTCCAACCTCTCGATCTGGGCTCGGAGCCGGAAGTACCGGTCCGTCCACTTCGGGTCGTCCGGATGGAACCCGAGGCTGTTGATGCAGCAGGCGTGCATCGTGCAGATCGGCCGGAGGTGCGGGGCCGCCGTGCAGCCCTTCCCGGGCTCGACGGCCATGAGCGGGAGGGTGGGGTGCCCGGTCCGATCGAGCTTCACCCCGTGGATCTCCTCGGCCCACTGGATGGCCATCTCGCAGTATTCGGGCGAGCAGCAACGGTTGGGCGGGATCTCCTCGGGTCGGGCGTTCTTGAAGCATGTCGGACCCCCACAGAGGGGTCCGGTGTGCTCGGCCATCTTCCTGTAGAGGCCCGCCAGCTTCTTCGTCGTCATGGGGCTATTCTGTCAGTTCAAGCTCGTCCTGTCAAGTAGACTTGAGTTATCAGGCCGGATTAGGCGCAACGAATCTTGTGGTCCCAGAAGTCCAGTTTTGAACCCGCATGGGCAGCGGGTTCTTGACGGATCACAGGAGTCGTGTCACAGCACTTGGCGTAAACGACCCCCGATAACGTCACTGCCCGGAAGTCCTGTCTTCGGCCGACGGCCGGGGGTACTGGGCGAGGAGGATCGTCAGGTCGTCGATGAGGGCCTGAATCTGCTCCGGACCCCCGATGACCCACTCCTGACACGAGTGGGGGAGGTAGACGGTTCCCCGGGGGAGGGGAGGGGTCTCCCCCGGGAAGTTCGTTTTCTCCCGGGCATCGTGGTACGGCTCGACCTCGATGGGGTAGCCCTGAGCATCCGTTTCCCCGAGGACGGCCTTGGCCTCACCCGATCGGTACATGGTTCTCCTCACTGCCCCGAAGCCCGGGAGGCAGATCCTTCGGGTCCACTTCCCGACCTTCCGCGCACTGGACGGGGTTTCGCCGATCGTGAACGGCGAGGACCATGGCGCAGTGGGCGCAGGTGTGGAACCCGAGGCGGCACCTCCGGGGGGCCAGCTTCTTCTTCGCGTAGCCGAGAATGTGAACCCAGATGTCGAGAGCCACGAGGACGATGAGGAGGAGGGTCATCGGGTCTTGGCAGTCGAGCCAAGCCAGAACGGGGTGCAACATGGGCTTGTCCTTCCGCGACAACCGGGATTCGCCGTCGGCCCGGGGTCTCCCCCGGGGGTTTTTTCCTTCCGGGAGCCCGGGAAATCGGACTCCGAGGTCTGGTTTAGCTGGTTCCTTCTGTCTGAAGTCAAGTCTTACTTTTCAAGATCATGCGTGCGGTTTTGCGTGCTAACTCTCTCATTTCAGGAGTGTTAGGTGGAATTATGATCTTGGAAGTTCTCAGAGACTTTAGCTTGGGTCCATGGAGACGAAGGTTGCGCTTGAGGGCTCGGATGTACTTGTCCCTCATATCTGGAGTCGTCCTGCCCTGATAGTGGTAGTCCTCGTGGACCATGGGAGTGTCTCGCCGGAGATCATGGGGGTACTTCAGTGCAGGGCCTCTCGGGCGTCGGGGTGGACTGGTGAAGTGAAAAGCCTCCTTGACGATCTGGACATGGGCCTCGGCGTCACGCTTCAGGACTTCCCGGACAGGGGTGACGGTGGGGCGCAGCCCGGAGGCCCGGAGTTCCCGGAGCCAGTCGTAGAAGGCACCGGTCGCACGGTTCCGGGCGTGGTAGAGGTTCTTCGAGAGCTGGCTTCGAGGCTTCTGGGCAGCCCCCACGTACCTGATGCGGCTGTCCCTCGGATCTCTGAGCAGGTAGACGACGGTCGTCGGGAGCATCACAGCGGGACCAGCTCCCATGACTCAGGGGTGGGGGTTCGGAATGTCCTCGGGGCTCATCTCGATCTCCAGCACGTCCCCGAGAATGGGGTCGCGGACGAGCGTCCCGAACTCCTCGATGGTCGGCTCGGGGGTCGGCTCGGGGGTCGGCTCGGGAGTCGGAGCCGGGTCCGGCCAGATCCGGGCGACGAGCCCCTCGGGGATGTCCATCCCGGCGAACGTGGTCCTCTTCGGGCCATCGGTGAGGGCGCGGGCGATCCGCTCCCAGTTCGCCTCCCGGTTGCCCCGTCCGGCGAGGATGGCCCTCCCCGCCTGCTCGGCGCGGTGCTTGCGGGCCTCCTCGGGGGTGCGGGCCGTGGGGGCGGTGCGGGTTCCGGTCTTCTTGAGGGTCGGCATGGGATTTCTCCCTTTCTCCCGGCTTCCAGCCGGGGGGCTAGTCTACTTTTTCCCGGGCATCCAGCCCGCTGGGGGAAGCCACCCGGCCGTGAGGGCCTGAGCCTCATAGGGGAGGGGCAGTGCTGACTTAGAAATGGCCTTGCGGGCTCTCTGAAGGGCTGTTTCTGCCTGCGTGAGGGAGAGCCAGAAGTAGCCGTTCTCGTCCCAAAGTGTCCCCGGTAGGTTCCCGAGGAGGCGGGTGACCCGCCTGTGGTCGGGGTCTCCGAGGAGCGTGTCCTCCGGAAGTGCCCCGAGTGTTGGCTTGGGAAGGTCCGCCCCGAGAGTGACCCCCTCGACTCCGTCCTCGTAGATCCAGCGTATGCGGTAGGAATCGGTGGACTTCTTCCGGTAGAGGATCAGGTCGGAATCAGGGGGCGTCATGCTTTTCCTCGCTCTCGAAGACGAAGAACGGGGGGTAGTGGCCGGTCTTGACGAGCCAGATGAGGAGGGCGGCGGACAGCCTGTCCTCCAGCTCGACCTTCTCCCCGGGGGTGATCTTCTCCAGCCACCCCTCGATCGTATCCCCGAGAAGGGTTTCCAGCTCCCCCTCGACGTGTTCGAGGAGGAGGTCCGCGAATCCGGCGAGCTTCAGGACTTCCCGGACGGCGGAGCACTCAGCCCTTCCCGACCAGAACGTCTGGCCCTTTTCGAGACCGAGGGCTTTCGGCCCGGCCTTGATGGCGTAAGCCCGGGTGGCGTAGGGGCCTTGGAGAGTGGACATGTCCTCGGGGTCCAGCGCCACCCAGTAGGTGTCCTGCGCGGTCTTGGGGGGCTTGACGATCATGGGCTTCTTCAGGACGGTGGCCTGATCCCGGAGAACCTTCAGCTCGTCGTAGACCCGGTCGAGGGCCTCCCTCTCGGAGCTGGAGAGCTTGGGGGCCAGCCACTCGTACTGGAGGTCGGCGTTCGTGGGCATCTCAGGACTTCCCCTTCTTCTCGTCGCCCCGGAGGTAGACCTTCCGCATGGCGTGGGTGGACGCCGTGCTCACGCTCGCCAGCTCCTTGGCCATCTCCCGGTGGTCGTGGATGAGGCGGATGACCGCTCCTGCCCACCCGTCCTCGGCCGGGCGGCCCGCAGGCCAGCCCGGGGTCAGGCCGAACGAGATCTCGTAGTCCTTGAGGTCTTCTTCCGTGAGTCTGGGCATCTCAGTCTCCTACCGGGAAGAGCTTCTGGGCTTCCCGGATGGCGTCGAGGACCGGAGGGGCGTAGTGCTCCTTGGCCCGCATCTTCTCGATGTCCCTCTCAAAGGCGAGGAGGGCGAGGCCGATGATCTCGTTCTGCTCCGAGGTGAGGTCGGACACGAGACTCTTCAGCTCCTTGAGGTCGTAATCCGGTGGCCCGAAGTAGTTCGAGATCACCCGGCCGTACTTCAGGGTCCACTGGGTGTGGTAGAGGGCGGGTCTCGGGTCGTTCGGGTCTCTCGGGGTCGGAAGTTCTTCCGGGCTCTTCTTGCGCGTCACCTAGCCTCCCTTCGGATCTTCCGGGGTGGAGGTGAAGGACTCAAACCTCAGCCCCTTTGAGGCCCATTTCTACTCCCTAGAATCCAGCATCGAGACCGGTGAAGAGGCCGCCACAGTCGGACTCGACGAAGTCCTTAGCGGACTTGAGCCCGGCCGTGGGGCAGATAGTCCGGACCAGCTTGATGGCATTGATCTTCTGCATGGCGCGGGTGTACTTCTGGACTTCCCGGAGCTGGAACATCGGGATCTCGTACCCGACTCCCCCGCAGGACAGGGTGATGTGGAGCTTCACCGGGGCCAGAGGATCGGTGACCGGGGCTGCCCCCGGGGCCGCGACCCCGGTGGTGCGGGCGATGCCCTCCACGGTATCGGCCATCTCGCGGAGAACTTCGGCCATGGCGAGGAGCTGGGGGTGATGGCCGCTCACCTGAGCGTCCCGTCCGCATCGAAGACGTACATCCCGGCCTCGTCGCTCATGGCGGTCCAGTCGATCTGGGCCTTCGGGACCGTGAGCTTGAAGGCTCCCCCGTTGCTCGGGGCGTACCAGAAAGTCCACTTGGAGTAGTCCTCGCCCTTGAGGACGGCGCGGAACGCGGCGACCCTTTCCGACCCGAGGAGGGACGAACCGGCGTAGGGGTTGCCCCCGGGGGGCTCTCCGACGTGGATGAGAACGTTGCCGATGTGGTGGCGGGTGAACATCACTTCGCGCTCCTGATCTGCTCTTCGGTCCACCCGAGGAGGGCCATGACCTTGCGGAGGGCCTCCTCGTTCGTGCGGTAGGTCTCGGCGGAGTTGTGGGAGAGGATGATCTTGCCACGCTCGTCCTTGACGACGAGCTTGTTGCCGTAGCGGCCCTTGCCCTCGCTCCGGAAGTAGCGGCCACCGCTGCGGAACCGGCGGTCCGTGTTGCAGTACCCCTCCTCGATCGTGGCCTTGAAGCCGGTCACCGAGGTCGTGGAGTTCACGGCGATGGCGAGCTGGGCGAGGCGGGGGGCGCGTCTTTTCTCCATGCCTCGATACTACAAGATCAAGATAGACTCGTCAAGTCTTTTTCGCGGGGCGCTTCTGCTTCTCGATGAACTCCCCGGCCTTGATGATTCCCTCCAGTGCCGCCTCCAGCATCTTGTCCGCCCGGGGGTCGCCGTCGGTCTGGGCATCCAGTGCCTCGGCGGCCCGCTGGACGACCTGCGTCAGGTAAGTCTGGACTTCCCGGCCGCTCTCGCTCTTACAGATGACGCACCCGCCCTTGGTGATGTCCTTGAGGTGCTTGCCACAGACGGAGATCGAGTCGTTCAGCTTCTTGAGTTCGAGGAAGTCCTGATGGAGGGCGGAAGCCCGCTCCTCCCAGCAACTCGCGCACACCCCACCAGCCAGATCCCCCTTGACATGAGGGCACGGGACAAAAAGAGGAAGGCGAGGGTTCACTTCTTTTCCTGCCTCTTCCTCCGCATGTACTCCGCCATGCAGCGCCGACATGCCCGCCGCCCATTTTTCCGAACATGAGTGTTGGCGGAGTCAAAAACGTGCCCACGAATACAGCTAGTTTTCTGCCGACAGAAGTTCCTCCCCCCACCATCCCTATCCTGCATGTTCAGAAGCTGCGATCCGGGGCGCAAGTGCCGGGGGTTCACACACGGAGGGTTATTGCAGGAATGAAGAGCCAAGGCTCCCGGGGGGAGCGGCCCGTATTCCCTTTCGTATGCGAACCGATGGGCAAGCACCTGCCGATGACCGTCCCAGAATCGGCCATACCGACTTCGTGGGCCGCAGTTCTGCCCAACCCACAAGAAGCACCCGGACATCGGTTCAGGCTCTACATACGAGTCAAAGCGAATGTCTATGTTCACGTCCCGATCGTCTGCTTCTCCGCCAGCTTCTTCTGCTTCTCGCGTTCCCGCTTCGTCGCCTTCCAGATCCGGTTGCTCTCCTTGATGAGGTTCTGGATCACGGTCGCGTGAACGGCCGAAATCCGCTTGTGGAGGTCGTTGTAGAGAACGAGGGACTTCCCGCTGGCCCGGCGAATCGGGGTGGTCGTCCCCTCGATCCCGTACTCCAGCAGCCGGATGATGGCCTGCCTCTCCTCGAAGTTCAGGGTAATGAAGGGGCAGACCTCGTGCGGCTCGCTCCTCGGGAAGTGGTGGGCCGGAGGCTTGAGCCTCGCGGCCATGAGCACCTGCTCTTTCGTGGTTCTCAGCTTCGATGTCACACGCATCTCCTTTCTCGGTTCCTCTAGTGCCAGCGATGGTTCCAGCCGTTGACCAGAGCATCGGCGACATCCTTGCTGCGGCGCGGGGCAAGGGGGTTGAGAGGCTTGTCCCGGCGCGTCTCCGCCCGGCGGACGGAACCCCGCTTCCGGGAAGCCCACCGGACATCCCGGAGGCAGGACTGACAGGTGTTCACACGGCTTCCGTGCCGTGACTCCGAATGGTCGAAGCAAAGGCTCGGCTTCGGGAAGTGACAGGTGTCGCAGACCTTGTCGGACACGTCAGCCCCTCCGACTCTCGAAGGCGGCCTCGGGGAGGCGGGTGATCTTCCGGGCCTCGTCCTTGTTCTTCGTGAGCTTCAGGGCGTACTTCGCGATCCGCTTCACCCGCTTCTCGGACGAGAGCTTCCCCCAGCCGGGCACCTGCCGGAAGTGGGGTCGGACGTAGACGGTGCCGCTGAGCATTGCCCGGACGCGGGTCTGGAGAACCTGAGCCGCCTCGTCGGGGCTCAGGTTTTCGAGTGTGAGGTTCAGGGTCATCTTCACGTCTTTACTCCTCGGGCTACGCCTCGACCTCTTCGACGTCCTCGGTCTCGGGAGTCGGGGACTCGCCCTTCTTTGGCTTCTTCACCGGGGGGAGGGGCTCGACCTTCCACTGCTGGAGGCAGAGCGGCCCCATGCTTTTCGGGCTGCCGTTCTCGGCTTCGAGACCGGACAGGAGGAAGGCGTTCCCCGTCACGTTGGCGAGGAAGGTCCGAACGAGAGGCTGGACGAGATTGGCGAACGAGCGGTCGTCGGGGGCCACGAGAGCCGCGACGTACCCGAGAGACTGACGGTCCTCGTAGATGAGGACGCCTTCCACGGTCTTCTGGTCCTTCTCGGGAACCGGGGTGCCATGGTCGCGGAGGAGGGTGATCTTGACTCTCATCCGACTGCCACTCCGACCAGAAAGCCGACCACGAGGCCGACGATCGCGGACAGACACACGAGGATGGCAGGAACGAAGTCCGTGCCCTTTCGTGCCACCCTGTTAGCCTCCTCCATCCGGTGCCGGGAGAGCGCCGAGTAGAAGCTCTTGGCGCACAGGTCACAGAGGTTGATGGCGAAGGGCTGATCCCCGAGCAGCCTCGCGTCGATGACGATTTGGTCCATTCGACCTCCTTGGAAAACGGGGCTCCGAAGAGCCCCGCGTTTCGATCAGACGTTGACGGAAACCCCGTACCTCTCGGAGAGGATGGAGGCCCGGAGCATGGCCAGCGGGTCCACTGGCTTCGGGGGCGGCGGAGGCGGAGTGAAGATCACGGGCGGGACGAAGGGCTTCGGGGCCGCCTCGACCGTCGCCCGGAGGTTCTCCGCCGACGGAGCCGTGGGAGGCATGGCCACTCCGGCCTTGATGGCTGCCAGCTTGGCCCGGATCTCTTCGAGAGAGGGAACGGTGGCCTTGGCCGGGACCGGGGGGAAGGACACGGTGGCGGTTCCGGCCGACGTCGCCGTGACCTCGACCTTGGGGGCGGGCATTTCCTTCTCCTCCTTGAGGGGCGCGGGTGCGACTGAAGTCGAGACCGAGTTCCCCTTGGGGTTCGTCCCCTTGGTGACCGAGAACGTCCGGGGGACCGGGGGCCTTCCGCCGCCCGGGAGGGGCCGCTCGGCCGCCGCGAGCATCTTGGCGTCGAGGTACCCGTGCGTTTCGAGGAACCGGTAGAGGACGAGGAAGTAGGGCCACTTGGCAGCCTTCTCCCTGAGCCTCTCGGCGAGAGCGACCCGGCCCGGGGTGTTGAACCACCCGTTCCGGAGGTTGAACTCGTCCACAATGTCCATCACGGGCTTGCGGGGAGGGGCGGGCTTCCGAGGCATTGCCATTTCGTCTTTACCTTTCTCGGGGTCTTTTCTGACCGCACGAGAATACTAGCACCACAAGATAGAACTGTCAAGCACCATGCTTCGGGTGGCCCACAACCTGATGCGCTCGACGGAACCGGGTGTAGACCTCCTCGACCTTCTTCACCGGAAGTTTGAACTTCCCGGCGATCTTCTGCTGGGCGACAGGAAGAGCATCCCCTACAGACACCCGGTGCTCCACCGCCAGCCAGATCTGGAAGTCGTCCCACTGGCGCGAAAGGGTGCGCCGACTCGGGACCGTGATGGTCTGCCCCGCAAACGTAGAAAGGAAATCCCGAGTCGTCTTCAGGTTGAACCCGTAGTCCGCCATGTGGGCGAGGAGGGGACACGTCGGGACGTTCAGCGCGAAGAACGTCCGGAGGGCTTCCGCCTCGGTCATGTTCGCGGGCACCTTGCGATGGGGAATGGTTTCCAGCGGGGCCAGCTCCCGGGCGAGATACTCCAGTGAAGGGATGAACTTCTTGGCTGTCACGCGAACGTCACCTGCCGGGTCCGGGCGTGGGTCGTCGCCAGTGCGAGAACGACAGTGCGAGCAAGGTAATCCGAGTAGCTGACCACGAGTTCTGGGTCGGGGGTCTTCCAGTAGGACCGCACGAAGCTCACGGACACGAACTTCCCCTTCAGCCGCTGCATGGTGACGAACCGGATCGGGTCACACCACTGGGTCTTGGCGTAGAGGTTGTGCCGGTCGATGGCGGCCTCGATCTGCCGGGGAAGCTGGATGGCTACAAACCGCTCCCGATCCTGTGCGTCCATAGCCACGTCCGGCCCGGGGATGGTGGGGTGATTTGCATCCTCCTCGTCGGGGAGACTCTCGACCCGGACCATCCGGGCGGTCTCGACCTCATGCACGAGATCCTGCGGGAGGTGGCGCTTCAGGCGGGTCAGCTCCCGGAGCATGGAGAACTTCGCCACGCTGTAAAGAATACGAAACAGTGTCTCAGGTGAGACGTAATCCGTGAAGATAGACAGCTTTGCGACACCCCGGTGGAACTCCAGAAGAGCGGATTGTTCGAGGTCTTCACGATCTGCCGAGTCCCGCAACGAGGCGAACTGGGTTATGAAAACCGCCCGGGTCAGGTCGATCGTGGCGTATGCCCAATCTTCTTTCAAACTATCTGAATCGGGGGCTTCCCGGATGGCTCGCAGCACCTGCCAGAGGCGGGTGTTTCGTTCGCGTGCGGACATCCCCCCCGTGATTTCGGCCAAGCTCGGTTCTCCTCAACGCCGCAAAAGGATAACGGGCACGTGCCATTGTAGCGCGTGCCCGTCCCGAAACGCCACTGGGGTAGGGGGTTAGACCTGCGGAACAGAGACCTCGGCCTCGTCGATGACCGGGAGACCCTTCACGCGAGCGGCCCTCGCCGCGACGGCGGCCTTCCTCGGGGTGCCCTTCTTGGGGCCGGGCTTCTTCCTCACGGGGGCCTCGGTGGCCACGGTGGGGACGGACGTCTTGCCGACCTTGATGACCTGCGCGGCGTCCGAGGACGCGGCGGGGGCCGTCTCGACCTTCGGGGTCCGCTTGCTGCCCGGCTTGGGGCCACGCCGCTTGGGGGCGATGGCCGGTTCCGCCACCGGGGACGAGGCCGGAGCCGCTGCGAGGACGAACGAGCTGAGGCGCGTGGCCTCCTGCGCGAACGCCATGATGACGGGGGTGCCCTTCTCCTGAGCGTTCTTCGCGGCGTTGTCGAAGAAAGCCTTGAGGTAGGGGTCCGACTCGTAGGTCTTCGTGAGGAACTTCAGGGTGTTCACTGGGTGCCTCCTTCGTGCGAACCCGTCAGTGCCTCCGGGTCCGTGCTGTTGCTTTGCGGGACGGACGCTGCCGCCGCCGCCGTGGGAACTGTGGACTTCAGGGAAAACTCGAACCACTTCGGGTAGTCGGTGGGCTTGGACCACGAGATCGCCCAGTACCGGCGAGAGGTCAGGAACTTCCCGATGTTCCCCGGGACCGTGGTCAGCCCGGCCGGGCGAGACCGTTCCATGCCGTCTGCGTCCCGGAGCTTACCGTAGCTGACGACGTACCCGCCAGCGTCTTCCGGCCCGGCGGCCACGATCCGGAGCTTGATCCGGTCGGAGACCCTGACCGAGCTGGTGGGGGTACCCGGGGGAACCTCGGGGAACTTCCCGTCGTGGATCTCCCAGACCACCTTAGCGGGCCGCCCGAGGACAGCCAGAGCATCCCTCCCGAGACTGACCTGACTCTTTTTCGGAGTGACCCGAATGAAGGGGACGTCCACGAGAACGCTCTCCGGAACTCCCCTGCGCTTTCTGGTCCTGACCTTCAGGACGCGAATCGGTTCTTTGGACATCTTTCCTCCTCGGGCTACCTCAGCTTGAAACAAGACTTTTCCTCAGTTCTCGGAAGTTCCGGATCTCGGCAGCGAGGGTCTCGTAGAGCTTCGTGCGGATGTCCTCCATGAGAGCCGCGAACACCGTCTCCCTGTCGTCCCCCGGTTCCCCCGTGTAGGTCACCTCCTGCGAGACATCGAACCTGATGCTCTCGAAGTTGCCGATGTTGACGGTGAGCCCCAGATTGGCCCCCACCCTGCTCCCGGCAGTCGCCGATGTGCTTCCCGTTCCGATCATGTGGACCTTCCTATGAGGGCAGGATTGAAACCCTAAACCTCAAGTAGGAAGTTACACGATGAAGATCGAACTGTCAAGCACTATCAGTCGGTGAGTTTCACGTTCCGGCGGATGCCCCCGGTGCTCTCCTCGGTCTGGACCGTGGGCTTCTCCCTCTCGACGATGATGAAGTCGGCGGTCATCGAGACGATCCGCCACCCCTCGGACTGGTACCGCTGCTTCAGGGCCAGCTTCGCCTTGGAATCCTCGGGAAGTTCGATGGTGCGCTGTTCGATCGCCATGGTCAGGGCTCCTTCTCGTTGGACGTCAGACCGGCTTCGGCCAGAAGCTCGGCAGCCTTTTCGGGGTCCGACTCGGCCTCGTCGGCCGTGACCGGAGGGGCCGCGAGCTGAGCGGCCAGCTCGGACAGCTCGACCTCGGTCAGGACGGTCTCTTCACCGATCCCCAGTTCGGAGGCGTGCTCGGCCCTCTCCATGAGGGTCAGGCCGGACGCAGGGTCTTTCAGGAAGTCCTTGAGTCCCCGGATGTAAGCCCCCACGATCTTGATTTCGGGGTGCTCCTCGTTCCAGCTCCGGGCCATCTGGATCTTCTCGGTCATGGCGAAGTGGGGGGTGAAGTTGATGGCGTCCAGCACCCGCTTGAAGTTGAGCTGGAGGGTGGCCTGCGCCGTGTACTCCTCGAAGGAGATGACCCCCCGCTTGACGAGAAGGGTCTTCAGGGCCTCCAGAGGCTCGGTCACCTGCTCCAGCCGGGCGGAGATGTAAGCCGACCACTCCTGAAGTTTCTTGACGTCGGCAATCACCTCGCGCCGGGTCGGCTTGCCGTCCAGCCACTGCTGGTACTCCTTGGGGGAGTTGAAGACCGGGGCGTTCTTCTCCATCTCCGTCATGGTGACGGTCGGGGCCGGAGTGCCCTTCAGCTTTGCGGGACCGCCCCGGGACACGGGGGCTCCACCACCCCGGGACATGGGGACCACGTTGCCGTCGTCCTGCTTCTGGTCTTCGCTCACCTGTAGCTCCTCCCCTTCAGGGTGATGCCCCGGTTGGCTGTGTTGACGCACTCCTGCAACTTCCGGATGGAGTCCGACCGATCCGCGCCCGGAGGCACGAGAGCGTCGATCGCGAGGGCCAGCTCCTTGGCCGTGTCACGGATGACCTGCATGGCCTCGACGGCGTCCACATCCGGGGCGTGGTAGGTGAAGAGCCAGTTGACCAGCTCCTCGCGCTCCTGCTGGATCTGCTCCTCGGTCTTGGGGGTCGTCTCAGGCATGAATCTTCCTCCTCTTTCTCTTCTTCTTCGCGGGGGGCTCGGGGGCAACGACGGGTTCGGGCTCCACGACGACGGCGCGGGGCTTCCGGGTGCGCTTCGGCTTCGGGGAAGGCTCGGGCTCGGGGGTCGAAGCCGGGACTTCCACGGGGCTCTCAGGGACTTCCACGGGGGCCGGGGTGATGGCCCGGGTCCGGGCGAGCGGAGGCGGGGCTGCCCCGAGGGTGAAGTCCTCGGGGGAAACCTTCGGAACGAACCCACCCAGCATGTCCCCGGCCACCTTCAGTTGCTCGATGTCCAGCTTGATCCCGGCGAGGTGGAGGCGCACGGTGTCGGCCATGTCCATCGGCGCGTCCTCGGGGGTCTTGATGACGACCTTGGGAGTGCCGTCCGGGCGGAAGAGGGCCTCCCCCTTCTCACCCAGCTCCTGCTTGTAGAAGTACCTCTCGACCACGGACTGGTTCAGGCGAAGCCGGGCGGCCTGAATCCGCATCCGCTCCGAGAACTCCCGCTTGATCCGGTTGACCTGCTCCTTGAGGACCACCCGTTCCGTGGACTTCCGGTAGTGGCTCCACTTCCCCTCGTCGAACCAGTACCGGACCACCCGGGGGGCGAGCCGCTCTGTCGGCGGGGGTGCAGGCAGCCCGGCCTCCTTGGCCTGCATGGCGTTCTTCTCGTCCAGCTCCCGCCCGATCAGCTCGGGGATGTCGGCCAGAGAAATCCCCCGCAGGTACAGCTCCCGAGCCCGGTAGCGGACCTCGAAGGGATGCCGCGCCGCGAGGGACCGGATCTCCCTGCTCATTCTCCCGAGGCTTCCTTCAGAAGTTCGTGGACCAGCTCACCGAAGGCCACCTCGAACCGGGAGGCGTCCATGTCCCGGGCGGCCATGACCTTCTTGGCGAGGGCGGTCAGACCCTTGACCTCGTCGTTCGGGACGAGGAGGTGAACGAGGGTGAACCCGTCGTACGTGGCCTTCTTGGGCTTCTTGATCTCGACCTCGGTGGCGGACAGCTCCAGATCGGCCGTGGCCTCCTCCCGGGACTTATCCACCCACTCCGCGAACTCCGGGAACTGGGCGTAGTAATCGGTCTCGTACGGGAGGGTCTCGGTCAGCTCCAGCGGCGTGAAGGCCCCGAGGAGATCGGCCACGAGCTGGCGCTTCAGCTCCTCGTCGGACTCCCCGTGGATGTCGTTGAGCTTGAGGGTCAGGGCCTTGGCCTGATGGTCTGGAAGTACCCCGAGGTCCACGACCCGGATGACCTCCTCCCCGAGAGCGACGACGGCCCGGAACCGGTGCGCCCCGTCGATGATCTCGAAGAGCTTCCCGTCCTCCCCGACAGACCGGACGATGACGGGGCTGATGTACCCGTTGTCCCGGATGGACTTCTTCTCCAGCTCGAACATCTCGGGGGTCATGCGGTTCGGGTTCCACGGGTTCTCCCGGATCATGTGGATCGGAACCTTCTTCAGGGTGCCCTTCGCGAGATCAGACATGACGATTCCTCTCCCGCCGTGGGACGTACTGGAACGAGGCATCGAGCTGGACCGTCTCGTCCGCCCGTGCCTTCAGTCCCGGGTTGAGGTCTCCGGCCCGCTCAAAGCTGGCCACGACGACCAGCTTGCCCAGCTCGTGGGCCTTGTCGGCCAGAGGGATGGTGGCCCCGGACCCCGACACGATCACCACCCGATCGAAAGAATGAATGTGCCGAAGGGAGTCGATGACCATCTCGCGCACGGGGGACGTCCGGTCGAACTGGACGGAGTCGTCGTCCTTGTTCTGGAACACCCGGGCGAAGTGGCGACGGACCTGATACCCGGACTTCCGGAGGAAGTGGATGAACCACGAGTCGTCCTTCATAACGTGAGGCCGGGGGGAGTCCGCGCCCATGACAGGGGTCACGATGTAGGCGAGGAACAGGTCGTCCTCGGAGGAACTCAGAACGTTCCGGAGCTTGACGAAATCGCACCGGGCTCTCTGATTGCCGGTGATCCTCTTCAAGCCGTAGAACACGTTCTGGATGTCCACGAAGACCACGGACTTCATCGGGGGCCTGTAGGCCCGAGGTGCTGAGCGGGCTCCGTTCATTTACTCGTGGCTCTTGTTCTCCGCCAGCTTCTTCGTCGCCAACATGAGGACGTCCTCGAACTTCACGATCGTGTACTGGTACCCCACTCCGAGGCTCACGAAGCTCTCGTTCCAGCCGTTCGCCCAGATGGTGAACGTCATGGCCAACGGGGGCTTCCGGTTCTGGAGGAGAACGAGGAGAACAGGGTGCTCCTTCCCGTCACCGAACCCGTTCTTCGCGTCCGACTTCATCTTCACGATGGCATCGTGGAACCACGCGATCGGCTCCCACTTCCCAAGGTCACTCAGGGTCCGGTTGAAGAGCTGGGAGAAGTCCCAGCTTTCCCGGGCCTTGACCTCGACGAACCACGGGAACCGTTCGAGGGCGAGGTTGGAGAGCCGGAGATCTCCCCGCTCGATGAGGGCTCCCGAGTTCGGGGTCCGGCGGCACTCCTCGTACGGCACCCCGATGGCTGTGGCGATCATCTTGGCGACCCGCAGCTCCGTCGCTGAGCCCTTGGTCTTCGCCATGCGCCCCTGCCCGGACTTGGTCCGGGCCTTGACCTTGCCCGTGCCCTTGCAGTCAGGACAGGGCTTCTCCATGAAGCTCGCTCTCACTTCACTCCCTTCGTCAGGTCGATCTCAGGAACGTCGATCGGCGGGCCGAAGACCTCCAGCACCGCCTCTTCCGTGGACTTCCCGGCCCGCTCCAACTCGGCCACCCGGGCTTCCTTCTCGACCAGCTCAGCCATGGCCCGAACCCCGGCCTCCCCGTGGGTCTTGGCGAAGGCGTCGTCGTTGAAGGCGAAAGGCTCCACCGTCAGGTTGACGACGGGAATGCCGCCATCCGCAGGAGTGGGATCGAACTTCACCTTCCGGTAGGCCAGAACGAGGTTGTTCGGACGCTGCGTCACACGACCCCCCTTGCCCGGACTTCGAGGCACTTCTCGCACCCGCACTCGGACACCGTGATCTGCCGAGTAACAGGGTCGTACTTCACGACGTACCCGAACCCCGTGTTCATCATGACCCCGACTTCCAGTGTCTGGGGCCGGTGCTCTTCCAACAGGGTGCAGACCGCCGACGTGATGATGGAGAGCTTCTCCTCCGTGGTGAGTTCGAGGGTGCCTTCAGCCGACACGGATCAGATCCTCCACGAGGGCCTTGGTGTGTTCTGAATGCGAAATGAGAAAAGTGGGCTTGCCGACGGACCGGATCTTCAGGTAGTTCACGGCCTTGGTCGTCCCGTCCTCGTCGAGGGCATCCAGCACCTCGTCGTAGATGCAGAGGTTCACCGCCCGGCTGGCCCGGGAGCCCACGAGGTCTTGGAGAGCGAGGAGGATGGCGAGGTCGATCCGCCGCTTCTCCCCTCCCGAGTTCCCGCCGTACAGGTCGGCCCCGGAGGCATTGACGACATCCACGCTGAGCCGCTCGGCCACCCCGCCCTTCTTGAGGGACGTCGTCGCGGAGACCTTCGCCGTGATCCCGCCGTCGCTCAGGTATCCGAGGTGCTCGTTGATGAGCCGGTTCAGGGTGGGCAGGACATTCTCGATGAGGAACGCCTTGATCCCCTTCGGACCGAACCCCTCCTCCCAGAACTGGTAGAGAGCCTGCTTGTCCACGGCCTCGTCGCGGGCCTTCTGAAGACCCACGATCTCCTCGGTCTTCTCCGCCAGCTCCGCTTTCAGAGCCACGAGGTTCCGCTCGGCGGCCTCGAACCGACGCCGGAGGGCCTCCGCCGTGCCCCCGAGGGCGGTCAGGTGCTTGGCCTTGGTCTCGACGACGAGCCGGAAAGCCGACACGTTGGCCGCCCGGTCCGCCACCTTCTCGTCCGCCGTCCGACGGTCGAGGGACGCTCCGATCACGGCCTCGTTGAGCTGCCGGAGCAGGGCATCCGTCTCGGTGATGTCGGCCTCCACGGCTGCGAGCTGCTTCTCCAGCAGGGCCACGTCCTCCTGTTCGAGGCGGAGATCCTTCCCCCGGGCGGCCAGCATGGCCTCAACGGTCTCCACGTTCGACAGGGTCGAGCCGCAGTACCCGCACTTCGAGGTCTTGATGCTCTCCTTGAGCCGGGTCACTTCCGTGGTCCAGCCCTCCACCTTGCCACGGCCCACGCGGAGCTTGCGCCCGAGGTCTTCCTTCTCTCCCGCGAGGCCGCGCAGGAGCGTGGTCGTCTCGCTCCGGTCCTTGAGGATTTCCGGGTCTCCGGACGCGGGGGGCAGGGCATCCCGGGTGGCCTTGGCGTCCTGAAGTGCCACCTTCGCGGTTTCGAGCTTCTCCTCCGCGTCCTTCAACTCCCGCTGGGTCTCCTCGATCTGGGCCGACACCGTGACCCGGGCGGCCTCGATCTCACTGGTGAGGATGTTGAGCCCGGCTTCCTCCTCGGCGAGGTTGGTCTGGAGGGTGGTCAACCGGGCCTGCGCGTCCTCGAAGCGGGTCTGCCGGACCGTGGCATCGACGTCGGCTGCCTTGCGCTGGCTCTGGGCTACCTCGAAGGCCCGGTCGTACTCGTCGAGCCCGCAGATCCGGTCGAAGACCGCCTTGCGCTCCGAGTCGGAGAGCCCGGCGGCGAAGAGAGCCGTGGCCCCCTGCCCGAAGATGACGCTGTTCTGGAACGTGTTCGCGTCGAGCCCGAGCCACTCTTCCAGCTTCTCCTGCTTCTCCGCGAGGTTGGCCGCAGGGAAGAGGACGACCTCGTCGGTCCCCACGAGCTTCCGGACTTCCAGCACCTGAGACCTGCCCCGGGTCTTGGCCCGGAGGATCTGGAGCTTTTCCCCTCCGTCCGTGAGGGTGATCTCGACCGTCGCCGTGTCCGAGTCCTTGTTGATGACCCCGTCAGAGGACTTCAAATCCCGGAGGGTCTTGCCGTACAGCCCCCAGAAGAGCGCCTCCGTGTACCGGCTGGACTTCCCGGCCCCATTCTCCCCGAGGACGAGGTTGAGCCCCTTCGTGTCGAGGGGCACCTCCACCAGCTCGGCCGCGTTGAAGAACCCGATGAGCTTGACGTTCTGGAATTCGATCATGGTCAGACCGCCGCATTCCGGCGAGAGGTTTCGAGGATCTTCCGACCCGCCTCGATGACCCTCTTGGCCCCACCCGGGATCTTCCCGAGCTTACCCATGTGCTCCACGTACTTCTCAACAACCTCGACGGATGCCTCCATTCCGGTGAAGGTCATCCGGACGTCCCCAAGGGTGTCCTCGGTGGCGTCGAGAAGTGAGACATTCCCATCTCCCTTGGTCTCGTGCCCGAGGTCCATGAGGTCCGTGGTCTTCCCGGTGAAGAGCACCTTGAGGTAATCCCCCCTCTCGGCCGCGAGCTTCTGGGCTTCGAGGACGGCAACAGGGTCCGCGCCTTCGTAGACCACGAACCGAGGTGCCTCCGTATCTTCAATGTGTCTCCACTCCCACGAGGGCAGCTTGATCTCCAGAAAGCCCGGGGTGTATTCGCGCTCCCCGAAGTTCTGCTGGACGAGCCCTCCAACGTAGGTGACCCAGTCCCCCATAGTCTGGTGGAGGTGGTAGTGCCCGGTGAACACCTGCACCCCCTCGGGAACGTCGAGGGTGCCGAGACCCTCCTTCATGACGTACTCGTGGGGTCCAGTCCGCGCCCCATCGAAGGACTGGTGCGCGAAGAGGGCGAGGTGCGGAGACCTTCCACTGTTTGCACTGGAGGCGAGGGAAGCGAGGGACTCAGCCCGCTTCTTCCAGACGTCCCGGCTGGGGGTGTAGGGAATGAGCCCGATCAGCCCGTTGAACCCGTGCTCCCGGACCCGGACGATCTGGGGCTCCGAGGCGACCATGACGTTCCCCGACATGGAATAGAGGGCGTGCAGGTGCTCGGCCTCGTACTTGGCGTGCCGGTCCACGTAGTCGTGGTTCCCCGGGAGGACGATGGTGATGATGTCGTGCTGGGCCTTGAAGTGATCGAAGACCTTGCAGAGGGCGTTGAGAAGGGGGACCATGACGATCCCCCGCCTGTGAAAAACGTCGCCGGGGATCACGACGTACTTGTGCTCCCCGGCGACTGCGTAGTTGTAGGCCCGTTCGAGCGCAGTCAGGATCGCCACGGCCCGGGAGTTACACCCGGGGAACCGTGCGTCAGAGTCCGGCCTTCCGAACTCCGGGTGTTGGTCCAAGTGAAGATCGCTGACTGCAAGCATCGTGTTTACTCCGGGGCTTTCTCGTCTTCTTCGATGAGGGTGGGATCGACTTCGATTGCGAACGTCATCTCGGGAATCTGGACCTGACGGGACACTTCCTCCCGGATCACCGGGTGCGCGGCGAGGATGTCCGGGAATTCCTTCTTGAAGAAGCTCCCGGAGACGACCCCGGGATAGGTGTACCTCCCGGCCGCGCCGCCAAGGATGACCTCGCGCCGGACGAGCAGGTCGAAAGCGGACTCGGTGTAGGAGATCCCGCGCCCGAACAGGAGCCGAAACCCGGACTTCTTGAACGGGGGGGCCACCTTGTTCTTGACGATGTGGGCCTCGACGTCGATCCCGATGAGCCGGTCCTTCTCGTCCACCAAAGGCTTGGAGACCTTGCGGAGGGCGATCCTCTGACTGGCGTAGAACTTCATGGCCCGGCCGCCCGGGGTGTCGTTGTCGTCGCCGTACATCACGCCGATCTTCGTACGGGACTGGTTGACGAGGACGAGGGTGGACTGGGTCTTCGAGAGGTGGGGCACGAGCTTGCGGAGAGAGGCGGACATGACCCGGGCCTGCGCGGCCACCCCGGCCTTCTCGTAGTCGGCCTCCTCCTGACTGGCCGTCTGGGCGGCGGCCACAGAGTCGAGGACGAAGAGGAGGGGTGCCGTCGGGAAGATCTCCCGGAAGCCCGTGGCGAACTCCTCGACGGCGGAGAAGAAGCCTTCGAGGTTGGGGTTGTAGAAGAAGGTCAGGTCCGAGATGTCGAGGCCGAAGTCCTTGAAGTAGTCCGGCAAGATCGTGTGCTCGGAGTCGTACCAGACCACAGCTCCACCGAGCTTCTGGCACTCCCGGGCGATCGTTGCCGCAACCGAGGA